AACGGCTACGTCACCAACATCCTTGCTTCCTGGTCAGCGGGTGTGCGCCCCGGCTTTTCTGTCTAATCTACCGCAGTGTATCGGGTCTATATCCCGCCCACGTCAGTGGGCGGGTGCTTCGATAGAGGCAGAAAGTTTCGGTACGGAAAACAATGTCGGCGCGAAGCGCCGACGCGATTTTTTGAAAAATGGGCTTTTTTGCAGTTTTCCAAAAAAGTGCTATCACTTGACAGGTTAAAGACTGCATACAAAGCATGAACGTCGCCCTATAATATACCTTATACCAGTTAGATGGAGGTACGATAATATGGCGACAACCAAACGAGTGTTTACCCTGCGTCTGACTGATGACGTGTTTGATAAGATTGGTACGCTTGCGGCGAATGAGCACCGATCCATGACAAATTACATCGAGTATGTCTTAATCAAGCACCTGGAACAAGTTGAGCAGGAGCGCGGGGTGATAGATACTAAAAAAGCAGTAGAAGAGGAGAAAAACAGTGTCGGTACTTAAAGCAAAGCGTACCACAAGCAAGGCGGAGTTTGTCAATACGGCAAACCAACTTTATGTGGAAACGCTAAATTTTCTTACAAGGCTGTCTGCAAGATATTCCAGATTGATTGCTGAGGATATCGCACATCTGGCCGGTGGAGTGGTGGATCAAGCTGAAATGGCAAACAGTATCTACCCCTCAGACGACCAGAGAAAGACATTGCGCAAGGCACACCTGCTGGAAGCAAGGGCTTCTTTGAAAGCCTTGGATGTGCGGCTTACGCATTGCTATCTTCTTATGATGCAGAACCCAGAAGGATGCTTTACAAATAGTAAAGGTGTTCAGTTGAAATCTGTGGATGCGATTGAGAAACTTGATCGTATGGCGGAAAGTTTAGGGCTGCTGATCGACAAGGAAGATGAACTTCTCAGAGGTGTTACTAAGGCACTGGCACAAACTAAAAAGCAGTAATCGGTCTATGGGTGTATTTCTGTAAATGAGTCACACTGCTGTGTGGTGGTGGTTGCGTTCCCCCTATTACAACAACAACAACAATTTCTGTAATGTGAACAACAACGGCAACATCAACAACAACAATGCTTCCTGGTCGGCGGGTGTGCGCCCCGGATTTTGCAATGTGCGAGGTCGAATGGTAGTAGCTTCGGCGAAGGACGACCTTTGCAAAAGGAGAAATACTTCCCTGGTGAAAGCCTAAAACTGCCCTTTGACGACCATGCACGGACGCTGCTTGCATGGCGGGGGATTGCGTTTACCTCGTTTCATGTGTATGGTCAACGTAGTATTAGACACGCACCTACAAGACATCTATGCGGAGGGCGAATAAAATTATGACAAGTGAAGAGCGCCGAGAGGCGCGTTACCAACGCCGCCAAGCGCGGCGACAGGCCAATAGGCAAAAACGGAGTGACGAGGTAGGATCACTCGACAAAATTTACAATTTTCACGATATGTTCTTTTTCGGTAAAGAGTGCTGTAAGGGTGTGCGTTGGAAACAAAGCACCCAGAACTTTGAACTGCATCTGCTTTCTGGTACTGCTAAGAGGCGTCAAATGGTGGTCAGTGGAATGTGGAAGCCACAACCGTGTTCTCATTTTACACTTCATGAGCGAGGGAAAGTACGTCCTATTGATGCTCCGCACATTGTTGATCGACAGGTTCAAAAGGTGGAGTGCAACAAAATTCTTATTCCATTGTATGAACCCAGCATGATAATCGACAATGCGGCCAGTCAGAAGAATAAGGGATTACATTGGCAATTTCGGCGGCTTAAAGAACAACTGGCATGGCACTATCGACGGTACGGGCGTGATGGTGCAGTGTTTCTTATGGACTTGAAGAAGTTCTTCCCAAATGCTAACCGTCAGCTAATATACCAGCGGCATAGTAAAGTGATGTTGAACCCAGAAGTTCGGGCGTTTGCGGATTACATTGTCAGAACGGCACCAGCTACAGCGCCTGGTCGTGGTATGCCGCTCGGTGTGGAGCCAAGTCAACAGGAAATGGTTGCGCTTCCCAGTGCTATTGATAACTACATCAAATGCCAGCTGGGGATACATTGTGCTGGTCATTACATGGATGACTATTACATCATTCTCCCCGATATTGAGGAGCTGAAGAAGATTGCTCGTGAGATCGTGGCAATGATGGAGTCCTATGGTATTCGTGTCAACCGGCGAAAATGCAAAATCGTTCCTCTCTCCAGCTCTAAAGGATTCCGCTTCTGTAAGGCAAGGTTTACTTTGACAGAGACTGGCAGAATTAAGGTGAATGGCAATCGTGGCGGAATGAAGAGTGCAAGACGCAAGCTAAAACTGTTCCATCGTGAATATTTGGACGGTAAGCGTACACTTGCCGATATCGACCAATTCATGGAGTGTCAAACGGCGTATTACCGAAACTACAACGACCATGGGCGGCTTCTTCGGTTGCGGAGGCTACATTATGCCCTGTTTAACAAGTACAGGCAGCAAGAGCAACAGAAGTTGCTTAAACAGACAGCCTAAATATCTGAAATCAACGAACGTCTGGGCGTATGCTCCAGACGTTTTGTTATGTTTGGAGGAATTTTTTGTGGAGTACAAAAACTACATTGTGAAAAAACGGGCACGGTTTACGGGTGTCAGCGGTGATGTGAATATCCCCTATGGTACACACGTGGAGGCACAGAATGGGTGCCTATTGTGGAATGGGGAGCCGGTATGTGCGGTGAATAGTCAGAGCGGGATTGATCATTTTGCTCAAAATGACGATGGACATGGAGAAGAGCGTGGCAAGTTGACCACTGAAATTATCTCTACATTGGTTAAGAGAAACAAGAACTATCAGGCCAGATGGGATAAAGTGTGGGCGGACGAACGCTGTCAAAAGTATCGCATGACTGAATATGAGGACTTCTGGCTTTGGAACTGTGAGTTCTATGCTGCCCCGATTGAGGATTTGCAGCATATCATGGAACTTATCAAAATTTGAGAAAGGAAGTGGGTGTATGTATCAGATTATCAAGGACAACACGGTAATGGCATACGTGGACAACCCTGTCTTTATTCGTATGCACACAAACGGCTGCTATGTGGGTGCTACCGAGGATGAGGCGCAGGGTATCGCTATCCAAAGTGCTCCTTATCATATTCTCGGCAGAGAGGAGCTTCCTGGCGCTGTTGCGACTGTGATGATCGTGAAGGTTGACGGTGGCCTCCTTGTTGCGGAGCAGAAGCGGGCGATTGACGGTCTGATCGTGAACATTTTGGAGGGTTGAGTTATGGATAAGAATTACATTGCACAACTGTATCAGGATAAGACAATCTCTGACAAGGGTGTGCTGAACGCTATCCTAAGAGGATGGATCACCATTGAGGACGCTGTTGAGATTATTGGTGCTGACCAGTCTACGGAAGTCATTCGTGCGGCGAAGATCGTTGAAATCTCTGCGGCCTGTAACACCGTCATCGTGTCTGGTATCGACCTGACATTGACAGACGGCCCAGTGCATTTCAATCTGAGCATTGAGGATCAGAGCAATATCGCCAACCTGTTCCGTGTGGTTGAGCTTGGTGGCACCGAGTTCCCCTATCAGGCGGACGGCGGCGTGTGCCGTATCTACACCGCCCAGGAAATTGCTCAAATCTACATTGCGGCTCAGAGTGCTATCACTACTCAGACCACCTATCATAATGCGCTGAAAGCCTATGTCCAGAGCCTTGATGATGTGGAGGCTATTGCCGCTGTGCAGTACGGTATGGATCTACCTGAGCCGTTTGCGTCTGAGGTTGTGGAGAAGCTGACGGTTGCAAAGACCCAGATGGACGCTATCGTTGAGCGGCTGAATGGGTAAGGTGTTGATTCTATATGGGCACAAGAAAAGAATTGACCTGTAAGGTGTCAGCTCATATTCTGCGCTGGGTGTTTGGTGGATGCCTATATGGTCTGCTTGAAATCGCTTGGCGTGGGTACACCCATTGGACGATGGTTCTGCTGGCGGCAATTCTGTGTATCCCACTGGATATTGCGAACGAGCATATTCCGTGGGATATGCCTTTGCTTCTGCAAGGCGTTCTTGGCGGACTGACCATTACAGTTATGGAGTTTGTGACTGGACTGATTGTGAACGTCTGGTTGGGTATGGGCGTATGGGATTACTCCAACCAGTTTGGAAATATCCTTGGGCAGATTTGCCCACTGTACACCATTCTGTGGTGCCTGCTGGCAATTCCCGTCATTGTGGTATTTGACTGGCTGGAGTATAAGATCTGCGGTGGAGAGAAGCCGCATTATACATTATAAAAGAGAGCGGTTTATCGCCGCTCTCTTCTGATTTTATGGGGGAATATTTATGAGTTACAAAGACACAGAAGATAGGGTGAAACACTCTAAAATTGCAAAGAAAATGACAGACGATATCACGGACTATCTTCGCAAACAAAACGCAGAATATCGAGATATATTGTGGGCGTTAGGTGTTGTGCGGGATCGTGTAATTGAGCAAATGGATATGAATACTTTTAAGTAAATTCCCACTTATCAACTCTACGAAGTGATTGCTTTGCGGAGTTATAAAATTCTGTGAGTGTTGACAACTCCAGCATCTCATAATCTCGCATATCATTACGGCTACGTGGAGTATCGCTCTGTAGATATTGAGAGAACTTTGCGTGAGCATAAACAAGAGCTAATTGTCGAATTTCATCTTCGGTTAGTTTGCTATCCATAATATTTCTCCCATCTTAAAATTTTCAGCTTACTACCTTCATACGAGGGAATCCAGTTTGCCAGTAACAAGCTGGTTAGTGGTGGTAATAAAACATATTGGATTAAAGCGCTCAGGTTATTTAATGGGAGTATAGCACAAACCAAGAGATTCTGCAACACTCCGATCGAAAGGATTTTATATGGACATTATTCTTAAAGAACGCGGGCATGGGAAAACAACAAATCTGATCTGCATGTCGGCGCAAACCGGTATCCCAATCGTCTCTATGCAACCGCAATACATTATAGAGCTTGCGGAGAAGCTGCACGTACAAATTCCGCGTCCTATTTCCACACAAGAGTTGCAAGGCATGGCGGAGAAGCCGCAGGCAATTTACGTTGACGAACTGAGCGTTGTTCTGAAAAAGCTGCTTGGTTCTTCTGTGGCTGGATTTACGGACACATTATAGCATATGCAAATCTGTTTTGCAAGAAAGAGGTGAAGACATATGGGTGATATGAGTTTTATTATCGCTTTGACCAACAAAACTGAAATAACAGTATTTTTCTCTCCAGAAAGCAACGAGATAGATGTGTAGCAGTTTGAATAAAAGTACAATTTTGTTTGACGAATGAGGTTGGAAATGGCTCCCAACACTCCAACAATGGAACCTGAGATGTAGGATATGCCGCCCTACTATTCGCCAAATATCAAGCCCAGCGGAGAGATCCGCTGGGCTTTTCCCATATCCAGATAGTAGAAAGGAGGGCTATATGGGACGAAAAACAAAGCAAAACAAAATTACCTCACCTGAGTTGATCGCCCAGATCAATCCGAAGAACATTCGGCTGATGAATGACTTTCTGGACTATCTGAGGTCGGTTGGCAAAGCAGAGTCTACCGTGAAAGCCTACACAAGCGATCTCTATATCTTCTTTGTGTGGGTGCTTCAAAATGCTGACAATAAATATTTTCCAGAGGTTAGCAAACGAGATATTGTCGCTTATCAAAACTGGTTGTTGCGGGACAATGAAAACTCTCCGGCTCGTGTGCGCCGGCTGAAGGCAACACTTTCCTCTCTCAGCAATTACATTGAGGCAATTTTGGATGATGAACTTCCAGGATTCCGTTCAATCGTTCGGAAGATTGAAAACCCAATCAATGAACCAACCAGAGAGAAAACAGTGCTAACTGATGAACAAGCGGATACTCTGCTGGAGTATTTGGTTGGACGCAAGCAATATGAGAAAGCCTGCTGTTTTGCTCTGGCTCGCTATTCTGGACGGCGCAAGTCTGAGTTGCCGAGGTTCAAAGTGTCATATTTTGACGATGAGAATATCATCTATGGCTCACTTTATAAAACGCCTGAAAAAATCAAGACCAAAGGGCGTGGCGTAAATGGCAAGATGTTGACGTGTTATGTGCTTTCTAAACCGTTCAAACCGTATTTCGACCTATGGATGCAGAAACGGGCGGAACTTGGTATTGATAGTGAATGGCTTTTCCCAGACAAAGATGATCCTACTCAGCCAATCCCGATTTCAACGCTGAATAGCTGGACAGAGACGTTCTCTAACATTTTGGATATCCCAGTGTATTGGCATAGCCTCCGACACTTCTTCACTACATCTCTGGCTAAGGCCAACCTGCCAGACTCTGTAATCAAGACTATCATCGGCTGGGAGAGTCTGGAAATGGTGGAGATCTACAAGGATATTGATGATGAAGAGGAAATCGGGAAGTATTTCCAAGATGGAGAGATTGTCGGACAAAAGCAAACGAGCCTGTCTGATCTGTGAGGAGGCGAGCATATGAACGAACTGGTAATCCATGATTACCTCAGAGCAAAGGGACTGAATGAGTACGGTGTGGCAGGTCTTATGGGGAACTTATTCGCTGAGAGTGGGTTGAACCCAAGAAATTTACAGAACAGTTACGAAAAATCTCTAAGCATGAATGATAACGCCTATGTCACAGCTGTGGACAATGGCACATATACAAACTTCGTGTATGATAAGGCAGGATTTGGGCTGGCGCAATGGACTTATTGGAGCCGCAAGCAAAATCTTCTCAATTTTGCAAGGGCGGCTGGTAAATCTATTGGTGATCTGATTATGCAGTTGGATTTCTTATGGAAAGAATTGTCCGAGAGTTATCCTGGTGTTGTATCTGTTTTGAAGTCTGCTACCTCTGTGCTGGAAGCATCAAATGCTGTGTTGTTAAACTATGAGAGGCCGGCAAATCAGAGTGAGGGTGTTCAAACGAAGCGGGCTGAGTATGGACAACGATATTATGACCAGTTCACTACAGCCAGCCTTGAAGAGTTCATAAAGCTCTTTCAAGAAATGAGAAGCAATTTGCAGGATAACGACGCTGGTGATTGGAGCGCAGATGCCAGACAATGGGCAGTAAGCACTGGCTTAATTGCTGGTAATGGTACTACTGTCAATGGAGTTCCTAACTATATGTGGCAGGACTTTTTGACGAGAGAGCAATTTGCTGTTGTATTATACCGATTTTCAAAGCTGATAGGGAGCCTCTGATTTATATATCAGACTGGCTTCCTATTTTGCTAACCAATATTCAGAAAAAGTTTTGAGGTGAAAACATGGTCAATGTAAATAACATCGTTCCCCGTAATGGGTATTTGGTGGATGGCACAACAGGACAGAGGGTTCTGTTTTATGAGTGCGATCCCACAAAGAACACGGAATGTACCAGCAAGATTTGTCGGGCTGATGCGGAAGAGGACGAGGGTAGCTTTGGATTTTGCTCTAAGACTGTCAACCCCAACTTTCGTAAAGATGGTGGTAAGGCGTGGTATGCCGTACTGAAGACGCCAGATGATGGAGGAGAGCCTTACTGGGGCAGAGAGTATGTAGAGGTGGATTGATATGATGACGGTTCAAGAATGTATCAATTATGTTGAGAGCCATTTGGAAATCTGTCCTGCGACAAGTAACGGAGCATATACCAGCGGCAGAACAATTACACCTGCTGGCTGTGTAAATCATTCTGTTGGCTGCGCCCAACCATCAGCCGATGTGTTCTTTAAGAATATGAATAAAGGAAGCGCTGGTTGGGGAGTAAATGCTATTCTGGGTGACTTCCACAAAGGTGAGGGAAAAATTATTCTCGCTTTGAACTGGAACACTCGTCCATGGGGATGTGGAGCGGGCAGCAAAGGATCTTGGAATAACACAAAGGTGCAGTGGGAGATTACAGAGCCTGCTGGTCATACTTATGCGGGCGGTACAATGATTGGATACGATGTGGCAAATAACCAGCAATTTTTTGATCGTATGTGGAAGATGGTTGTAGCCTGGAATGTCTATATGGTCAAGAAATTTGGCTATCCTGTTTCTGGCATCAGTGATCATGCCGAGTCATATAAGGCCGGTTATGGTTCTAATCATGGTGATGTTGGGCATTGGTGGCCGAAGCATGGCAAGAGTATGGATGCGCTGCGTAAAGAAGTCCAGGAAATCCTCAATGGTGGTGGCGGTGTCATTTCGTCTGAACAAGGAGCAACTGTCAATTACCAATGCAAAGTTACCGCTAAGGATGGATTGAATTGCAGACCAGAACCGTCACAAAATCCAGTGCTTACAACGTATCCTTATGGAACAACACTGGTTATCAGCAAAGAGAAAAACGGGTGGGGTTTCACCGGCCTTGGCTGGGTTTCACTTAAATATGTTGAAAAGATTGCTACAACTGAATCTACAAAGGAGGATGACGATATGGACGTGAATCGGTTTACTGAGCTGTGGAAAGAAATGCGGAGTGCATGGCAGGACAATGACGCTGGTGATTGGAGCGCAAAGGCTCGTGAGTGGGCGACTTCAAACGGTCTTATTGCCGGCAACGGAACAACCATCAACGGCGAACCGAACTGTATGTGGGCTGATATGCTTACCCGTGAGCAGTTTGTAGCTGTGCTTTATCGGTTTGCTCAACTGATGGGTAAAGCATAAGAGGTAACAATATGGTTGTTTTTGGTGGAGGCGGAAAAAGGTTGGCAAAACCCAAAACAGCCAAAAAGGATTTTTCCAAAAGGCTGATTTCGGACATTAGGTGGCTGCTGTGGGTGGTAACTCTTGGAGGTATCGTCCTGGCAGCCTATTGTGTTCGTAAAGGGTATACTGGCTCTTTGCCGTGGCTAAGTGCTATGGTGGGGCTTCCTTGGACTGCTCATGGCGTTGTGTGCTCGTTCTATCTCAATATGGCAAAGTCAGATCATAGTGAAGGTGGTATCACTTTCGAGTCCGCCAAAGCAAGCAACTTTGAGATGGACACTGGCAGTGACGAAAGCCCGATGATTTAATAAGGAGAAAGAAAATGGTTCAGCTTTTTATCTCCCAGCCTATGCGGGGTAGATCGGATGAAGAGATTGCAGCCGAGCGGGAGTATGCCAAACTTGCCGCTGAAAGAATCTTGAAAGAGGAAGTTGAGGTCATTGATAGCTTTTTTCAAGACGGCGATGGAAAGCCGTTGGAGTATTTAGGCGATAGTCTGAAGCTCCTTGCTGGCGCTGATTGGGTGTGGTTTTGTGAAGGATGGGAACAAGCCAGAGGGTGTAAGATTGAAAACCTGTGCGCTCGTGAATATGGTATTCCTATCATTCATGCGTAAAAAAGGAGGATGATTAGATATGAAGATTATGCAGAAACTTACAAGTCGTAAACTGTGGGCGGCAGTTGCTGGTGTTGTCACCGGCTTGGCTATGGTGTTTGGGCTTGATGAAAATGTGATTACCAGTATTGCTGGAGCAGTTGTTTCTTTGGCATCTGTGATGACTTACATTGTCACTGAGGGACGCATCGACAAGGAAGCTGTGGGCAATACTGCGGGCCAAATTCAAGATGCCATTGATGCGGTGCAAGGTTCTGAGGTGAAGCAGTAATGACTCTCAAAGAAATTTTTCTGAATGGTGGCGGTGCGCTTGTAATTATTTTAACCATTCTTCAAATTGCACCAATCAAGATTGATCCGTGGGGTGCTATTGCTCGGTGGATTGGTCGGGCGTTGAACGGTGATGTGTTGAAGAAACTGGACGAATTGGAAGACGGTCAGGCCGAAACAAGGGTGCAACTGGAAGAGCATATCCGTGTAGACGACGAGCGTGATGCAAACTCTCGTCGTCGAGATATCCTTAACTTCAATGTTGAGCTGATGCGTGGGAAAAATTATACACATGAACATTTTGTAGATATGCTTACAGAGATTGACGAGTACGAGCGGTATTGTGAAGAGCACCCAGGATACAAGAACAATCGAGCTGTAATGGCTATCGCAAATATTAAGCGCGTGTATGAAGAGAACGAGAGGACAAATGGTTTCCTTAAAGTCTAAAGCAAATTGAGGGCGTATGTATCAAATTACGATACTTACGCCCTCTTTTTTTGCTTCGCAAGGAATTTGAAAACCACATCGAGCTTTTCTTCAAATGGTGTAAACTTGGTGTAAAGCTGAAATGGCACTCCCGATATGCCAAAACAATTTACACAAGATATGGTGAATTTTTTTGTGTTTAACACAGAATTACGCACATTCTGGTTAAAGTCGGTTTTGAAATACTTATATCTTTAAGATATAAATATTGTTGCTCATGGTTTCTTATAAGTTCTCAAAACTGCTCCGCTTGCGATACAATCCAGAATTTTTTCACACAATTTCTTATAGCTTCTTAGAAAATTTTCGTGAAGTGGTGTAGAATTTGGTGTATGCAAGCGGATGTAATCAGCCAATCTTAATCTTGCCCTCAAGGTTCGCAAAGCTGGCCTTTTTCTTCTCCATCGTTGCTTCATTGTAGATATCCATGGTGGTCGAGATATTGGCGTGTCCCATGATCTCTTGAATGACCTTCAAATTGGTTTCGTTCTCACAGAAACGAGTGCAGAACGTGTGCCTTAAATTATGAACGGAGAAGTGCGGGAGCAAGAGCGGCTTCCGCTTCTGCTTTTTAGCGGCCTGCTCCTCTGAGGCATTGTAGTCACGGATGATGTTGTTGATGATACGGTTAATGCTTACGCTGGTATACAGATTGCCACGCTTCGTCTGGAAAATGAACCCAGAGTATCCGTCTACTTCGTTTTTGTTGAAACCCTCCGCCATCTGCCTAAGCCGTTCAGAGATTAGAGCAGACTTAACTTCTTTCAGCATAGGGATTATCCGCTCACCAGCTTCGGTCTTCGGAGAGGACACAAGGAATCTCATTTTCTTCTCATTTTCAGGCTTACAAAAGGCCAAGCTGTGGTTGATAGAAATGAGATTATCAGTGAAATCACAGTCGTCCCAGCGAAGTCCGATGACTTCACCTACACGGCAACCAGTCCCAAGAAACACAGTAAACAGGTTGAGAAAACCAGAGTATTTCTGAGAATTTCGGATGAAATCTACAAACGCTTCCTGTTCATCTTCGGTCAGCGCATGGCGCTTATCCTGGCTCCAAGCGTTTTGCTTTTTCAGTTCGGCATATACTTGGTATGCGGGATTCGCCCTAATATAACCATCACGTACTGCAAGTGTAAAAATAGGATGGAGTACGGTATTGACGGCGTGGATTGTGTTTGGCTTCATTCCCTTTTCATAGAACAGCGCTAAGTAAAACTTCTTGATATCACTATACTTGATAGAACTGATGCTACGCATACCAAGTTCATCTTTGATGTAGTGTTTGTAGACTTGGAAATAGCCAGAGCGTGTGGTGGGTTTCAACTCTTTCTTCATAGCCATATACTTGTAGAAAAAGTCATCCAAGGTTTTCTTACTGGCTACGAAACTTTCAATGCCATCATCTGTATCACGGGTCAGTTGTTTTTCCAGATCACGTAAAGGCGCACCAGCTTTTTTGCCTGTTGGCAGTTTGTCGGTTTCTACTAACCGCCAGCTGTAAATAGTCCGTCTCACCCCTCCAGCATCGTTGTAGCGGTACATATACATCCCGTCCGCTCGTTGGGATTCGCCAACTTTGAGAAGTCGGCCTTTCGAGTCTCTTCTTTTCGAGGCCATTGTGAACTCCTTTCTGCCTGAAGAAGAAACTCGATGTGGTATTTGGATTATACCACACCGAGCATTTGACCTCAAGCAAAATCATATCAAACTGATTCGATCAATGTAGTTTTCAAATTTCTTGCGTTTTATTTGTGCTCTGGTATTGTTCCAGAGGATGAAGTCAGCGTCGGGATGTTCGCTGATTAGTTTCCGCAACTTGTTTTCTCCCACTCTGAAATATGCTGCGGCTTCTTCTATGGAAAGGGTATATCGCTCCCAGAATGGGATTTCAACAGCCATCGTCTATACTCCCCTCTTGACAATGATTTTATTCGCCACTTTGTAAAAAGTTTATTTCTTCTATGTTGCCTCTGCTATCGCTCTTATGACGAATCCGAATTTCTCATCCATCACATAATTGATACTTGCCTTAAAGCGTTCAATGTCAGCTTTAGTTAGATCGTACCTCGTGACATCTTCACACATAAAGGTATTGAAACGTAGTATGATTTCAGTTTGTAGCTGAGACACATCACGCACAATTCTCAACCGCTCTTTATCTGGGATATTTCTTACCCGTTCTGTATCAGCCATGACTATCCTCCTTCGATTAGGCTAAATGAAAACATCATTTCATTTAGTTTTCATCCTTCCTTTGGAACAAAAATTTATAGTACGCATTGGCATTTGCTTGTGCTTGATCCGCTTCAATGAACTCAGAAACGATCTTGCCTTCCATTTCACCATCAAACAAATCTGATTCATACCATTCAAGCGAATTGTAGTAGTCCAGAAGCCAGCACATATTCAGCTTTTGGCAGGTCATTTTCAGAGCTTCATTCCAGCCAGCTGTGCTACTAACATAGAACAGGCTGTAAACATCAGATTCGTCTTTCTGAAAAATCATATGCCCGAAAACACTGCATAGCTCCCCAGCAAATGCAATATAAAAATGCTGGGGGATATTGTTTTTAATTTTCTCTGGTATCTGGTATTCAATATGTGTATTTTTCCCATTACCAACGATAGGCATTCTACACACCTCCATTTTGCTGCACTAATTCGAGATATAGTTCCCATTGCGGAGCAAACTCACCAAACAACTCAACCTCTGTTTCGAGGCGGGCTATAATTGCGTCCTCTTTGTCACGAAAGCGGCCTATAAATATCCGTTTGCTGTTGTAGGTAATACTTGCCGCCCACCGATTACGTTTCTTGTCAAATGAAATGCCGGCCACGCCAGAAGTGTTGGTTGAGTATAGGCCACGGTTTCGGTTATTCTCAGAGTAGGAACAACACCTCAGATTTTGCTTTCTATTGTTTGCACGGTTTTTGTCTCTGTGGTCTACCCATTGGCCTGGTTTTGCATGGGCAACGATCCTATGAAACCTAACGATCCGCAGTTGACCGAGATAATAGTAGCTGCTTGTAAGATACCCGTCTTTGTCTACATACCAGCGGCGGCTTTCAATGATAGGAAGATCATCCAGGTCAAAGTAGAACAAAGATATACCTATATGCAGAATGCCATAAGTTTCAAGCAGCTCTATCATCTCTGATCCCTCTATTCTGTATCTTCTGGTCGCTCAGGAAGCGGCATCCAATGTGTAACTCTCTTGGTCACTTTCTGGGTTGACCGCATTGACGTTACGATATACCACTCTCTGCGCTTTGCTCTTGGATAGCGGTCATTCATTGGATCTTTTCTGTAAAAACCTATGAAAATGATTCCGTCACAAGGAGTATAACCCAAAACCATCTGATTGTCGATGGGTAGTCTGTCTTTTACTGAAATCCATTCACCCATCAAATATCACCAGCCCAATTTTACATTTAGACCAGCCGCCGCCGCTGTATTCAGTAGAAGCATTGCACGAGTCATCGGCCCGACACCACCAGGTACTGGCGTGTATGCTGCACTCTTTTCATAGGCATTAGGATCGCAGTCACCACACAATTTCCCGTTGTCATCACGGTTCATCCCAACATCAATAATAGTGGTGTCCGGCTTAATAAACTCTGGTTTGATAAGGTTTCTTCTGCCAGTGGCGGCTATTAGGATGTCAGCGCTTTTACAAATGTCGCCAAGGTTTCTGGTGTGCGAATGGCAGATAGTTGTTGTGGCGTTATTCCAAAGTGCTATGGTAGCCATTGGTTTGCCAACAATATCGGAGCGGCCAACTATAACGCAATGCCGTCCAACGATTGGTATTTTGTAAAACCTCATCAGCTCAATAATGCCTCCAGGAGTACAAGGTACAAATCGGAATTTTCCATCCAGCATTGCCATAGTATTTGCCTTTGTAAATCCGTCCACATCTTTTTTAGGATTGATTTCAGAGATGATATGGTCTTTATTGATATGTTTTGGAAGTGGAAGTTGAACTAAAATTCCATGCACATTGCTGTCATCAGAAAGTGAGCGAATCAGCTTAATCAACTTTTCTTCACTTGTGTTTTCTGGGAGTGCGTAAGTAACACTATCAATTCCGCATTCCTCACAATCTTTCGCTTTGTTCCTAACATAGACTCTGGATGATTGGTTGTGCCCAATTAAAATAACGGACAAACGTGGCTGTATACCAGATTCTACAATCGTTTCCTTGATCTTTTTCTTGATAGATAATGCGACGTGGTTGCCATTCAAAATAAGAGGCATTTATTTCTCCTCCTTATCAGAGATTTCCTTGCAGATTGGCTTAATATAGTCGATGAAGACCTGAGTTATTTTCTTTGCACTGGCAGAGAAATCCATACAAATGCAACCCCATAAGTCACTCTCATCACAATCTGCCATTGGTGTGTCTCTAAACAAATCTTGTAAAGCCAAAATAATCCCTTGGTCTGTGGCTTCTTCGCAGCACTCTCTGACTTCATCTAAATCAATGGTTGAATCGCCATATTCATTTGGTTCTGACGGGTTTATCCCGTAATCATCAATAAGCTGCTTAACTTCCTTGAAAGTGTCAGCCTCATTGATGAAATTCCGTTTTGAGAGTTTGTCTAATAAGTAGCCATCATCAACTCGTGCCATAAGGTGCATAAAACTCTCACTGTTTGGAGTTGGAACCCACCCATAAGCATAGCTTCCGCAATCAGACGTTATGGACAGCTCATAGCGGTCAAGATCGAAATTGAAGACTGCCCAGAGGCAAGAGCCGTAGTCTGGATCTCCTCTTTCTTGCTGGAAGTGGAGAGATACGATATTAGTCGTTCTATTTGTTACCTTAGCCATTGATGCTCACCTCCGGCATAAGATGAAAGAACTCCGTATGGCTTCCGACATCGAAGATTGTTTTTCCATCACTGTTCCAAATGCGCGTATAGTAAATGGTAAAGTTTCGTTCGGCGCAAAATGCACGGATCAATAGGTTCGCTTCATCCATTATGTCCTGATCAGACCTTAGCTGGCCTGTGTCGTTGTAGTCATCAATGAACGCAATCTTCCGTTTGTTTCCATGGCTGTCCTTGAAAAAGAGGATGTGACTTTTCTTCATACTGATTTCTCCTTGATTTTATTCGTTGTTTAATGAAAGATAACTACCATACTGGGAAATGGGGCGGAGTTTTTACCATCTCCAAATTTCAGACGGCCACGGATAAAGCGCATCTCTACATTTTCTTTTTGATAAATGTAGTCGTGAAAGTATGCCGTATCTGTCCTGGCCGGTATCAGCAGCACCACAGTGGTATTAGGCTGCTTGGCTTCTTCGGAGCATTTCTTCACCCAGTCTTTGATAGCCTTTCCGTATGGCGGATTGCAAAAGACCGTCTGCCCCCCCCCCACGACTGCTTCAGTCCATCGTCCGCTTCTGTGAAATAGCGAGCGCATTTATGATTGGACTCGTTCGCACAGGGGTCAAGGGTGAAGTGAAACTCCGAATCCAGCTGGTCAAAGAATGCTTGTGGTGTTGCCCAGTCCATAGCCTTGGACGAAAACATAACCTCTGTATTCATTTTGTTTCACCTCTGAATAGTTGTTATAGCCCGAGCGCTGTGGCGATGCTGCTGATTTCCAATTCTGTTTTCTTATCGTCAGACAACAGCTTATCCAGCTGGACTTCCATAGATTTTAGCTTTTCCAGTTCGCTCTTCTGGTCAAGTATTGCCAGCCGATCCTGAATATCAGAAATCCAGCTACTGGTTGGGAAACCACAGATCATGCACTGCTCGGAGTAACCAAGCTCTTCGGCGGCAGTATCCAGGTTGTGGAGTTTACAAAGCAGAAGAATCAGCGATGTGCGGTCAGCTGAGTGAAGATTGTGCCGTGTGCCGTCCATCTCGATGGAACAGCTGGTCAAAGGAGAGAATCGGCGTGGTTGGCCGATTTCCTTCTTCTTTGCCTCAATGCGCTGTTTCAGCATTAAGATCTGGTCATCGTTTTTGTTCATGCGTATACCCTCCTATAAAATTTTCCGTTTTGCAAATACTGGTCGATACAGTATGGCGGTAGCTTTGCAAATATTTCTGTCACATCCAAAGGGATCATTCTCCCGTCTCGTGTGCCATCATCTTCAAATTCAAAATAGTCCCGTATACTGATCCCTTTACAATCAGACTTGAATGAACAAATAAACTTTGGATTGCTACGATCTGTGTAAGGATGTGAAATATTATAGTGAACCATTTCTCCATCAATCATAGTCATACAGTCAACGCTCCACCAGTAACCGTTTGCGTTTTTAATTCGGTGAATGTTTTCTTCGTCGCTACATAGACGAATCTTGTCTTTAGACGAATCGTATGGTGAGTATGAGGTTTGCCCCTCCATCCTTTCAAATAGTTCTGCATAGTTAGTAGCTGGTTCTGTTGAAATGGTGTCAATGAAAAGTCCTGAGATGGATTTGAAGTTGTAAAAGTAACCATCTGGTGTTGTAAAGAAATGGCGTTTACCAACACATCCAGTTTCGACTGTATACAATCGTTCATCACGATATCCCCATCTATCCAAACGACCACGAGTAGATAATGGCTTTTGATTTTCACGAGCGTACTTCTCCATAAGACCAGCAGTTAAGAACCATTTCCCATCGAAGTGATACATACTGTCGTATGCGTCAAATCGTCCCATATAGATGAGATGTTTGTTGTCCTTTGTTAGATATTCGCCTCCTATTACAAGGTCTTTTGCTTTGATAGCCTTGTTCTCAAATCGCTTAGTATTCAGTTCTGTAAGACTGGCATAGTCAGGAGAACAGGTAGGGATAAGAACAAGCTCAGTCCCATCCCAGCCGTATACAAACTCTCCCTCAAGACCTTTTCCTTTGATTGAGCTGGTATGCTCCAAGATGTAGAGCAAGTTTGGAACAGAGATTTCAAACTCAAAGCCGCGTGGGTCATATACTCGGACATATGCCTGCCGGAAGTTTCCCCATGAGCCTGCATATCCGCCAACCTTTTTGTTGAGGACAAATCCCTCCATCGGGATATTATCGTATTCAACAGGATCAATTTTCTTATCACGCCAACTCTCCCACGATCCTGCCTTTCGCAAAGTGCCTTTCTCATCATAATAGATTACATAGGCCAGTTTTTTTGTATAGGTATCGTTACGTTCTTGAAATCCAATGCGAATTTTTTGAGGTATAAAAATATTATTGTTCAAATCGCTACACCTCTTTCTCCATATTCCCAAAAGCCAACTCATAGGGTAGCCCTGTTACTTCCAGTATCGCAGCAATACCTTTACCACTGATCTTCCCGCTACTTAGCGCTTGTCTAAGACATTTGCCAGTCATACGTTCCAGATTGGATATGAAGATGTGATTGTCACACATCCACTTGCGCAAACCTGGGAATACGACTGATTGTGGCTTGATGTTGATAGTGGCGTTTTCATGCTTTTTAATTGCGCTGTGTACCGCTTGCTTGCTGACACCACATTTTCTTGCGATTGCCTCATAACTCAGGCCACTTTTTCTCAGTGCAATGTACTTTTCTGTTTTCGTCATGTACTCGGCTCCTGTCATTGATTTTATTCGTCATTATTGAAGATTTATAGGGCACACAGACATCCCTCGTTCTTTGAAATAGTGGATAGCCTGTTCTGAAGAGAGGTGCTTCATAATCCATTCCAGTGTCACATACTCTCGCTCACGAAACACATATTTATAGGAAATTGTATGAACGCTTTTAGCGTAAAACCGTCTCTGTGTTTCGGTGCTCCATCCGTGTACTTCGATATATTGTCTATGATTGAACAAGGTTTCACCGACATACATTCTGTCAAGATGAAGTTCGGGGATTATTTGATATGCTTCATCAAAGGTGCAGCGGTCTAAAGCAACCAGTTCTTCTTGCACTTCCGATTCGTCACGGCAAGTGTATCCATTGTTTCCGCATAGCTTCCAGTTTTGCCTGTTGACCTGAAACATGGACTTCACATCATAGATTTTAAGCACGCTGTTCCCTCCTTTTATAGTGTTTCACACGAATATCCAGTTTGTGCTTTTTCGCTGTTTCAATCATGTGCTTTGTGCCTCGGCTTTGGCCGTCCCAAAATGCTACCAGAGCATCGGCGTTCTTCGCCATCTCTTCATTTCGGATAAAGCCAGCACCACGGCCTTTGCTATCCCAGTCCGCCGGAAAATAACGGATGGAATATCCACGTTCCTTACCATAACGCTCTCCAAGCCGATCTGCACCTTGAGCCATACCGCACACTACAACAATTTCGTCAGTCACATTGGCAAGCAGTTGATCCATAGCTTTGGCAAGACCAGGATAGTTGTTAAAGTCTCTGCCACCAGCAATAATAACTCGAAACATTTTTCACCTCCAGCATAAGTTGGCGGTTTTCTATTGACACCACCTGGTTTTGTTTGTATACTTTTCTATCATAGACGAAGGAGGCCAACCATATGGCTGCACGCACTGTCAAATCTGTTGAGGAAAAAGTTGCGGTAATCGACCAGAAGATTGCGAAGAAGCAGGAGGAGATTAACGCGCTTGAAGCTCAAAAACAGAAACTCCTCCATCCGGTCAACATGAAGACCGTTATGGCAAAGGCAAAAGAAATTGGACTGACACCAGAAGAAATCGCTGAAAAGCTCGGACTCGAAGTGTAATCCTTGGCCTGCCCGTTGATTGCGGGCAGGCTTTGTTTTACCCTTGATCTGTGATTAGTGCATTTCCGCAGGTAATTCTGTCGCTGTCTTCTTCTTCGCTTGGAACAAAAACGATGACATCCCATCCGGCAGCAACAAGTGGAGCCTCAAATTTACGGTAAACATCGTAGTCTGTGTACTCTGTCGTCACATTGAAACCGTTTTTCACAGCTGATTCGGTTTTGTGAATGGGAGTAATTTTCACAATAAAGTCTTCTTTACTGAACAGCTCTGACAGCTTATCGGCATCGAGAATTGTTTCTGCGGTTACAGCAAAGTTCAATGTGTACTTTCTGCCAATCGGTTTTGGCAAACTATGAGCCAATGCAGAGATTTCGGTTAAACTCAGACTCATACCGTTGAACTGGGTATTTCTTTGCTCATCATCCGTAGAGTTGATACTGAACTGAAGACCAGCTTCTCCAGCGTATACCTCATTTTTGATTCGGCACCACTCCTGGATGAACCGTACCAGATCACGGTTATTTTTCGGAAGCATAGTAGAAACTACGGGATGAATGGTCTTGGCGGTGATGTACTTTGCAACCAAATTCCGTAAATCTTCTGCAACGAATGCCAAAACATCCTTGTTCCAGGTTGGCTCACCCATTCGTGCAAAGTGGACATTGAACCGATCAGTAGCATTTACGCTTTCACTTTGGAGTATGGTTTCAATCTCATACGCCAGTTCATCGTGGGAAACATTACCATGGAAGCCGAACTTCGGACAGTCGCAGAACTGACAGCGCATAGGGCATCCTTTTTGCGTGCTGATAGTAGCAACCCACTTTTGCGACAGGTCAACATCGTGATGTTGCACGCCATGGATTTCTTTGTGTAGGCCAAGGAAGTCAGCTTTGATATTGTTCTCCTTGCCATAGTCACCTACGGTCAAGAACTCCAGTTTGCGCTCACGGTCAACATAGATCTTTCCCGTATGGGTTCTAACAATTTCTATTACAATCACTCCTATCAAATCAATCTTTTATCAGAATAGCCAATGCCAAAGCGCATCCAATGTACGCTTCCATTTACCATCAACCCATTTGAATCCGTTCACATACACATTGCCGTTATATTGTGTAACACAGATATTATTAGACGGCCTTGGTAAATCAACATACTTGCCATCAATAACAAGTTTTCCGTCTATCATTCCAACGATTTGCGTCATTTCTTTACCCCAAAATTAACATTCAATATGCCACGATCTTTTTTCTGCGAGTTGAGTATCTATGTCAAGAGCCAAATTGTAGATTTCCATTATGGTTTGCATATTACTGGAGTATTGCTGGATAGCTTTCTCAAGATCTTCTTTTGACACATAAACAGGATAGTCTTCATGGTCAAATGTGTCGCACACCACAAGCATATAGTCGCTTTCCGCAGCTTTCTCACGTTTAAGCCACGACTCGATCATCCATTTATTTGCGGCCATACAATACCTCCTATAAAATTAGTCTTTCATTCGAGCGGTTGCCCTCAAAAAATCTTCTCGCAGAATCTCATACATTTTATCGTCATGCACATTTCCAGCCATGTCCTTTGCACGATGATGTCTAATGCCAATAATGCGACCGCCCAGCTTTTCACACATCCTATCGTAACTTCTCTCAATGGGATTGCCACAGACTACACACCACTCAACCACTTCCATGCCGAATTTCAGGAAGCAGTCTTCGACAACCTGCCTTAGTGCCTTGCCGAAAGATACTTTGTCATCGGAAAAATTGACTGCTCCAAACCACTGAGCGATCTGCAACTCATTGTCCACGGAGTAACTGATATACCCCAGCAGCTCATCGCTATTGTTCAACACAGCGAATGACCGCTTTTGATAATCGCCAGTGTTATCAGCAAGGGAGAAATCGCTACGATAGTTACCACCGAAATAATATTGGTACTTTTCATCGTACCAGATTCCCCACATCTTGCGTTTTATCTGCTCCTCATAGAGCTTTGCGTTTACGAGTTTCATATGGCAATCGCTCCTTCTCTTTGATCGTCACACGAACATGATATTCAGCCATTCAGTCACCCCATTATTCTCCGTACATACAAATGTCACTCATATTGCGGCACTTGCAGCAATTTTCGTGGAGCCACTTATCAAAATCTTCCTGGGGCATGGTTTTGTCGATATGGACGGCTTTCCAGTATTCATCGTAGTGCATTCCACACACCGAAGACATATCAGTTTTCGTGCATACAGTTTCCATAAAAACGTGTCCTCTCCATCCAATTTTTGATATTCATTCTAAATACCACCCTTTCGGCTGGATTTGCTAACCAGATTTGCAGAAATTTTATCGACAAACTCTTCACAGATGGTTTCAAATAAGCATACCCATCGACTAAACCTTGTGCATCTGATTTTTCCGAAGTCTTTACAAGGGAGCGAGTTTATGCGATTTCTGTCTGCATATACACAGTCACAGCATTTTGCTATATTACCTATATTCATCACCTACCATCTGTTAGCTGCTGGAGCCAATTTTCTGGCGTAGGTACACGACTGGACTCTGGTACACACTCACGATAGAAAGCGGAGTTTTCAGCCACACCCATATCAATCAACCAGAAGTCATTTCCGTTCTGCATAATATCCAGTGACCACTGGCCGTGTAGGTGTAGGTCAGGTAGGAGGTCTATGACCGCCGTTTTTACCCGTTCAATATTCTCGTAGTAACGCCGCATCAGAGTTTCCTCATGTGCTTTGTAGATGATATAGTCGTGGATCTGATGAGGTGAGTTCGCATCTTCTTCGTGACCAAAGCGTTGCTTCATAGTCTGTGGTTCCCAGTAAGGAGTGTAGCCTATAACGGTTTTCTGGTCACAATCAATAAAGATGCGGTATTCGGTACGAAGAGGCAAACCTTTGTAGATACACGGGTTGTTCTCCGCATCCTCAATCCACTCTCTTACAACCCATTCATTTGTGGTAGAGGCTCCATAGATACACGGGGAAGATAGTGGGCTTGCCATCTGAAGAGCCTGATAGTGAATAAAGAGCAAATACTCTCCCAGCTCCATAACCTCTTTTGCACCTTTGACGTGAGCATTGCGAAAATCGAACTTTGAAGAATAAGTTCCTGTTTTAATAAAATACTCCTTGGAATCATCAAGCCGAAATGCTTCATGTGCCCATTTATCCAGAACAGATAGCGTTGTTTGTGTCAGCATCCCATATTCCTGCCTGGTTAGCTGTAGAAGCGTCATAGGTACTTTTGTGATAGCTGTTGCTGGGATCTTGAAGAATCCTTTGCCACGACAAGCCTCTACAAGCTGAGGAAGCCAATGCCCCATTGAGTTTGGGTTCGTGCCAATGATCTCATAAGTCAGGCCATCAAGATCGAGGATGTCCAGCCCTTGTCGAAACATATGATACGATGTCCGCCCTTTCACTGTGTTCGGATTGTCCAGATACTCCTTATACTGATACAGAAGTATTGGCCCGGACTCTTCTCCAATATCACGTTTCATCAAAGTTCCGGTAAGCTGAGGTTGTATTTCTGGTGGGAGATTGGTCACTTCTTGGAGAGTTACAGGTTCAGATCCAGTCGGCAGAGCCTTATAGCTCTGAATGGTAGCCAAATTCCCGTCAAAAAAGTAAGTGGTGGTTTGAGAAAGTAACTCATCTACGATACGGCGTTCCAAGGCTGTTGTATCAGCGTGGGTTGATTTCGACGCCATATCAATTAAATGGTTTTGCTCTGCGGCCTGCCGAGAATTTTGCTGGAAGAATCCGTCTGGCTCTTCGGCCAAGGTATATCTTTTATACGATTCCTCAAATTTGGAAAGAGCCTCTGGACTTATTTTAAGCATCTGCGCTATCGCATCTTTTTGAAGCGTTGGATTTGGCATCCCGCCTCTAAAAAGATTTTGCAAGCCATCCATTATAGCGACCTCTCTACATAATTCCTATCTTGCGTAAAGATTGGAATTTCGGTGTCGATTACCCATTTCCTACGGCGAACCACAACAGTCTGACCAGGATTTCTTGGATCGGCCATAGGAGTTTCTATCTCCTGCTTGATACAACACGAACCACGCTTGTTTTCTGTTGGGAAGTTATTCCAGTTGATATTGTGTTTCGACCAGAGCATTTCTTGAATCTCATCACAATTCTTCTTGTGTAGCTCTTTCTGAGAGAAGAACGCTTGACCAACAGCCTCAATGCTGTTGCGAGTTGCGTCCTGCTGTCGCCAGATCAGGCAATTACAGACTTCCTCTTTAGGGATAGAGAAAACACGTGCGTCGAACAATGCCTGATGCCGTTTGCTGGCGTAAAGCGCATCGAGTTTTGAAAATCCGGGCAGATCAGAGTCGCCATTCACAAAGCTACGGTCAAACCATTGCCCATAAGCAATGATGAACTCACGGTCAAACGCCAATGTAGCCATGGAAGCAGCAATACTTGTCATCTTCTGAATGTTATATCCGAACCATGCGTCCGTCTTGATTGTGGCATAGTCGGTCAACACCAGTGTAATCTCGTCTGATTGTGTGTAGCCCAGGACACAGCCTTGAATGCTCTCGCAAAGAGATTTCATAGTCTGCTGCATAGCCTGTGTAAGAACGGAATCAAAAGGTTTCTCCATACCACGTGTAAATGTGTGGAACGCCTTACCATCCAGACGGATGATGACTGGTACACGGCGGGTTAAGTAGTTGCGAGAGATATTCTCGTAGCCCTTCATACGGTCGCCAAGGCTATCTTTTTTTATTCGCCATATTCTTTATCCTCCTCCCAAGGGATTCTAATAGCGTGTCTGTGGTCTTCTCCATAAGCAGTTAAACCATACCGATATTTCCAAAGGTTGAGATAATCCTGCATTTCTTTTATTGCAGAACTGTCGATATTTGACATGGCATCGTCGTATAGTTCTTCACAAGCACTTTCTATAATGCTACCAGCATCCAAATTCATTTCGATTTCTTCAGTACCCCAAACATATACAGGGCGTTCAGGAACCGTAATTCCATCAGCTTCACACTCACACACAAAATCGTGCCAAGCGCCGAAAAATTCTTGCCAGTCAAAGAAGTACCCATCGTTGTGGTTAATCCAATCACTATATCCACACTTAAATTTGCAAAGTTCATTGGGTTCATGCTTCTCTGCCTTTTCAATCGCATCTTGGTATTTCCGCTTCTTTTCGTCCCGTTCACGCTGCTGCTCTGCTTCGCAGTCACATTTCAAATAGCTTCTCTTGAGCTGCTTCCCACAGTCTGGACAATATCTAACCACGCCGTTATAACAGTTTGGACATGGAATGATGGACTGGTGATTATAAGGGAAGACACCAACCTTTTTATCTGGATCTCCCTCTAAGCCATATGGATGATTACGAACAACCATGCCGGTTCCATGACACTGCGGACAAATCCCCTCGTGTTCTGCGAGGTCTTTGAACAACTCTTTTCCAAGTAGTTCGGCAAAGCCCTCGCTTACTTTGATGCTCTTACGCATAGGCTTCACAAATTCTAACATTGCTGCACCTCCTCAAAACGGGAAGTCATCTGCCAACTCACGCATCTTGCCTCCAAACGCAGTAATGGACGGCAGGCCGATTTTCTTTGCTACCAAGTATGCGGAATAACCGTCACGAAGCATCCCGTCGCTGTTCAGCGCAACATGGGTGTTGAACTTGCCAGTGTGGTAGTATTCCAGGAACCGTTTTGCGATTTTCTCATCTCTGGGTGTGGTGCGGGACATATACTTAGGGATTTTGATTTCATCAAGCGGGATCTCCTGTGGAATAGCGACAATCTTCTTCAGCGGTAGCTTTGCACCAGATGCGAGCATGACATCTCGCACTTCGTCCATGTTGAGGACAGATCCAACTGCAACGCCGATTTCCAGACCACGCACCGTATCGCAGGCAACACGGGTGTTGGGTGTGATTTTGTCTGCAAGGTACTCCGGCACCTCGAACCAGTATGTCTTGCTGTTGGGGCTGTGCTTGACCATTGCGACTTTCATATTGGGCACCTCCATGTTATTCGTTGATTTTGTTCGTCGCTAAATATAGTATATCACGGATTCCCTGTTTGTCAAGAGGAAATCCGTGATTTTGTTCGTTATTTTTTAGAGGCTTGACTGGAGATGGAAGAGTACCGCTAATGGGTTGTCGCAATTTTTCAATGTGGCCTTATAGTGTGCTTTCCACCAACCGTATAGAAGCTCGAAATTTTTAATTGGCAAATACTCCTCAAGAAGTATTTGTGGATCGTTTTGTGAGGCGTAATCCAAGTGCATAAGTCTCAGCTCCGCCTCAGTAAAAGAGCGAATGGGCTTTTCGTTACTCACAGTATCGACATTAACAAAACGGCGTATAGCAAAGTCTGGGAGTTGGGCTGCTGGACTCCATCTCATAGCCTCTTCAATCTGGCTTGTGTCTAAGTCAGATCTTGTTATGAAAATAGCCCCATCGGTGCGATATTTTACACCAACAAGAGTTTTCTTTTCTTGAGTTTCGCCGTTATTCTCAACCGTTTCCATTATGGTCAGTCTTTTGAACGGTTCTCTAATGCCAATCGGCTGAGACAAATCAGCATCGTCTATCCATGATTGCGGAACAGCAAAGGCTTTTAGCGTTCCTTGCTCCAACAATTCAAGGTCACGCAGATTCATAACCAGGTTCATCGACTTCCTCCAATCTTCGTTGGGCAACCTCCGCCCATGGTAGCCCGTAATATTTGCTTTTCTTCTTGTCGCAAACACCGTTGTCGATCCCGATGTACTGCCTACCCTCCAGCTTTGCAGCAATCAAAGTTGATCCCGTTCCACAGCAGTTGTCGAGAACTACCCCACCCACATTGGTGTAAGTGCGAATTACATACCGTAACAACTCGATAGGCTTTTCTGTTGCGTGCAAAGCAACGGATGGATGTGGCTTAGGAAACCTCCAAATTGACGCTGGATACTTCAAATCCGTGTCTTCTGATTGCACGAGTGTATAATTGCCATAGCTGCGGTTGGAATGAATATCTATGGCCTGTTTACCAACCGCCTGACCTTTGCTGTGATTCTTTTCACCCTTAGTCATTTGAGGATGATATGGAGGCGGCGATTTGTAAAACACCATAATATCCTCATGCTCTCGAAGTGGCATTTTCTTAGCGTTAAGAAAACCGCTTTTAAGTACCTTGTCCCAAATAATATTGTAGCGGTGTAACTTTGGATTAGAAAGCATCATCGTTGCGGTAAATTTGTCTTGTCCGAAGAGAAGAATTGCGCCGTTTGGTTTTATGATCCGTTCGTACTGCTCCCATAAAAGAGCTGGAGGGATTACCACATCCCACTTGTTCTGAGTCGCCCCATATGGGAGGTCGCAGAGGATAAGATCAATGCTCTCGGTATCAATCTCTCTCATCACTTCAAGGCAATTACCATTGATGACAGTGTTTGTGGTGATGCTCATATCATTCTCCTTTTATCCATTCAAAGGCGGTGCTGGCATTTGTCGCCCTCAAGGATTCACCAGTCCCACGCTCATAATAGTTGCAAAAATATCTGGCAGCACTTTCGGCATCTGTGATTTCGCAAAAGGCGTCAAAACTGCCGCCAAAGTATTCCATGTTAGTTTGGATGTTGCTCATTAAGTAATCAAGCTGGCCTGTAACATCCATTCCTTCAACAGATGGGTTGTAATATAGACTCCACTGACATAGGCCGTAATAGTCACTACCGTCCAGTGAGTAAATGTCCCATTGTAGATCGAGCGTCTGCCCACCGCACTCGGTCATCATATTGCCAAGGATGCCAGCGATAACAGGATCTGAAAGCCCATGCTCATTCAAGTATTCATATACTGTGCCAGCAACGGCGTACTCAGATTTCAACTGTTCAAATTTAGGGGGGGGGTGTAATCTGTTCGCTGGCAACCGCAATCTTGGGAACTTGACAGGCTTTATCGTAGGAAGTCGTCTCATACAATTCTTCAAATGTACTTGCATCGACTCTATACAATGTCGGCTCTGCCTGACACATGGTAGACTGCGGCGCTGGTTTCTGGATACTCAAAATCGTAACAACAAAAATGGATACTATCACGCATAATGTTAGTGTGATTATTTCTGTTACATTTGCCGGCCATAGGCCGGCTCGTCGCTTCGTCATCATTCGCATATCCTCTTTTCTTTGATTTAATTCGCCGCTTTATGAAACACGAGTTTCATTCACTCTTTTTTTGTTGATTTGCAAGACCTTGATTGATATAATCACAGACCTCGCAGTATTCCCGCATAGCGTGTGCAAGCTGCTCTTGCTTTTCTTTCGGAAGTGTCTCGGCAGTTTTTCCAAGCAACATCGTCATATGGTTAAGCGGTGTAGTAATACTACTTTTGAGAGCAGACAAATTATAAGTCGGAAATACCTCGTTATAGGGACGCTCCATCCATTTATGGAACCACTCTTCTTTTTCTGTATCGAGTGGAAGCCCCATAAGGCCAAGAAGTGTTGCCTCAAAGAGAGGTTGTGGAAGGGCATGGAGGTATTCATATACTGTTGTTCTATCGCCGGCGATCCATATGACATCTTCAAATTCTCCCTGCCATAAACAAGGCAAGATAATGTTAAACAAGATATCAGTGTTGACTTTGACATCAACATACGCCTTGTCGAGTTTGTACCCCCTGGAGTTATCAGATGGTCTAAGCCATTGAATGACATTGCCATGTCTGTCTTGAACTTTCATATTGGCTCTCCCAAGGCAACGATAGTAGATTTCACCAAGTTCTGTTTTTTCCAACCGTTCTATGGTTTCTCTTGCAAGTACGTAATCAGAAGTCCAGACACCAATCTTCATATTCTTACCTCTTTCCAGTGGTGCCGAAACCACCACGATCAGCATTTCCCAGTGTTTCAACAGCCTCAAAAGACAGCTGAGGTTGGTGCTTATCAATGCGGAACTGGCAGATGCGGTCGCCAACATGAATCACAGTGTCACGCATAGCAATGGCGGGGAAGTGCCATTGGTCATTATCACCGCAGTAACTCTCGTCGATCATGCCCATATGGTTGGCCTGGATGATACCAAAGTTTTTGAATGTGGAACTGCGAGGAATCATATGCGCCTCATAACCAGTTGGGAGCTGCATAGCAACGCCCAAAGGAATCATCTTGAAGTCGCCCTTCTTCATATCCACTTCCTCAGCAGCCCGAAGGTCAATCCAGTCGGATTTGCCACCAATATACTGAAGAGGCTTAATTTTGTCGCTCAAATAACGAATCTTGATTGTCTCAGTCATATCAAGCACCTCCTTAAATTCTTGTTCTCTTCCAGAAATTTTTCATCTTATATGAAAAGTCCTTAGTGACATCTGCCGTGAAACACGGGAGCAATTCAAAATCCTCAGCGGCCTGTACGCTCGGAAACTCGACCTCCGCATACATGAACTCGGTGTCACGCCCCTTATCGACATGGGAACATTCCAATTCCAGCCCGCCTGGAAGCTGATAGATGCGAAAATCCTTTGTAATGAATGGCTGTGTAATCATCTCTGCCATAGCGTAGAAATGCTCCTTAGTAATATGGAACTCAACCTCTTGACGAACCAACTCTCCGTTGGACTTAATAGCGAGGAAGTACGCCACGTCCTGACCGTTCACTGCGTTGCGCCGGATTCTGACCTCTGGATCAATGGACAGATAGGCTTGATAAACCTGGAACTCCTCTTTTAGAGGAAGATTGGTTGGAAATGAGTTAAGCAAAAACTTACGCTCAATTTCAATAAATTTGTCTTGCATTTTGGTATTACCTCGCTTATTTAGATTCTGCTGGTTCTTTCAGCCATGCGATAAATTCATCAACAAGCTCTGCTATTCTTGATTCATCCCACTCCACAAAGTCATCAAAGCTCATTGTCCCGATTGCGAATGCTTCTTTCACCCGTGTCAAATCATAGATATAGCTGTCACCGCAGCTTGCCCACTGACAAAAGTAGTCCATCAGTATAGAACGCACTTCGTCTTCTTCTGCATTTCGTAGTGCCTCTATATTGGTTTTTGGATCGAAGTCAACGCCAGCACGTTCTCTGTATGCGAAACAGCGTGATCCACGATACATTGCATCACAGCCAGACTTATTAACTGGGCAGTTCTCACAACCGCCAGCATTTAGACCAGTTCGCATATCAGCACCTCACGTTTCATCAGAGATGATTTCACAAATCTCAGCCATAAAGCTCTGCCCATGCCCGTACCAACAGTTGTGTTCTGGCTTGTATAACCAATCTCCGTAAATCTCCTGCTGAGGAAATTGCCGATTCTTGGGCGTGATCCGCATTGTGCCACGAAATGCTTTATACCCCTCTACCTGAATCATATGGCACCTTCTTTCTAAAATTTTGACTTCCAATAGCAATATAGGCATCCATGTGGACACTGTTGCCGATGTTGTAAAAGCTCTATCTTACCAGAGTAACACATACAGCCTTTTCGCTGATATCCTGGACTGTCTGGATGATCGTCCTCCATGCCAAGGAGTATTAAATCATACTCTGAGACACACCCGCATTTAATTGGCTCTGTCAAACCTGGCTCTGCGCACGCCTCAATGCGGAGCGGGATATTTCTGTATTGGTCTTCCCAATATGCTTTTGCAATCCGCACCATCTCATCAACTCTTGCCATTTGCTCTTTACTGGCAGAGAAATTGTCACCATACGGCAGTGGTAGGCCAGCCTGCTTGAATCGCTCTCTGACGTGTGGGTACATATCAATTACGCTGATACGGTAACGGGAAACCCTTGATCCATAAATGTTTCGATTACCCCAAGAGCAGTACGTGTGCCTTTTACAGTTGGAATAATTGGATCAATCCGAATAACAATGCGTTCTCTTGGAAATCCATTCTTGACCAACTGCAAAATCGCATCGAACTCTTCATATGGAGGTGGCACACACGGCTCTACCACAGAACGTCCATAACCTGTAAATGTAGCATGAACAATGATTTTTTCTTTGTGTTCCAGAACCGCTTTTAGAAACGATGGAGAGACGCACTTTGTAATCAAAATAGCACCATCAACAGATTCAAGTCTTTCTTTCCAAGACAAATCCAAGCCGGCGTCGCCCGCTTCGGTAATCCCGATTTTATACTTTGCCATTTTTCACCTCAGCCCAGGTATTTTTTGAAAAACTCCGCTAATGTTAGATTGTTTTGACGAGCAAGATCAACTGTGCAAGCGCATACATTTTTCTCTGTAGATGCTCCAATCTCGCTGAGAAGATAAGAAATAATGTCTGGATATACCCGGCTACCAAAACATTGTTCAAAATCTTTTTCTGCTCCATCGCATAATCCACGCTTGTGGTCAGAACAGTTTTCTTTACACTCCTCAAGCCACGATGAACGATTGCTACCATCCCAAGCAATCAGTTTTTCATTATTGACAACATACTCTTGATCCGCATAACCAAGATTCGATCCTTTGGCATATCTCCACCAACCCCAATCTTCTTTCCAATAATCGTCTTTTACGGAGCATATTTTGTCAAAATCATCCTCAGACAACAACCAGACTTGGTAATTTTCACGTTGACTATCTTTTGGGGGCTGGTAGTAATAAACGCATTTTGCAGATGCTAATTTAAGACTATACACGGCGTTTGCAAATTTATCGCCAGCTAAAATTTCAACCATTTCTATTTTTTCTCCTATTCACACCGTACAAAATGCACAGTATTGAATTTCTGACCTGGGAACTCTTTAAGCCAGATGCTGGAGTACCAGCTACCAACACTAAGCGCTTCGACCTCATAAATCTGACCCGTTGTTAAAAGCCTCTTTGCCTGTTCAGAATCACTTTTCATACCAGCATCCAAATCCACCACTCTAACCTTAGACCCACGCTCACAGTGCAGCACATCGGTCTGATCCTCTGCACACTCGCTGCATACCCACTTAGTCCCATAGTCAAATGTGGTGCCATCAAGAACTTTCCCACATTTAGGGCAAATGTTTTGCCAGGTTCCGTCCATATTCTCTCACTCCTTATACAGTGTAATTTGATTGTTAAAGATAGTCTTTTGAACATCAATGATGCGTTGATTGGCCGAGCCTCGCCAAACCAATTTGCGGTCTGCAAGTTCTTGTTTGAATGGGCCGTCCACGACCACATCGCAGTCAGCCAATAGGAACTTTTGGTTCTGGTGCTGTATATCTCTACACGGCAAAGCAAATACGTCTTCCCATAGAAATCCCGTCCACAACCATGTGGTCTTCCCTCTGTCTCGTATGCGGCGGCAGAGTGACGCCAACGCCATCATACCGTCAGCATTCTGGCACAGTGGATCTCCGCCGAGTATCGACAGACCAGATATGGTAGGCTCTGACACCATGGCAATGATTTTCTCAACCGTTTCGTCAGTAAAATGTTCTCCATATTCAAAGTCTTGAGCTTCTGGATTAAAACACCCAGGACAGTGTAAATTACACCCACTCACGAAGAGGGAGGTGCGGACTCCCTCTCCGTTTGCGATGTCATAGTTGCGGATAGCGGCGTAGTTCATTCGTCTCCACCAAGATGGACAAACCGCTCCACAATTTCCTGTGTCCGGCCTTGGTTCCAGTCATTCAGACCGATGTAACCACAAGTGCGGCGAGCAATGTTCATCTTGTTCTTGTCAGTGTTTCCGCAATTTGGACATTTCCAGATCAACTTTCCACGTCCGTCATCAACAACTTCGATTTCCTTATCCCAGCCGCACACCTGGCAGTAATCGGACTTTGTGTTGATTTCAGCATACATAATGTTGTTGTAGATGTACTTCAGCACTGACAGCACGGCAGGGATATTGTCGGAGAGATTCGCAACTTCGATATAGCTGATTGCACCGCCAGGGGACAGTCTCTGAAACTGAGACTCAAATTTCAACTTATCAAAAGCGTTGATATGCTCTGTAACATGGACATGATAGGAGTTTGTGATATATCCCTTATCTGTGATCCCCTCAATCACGCCGAAACGCTTTTGCAAACACTTGGCAAATTTGTACGTAGTGGACTCGATGGGCGTTCCGTAAAGAGAGTAGTCAATGTCCTCAGCTGCTTTCCACTGTGCGCACTTATCGTTCATATACTGCATGACTTTGAGTGCAAACGGCTCACCATCAGGATCAGTATGGCTCTTGCCAGTCATTGCCTTTACGCATTCATAAAGACCAGCATACCCAAGCGAAATTGTGGAGTATCCACCGTGTAGTAGCTTGTCGATTGTTTCACCTTTCTGCAAACGGGCCAAAGCACCGTACTGCCAGTGAATAGGGGAAGCGTCAGAAACTGTGCCTGAAAGTCGCTCATGCCGAATTTGCAATGCCTCGTGGCACAACTCCAAGCGTTCCTCAAAAATTTCCCAGAAAGTATCAAACAGTGCTTGGATATCGTCGTGATCCTCGCAGACCTGCCAGGTATGAAGCGCACTCAACGCAACGTCAGGTAAATTGATAGTCACAACGCCCTGGTTAAATCGCCCATAATATTTGGGTCTGTCTGACTGATAGTTTTTTGCGTTTGCAATGTTATCCCAGCCATTACCAGAACGGTCAGGGGTCAAGAAACTACGACATCCCATGCAGGTATAACAGTCACCGCTACCATCAACTTCGCCCTTAGACAGTTTGTATTCACGCATCTTTTTCTCAGAAATATAGTCAGGGACAAGCCGTTTTGCAGAGCACTCAGCGCACAATTCCGTCAGATACCAGTATGGAGAATCTTCGGTAATATTGTCTTCCTCCAGCACATAGATAAGTTTTGGGAACGCTGGTGTGACCCATACACCTTTTTCGTTTTTTACTCCCTGGTAACGCTGCCGCACAGTCTCTTCAATAACCAAAGCAAGATCTTTCTTTGTCTGCGGATCGTTTGTTTCTCCCAAATACATGAACACAGTAATGAATGGGGCCTGACCGTTCGTGGTCATTAGTGTAATCACTTGATATTGAATTGTTTGTACGCCCTTTTCAATATCTTTACGAACTCGCCGTTCAGTAGTACGTTCAACATATTGGTTATAACTACTTGAACCAACCGTCAAAGAAATTTCACCAGCTTTGATACCATCGTTGAGTTCTTGTATGACCTCTTCTCGGATTGCTTGACGGCTCACTTCGACAAACGGAGCAAGGTGTGCTAAAGAGATGGACTGCCCTCCATATTGGTTAGAGGCAACTTGTGCAATAATCTGGGTAGCAATAGTGCAAGCCGTGCTAAAAGAATGGGGCTTTTCAATAAGCGTTCCACTAATTACGGTGTTGTTTTGGAGCATATCTTCGAGATTGACAAGACAGCAGTTGTGCATATGCTGCACAAAATAATCACTGTCATGGAAATGCAGAATGCCCTCTTCGTGCGCTTTAGTAATTTTCTCTGGCAGAAGCAAACAATCTGTTACATCACGGCTTACCTCACCAGCAATATAATCCCGTTGTGTCGAAAGAATCATGGGATTTTTATTTGAGTTTTCCTGAATAACTGTTTCATTTGTGCCGTCCGCAATAGAGAGAATTTTGTTGTAAAGAGAGGTGGCATTGCGCAAAAGTTCATGTTCATACCGATACTTGATATACGCTACCGCGACGATGTACTCGTGCTCTTTCATCAGTTCAATTTCAACATCGTCTTGGATTTCCTCAACCGAAATTGCACGATTGCGCCGCTGATAACGGCTATACAAACGATTAGAAATTCTCTTGGAAATCTCGTTTTTATCACCTACGGAACTGAGCTTTTCAACTTCTGTAAACGCTTTAACGATGGCGTTTGTAATCTTACTCTTGTCAAAGCTGACCTCTGTACCGTTTCGCTTAATTACAACCATTCAGATCCTCTCTTTCTGCAAACTCTTGAACCATGGAATCAACATCGTCCCAAGTATCGGCGCGTTGAACCCCATACTTCTCAACATCTAAACCTCTATTGTGGGGGCGGTTAAACAAAATCTTGAAGTATTCGCCATTGAGAAGATTGTGAATCCCATCGTCAATCAGGATATCGCCACGAATCATTTGCTTATTGCTGGCAAAGATAATGTGCTCCCAGTCAAGGAAAGGAAACATTTCCAGAATCCGCTCAACCTTTACCTTGCAAGTGCGGTAGTCCGAAGCTGTGACCATATACAGCTGGTGGCCTTGGTCAAACCATTTCTGGAGCACTCGCTGACTCCCTGGCATTGGTTCAAGGCTTTTCCACAACTCATCATCGTGGAGAACCCCAAAAATCTGTTGCTTTGTCAATGTTGGAAATGCCAAAGTCATATCCCAGTCTTTGATATCCTCAAATGCAACTGTTGTACCGTAACGCTCATTGATAAACTTTATCCAGCAATTCAACAGGTTCTCAGCCACATCATCGGCATCGAATAAAATCGTCAGCGGCTTCATGTGTTTTCTCCTTTGATAGTAGTGCTCACAAATTTCTCAACAGCATCTTTAAGGTCTTCCAGAGTACCACCATTGATAATAGTGGCGTCGTATGGGTAGTCATCCAGTGCGGTTTCAGACGGATGTTTCTGTTGTTCTGCCGTTAGGGGAGAAGTAAAGTTAGGACGAATCACCCGCAGCAGAATAGCATCCATGTTATGGTGTTCAAAAATTTCATACTCGTTTGGAAAACGGCAGTCTGGCAAAAGTACATAGTCCCATGTGTCACAGAAGATGTCCAGGATGCTGACAATAAAGTTGACCCAGTAATCAGGAGACTTAGCGCGAATCTTGTCGGTTCCAACATACTGAAGAATCGTCCGTCCCCTTTCATCTTTCTTGCCGTCCCAGCCAAAGAAAGTCTTGCAAACGTACTTGACCAAATCGCCAAAATGCGCAATCAGAACTTTATTGCCGTCGGCTGTCAGCTGCTCTTCCAGAATCTTTGCTGTGGTGTCTTTGCCATTTTGTGCTTTACCAGAAATGCAGATCACTTTCATACGATCACCTCAATGTCGTCAAAGACCACAGGAATCAGCATTTGGAACTCTTTGAGAAGTGGGATCGCAACCTCACGCATCTGGGGGTGAGCCGCCGGTGAAGTTCTGAGCTTAAAGAAGTGCCGCCACTCACGAAGGTTGGCCGTCATAACTACCTCAGTTTTGAGGCTGTTAGGGAGAACAGAGCGAGCTTCCTGCGGTTTTGCTCCTGCATGAATAAGTTGCAGATACATTTCTTCCGAATACTTCATACATTTGAACCACAACTGGTACTCCTCCGAATTTTCATCCCAGAAGCACGGCTCGATTACAGCGATCTCCTCGCCAAACTTACCCATGGAGTAGTTACAATAGCGTGTGCTCTCTTGGCAGTACGCCGCGATGCGGTGTCGAACAATCTCATGGCTAACGCCGCGATCCACAATAAACTTCACTGTGATTTTCTCGTGTTCCAAAACAGCTTCATGCCCACGCTTGATGATATTGGCAACAAATTTCTCTGCACTCCCGTCTGTGATCTTGTCCTCAGACTTGTAACAGACCCGTCCAGCTTCCTCGATTGATTTCAAGATTTCCGTACCATTAACTTGTGAAAGTACATGAAACCCCGCTTTGATAATCTTCATTGATGCTCCTCCTTGATTTTATTCGTTGTTTTATGAAAAGTTAGACTACACCACGTAGTCATAACCAATCAAATACCAGTAGCCAGTGCGCTCCTGTCTCACATCAGAGGCATAAATTACATCGAAGCGTTTAAGTGGCTTTTTGTCAAAGATCCGACTGCGAACTGTCAGTCTGGAAGTCTTTCCGCTGCCAATAGATCTGGTCTGAAGAGCATACCCCCAAACTTCCTTGTTTGCTTTACTCTTTAGTGGAAAAACATCCATAATAACAAGTTTGCGCCGATCTTCTTTCTTGTCGGTTGTCAAATCAATGTAACCCAAATTTTCAAGTTGATCCTGCATTTTGCTTTTCAAGTCAAAATCTTGGATGTGCATATCTCTGACTACTTGCTCCATATGCCGAAGAAGTCCTGGCATATCCGTAAATGTGTAACTTTTAGCTGTTGCACCATTTTTGGCAATGTTGGTAGCGTACTGTGACACGATTGCTTCAACTTGTGGAGTCAACTTTTCTTTGGATATTTTCTTCATGGTTCCGTTCTTGAAGAAAGAGAACATTTCTACCATGCGAAGTAACTCTTTTGCGTTGCCGTACTCAATGAAATAGTCAATTTTGACAAGTATATCTCTTTGGCGTGTGTCCAGGTGCGTCCGCTCATTCATAAGCTGAAGCAATTCCATAAACGATTTTGGCTTACCAGCCTCAGCCAGTTCATACAGCTCGTTTGCAACATCGGCGTTCATATATTTGACAGAGCTGATTCCCTTAGCAATTACCTTTTCCTCCTTGTTAAGCAGGTACTTATCCTTTGAAAATCCGAAACGAGGAGGCACGATCTTGATGCCATAGAGTGTCGCAAGTTCATTACCATTCTTCACATCTTCCTCACCATTGGCATTGTTGAGGTATGCGGTGATAAATTCGTATGGGTGATAGTACCGTAGGTAAGCGCAAAGATAACCAATCATGCAATATCCAACTGAATGGTTATAGCCAAACATATAGCTGGAAGCATCGCTTATGATCTGCAAAAATTCTTTTGCTTCCTGTTCTGCGATTTCTCTGGGCTGTGGTGACTTTTCACAATACCCATTTAGGATGTCAGGTAAAATTTTCTCCAAGTCCTCTGGCTTCTTACGGGCGATGGTGCGCCGTGTATTGTCGGCATCAGAACCAGAGAAACCACAAATTTGCTGTAAAAATTTGATAACGTCCTCTTGGTAAATTAGGTATCCGTTATTATCTTTCAACAGCTCATCAATAAGAGCAGATGGGTTCTTGTGCGGCTTATGCTGCATGAGATCATCACGATAGGACGCACCAGACGGACGAAGTGCTGCCGTAATTAAACTCATGTCAAAAATACTGTGTGGTTCGTATTGTTTGAGCATTTGGAAAGCGAAGTCACCCTCAAACTGAAAGATTCCAACCGGAGAGCGGAGCATATCTTTCCATACTGCTTCGTCATTCCAGTTAATTTCATGGGACTTTGGATACGGCTTCCCCATTAGCTCATAAGCGTCTTTGACAATCTCAATGTTCTTCAGTCCAAGAATGTCATACTTGACCAAACTAACATCATGCACGCACTCCATATCAATCTGCAAGATCTCTTTGCCGTCAGAAATAAAGGTGCCATAATTATCTCGCAGAGTGATTGGACTTGCCACAATGCCGGCTGGGTGCATTGACTGGGAGATTGCCACATCAAGCAAGCCATCATAGTAGTAGAAAACATCTGGGTATTTCTTCCGTGCCGCATCCTCGTCTGCCTCGAACTCTTTTTTGATCGTTGCGCTGATTTTGCCAACCCACGGGTTTTTAGCAAAAATCTTTTCGTTTTCTTCTTTCAATTTACTGTACTCTTTGGTAAACTGTTTGACAAGTTCTGCACGTGGAACATCTTTCATACGACTGGGCAACATCAGATTCCCAGCCTCATCAAAACAGTATGCAGAGAAACCGTCCCGTGCATCACCAAATCTGATGGTGATGTTTTCATTTTTCAACATTTCTAATGCTTTTCGGAACCCTTTTTCATCGTGCTGGTGTTCTTTATTCCACTTTACACCTAATGCACGACAAATCTCGTCAATACAGCCTTTGGACTTGATTGTGCCGATAGCAAGAATAAATGCGGTGCGCTCCTGCCCAAAACGGTTGATAATGTAGTCGTAGACTAAATCACGTTGAGAAGGGGAAACATCAATATCAATGTCTCCGATTTCTTTTCTGTCCTCATTGCAAAAACGGGAGAAAACAGTGTGCCATGTCTCTGGGTTAAGATCTGTCGTATTGGACACATAGGCCACGCGGGAGCCGCCACAGGAGCCGCGGTTAAAACCAATCGGGATGCCGTTCTCTTTACACCATGTTACCAACTCAGACATGAACAACATGAAGCCGGACATATCAATTTTATCGAATACGCGGCATTCTTCGGCAATCGCCTCTTTGAACGGTTCTACCTGTTCAGGTGTAATAGCACCATCTGCAATTTTCGATTGCAAGTTGTTATCCAGTACCTTATGCAACACCTCTCTGTCACGATCACCATAAAGTGGCGGATACTTGAAAGATGTGTCCAACTCAAAGGACTCAACAGATGCCGCCATACGATTGGTATTTTCGATTGCCTCAAGATAGATGATTTCTGGGATAGCATTTTGCTTAGCGAACATCGCTACCAATTCTTCGTATGACTTGTAGGTAAGATCAAAACTGTCTTCGTCAGCAAATTCAATATGCTTTGACAGTTGCATGATACTCCTACACTCTGCTTTGTATTTGTTGAGACTATGTGTATCAGTACCAGCAATCAGCGGAATACGGTAACGCTGAGACATATCTACCAGATGACGGTTGTACGCAATTTGCTCTGGATGATCGTGCGGCTGGATTTCCAGATAGTCATAGTGCTTCAAAATGCGTTCATACATCGGATGCCGAATACTCATTTTATTGAGTGGAGAGGCGAGACAAGCACTTATTTTGATGACGTTATCTGAAAGACCAAGAAATTCGTCAAATGAAATCCTGGGTTTATAGTAAAAGTGATCGTCACGAGTAGACCGACTAATCAACTCGTTCATTTCCTGAAGGCCCGCATAATTCTTAGCAATTAGGATTGTATGGTAGTTGTCACGTACCTTGTGCATCCCAGCTTCCATCAATTCTGTAAATCGCCGTTCCGCATAATCATCTGGTTCGCATTGTGCATCGTCTTGCGTAATCGAGCCTAAATCTGGTTCTTCTTGATAGTTTGCTCTTTCCATTTCGGCAAGTAGGCGTTCAGCAAGAGCTTTTTGTTCACGATCTCTCTGAGCGGCCTCTTCCATTACTTGCCGCTGTATCTCTTTTTTATCAGGTGGAACTAAGAGGGCTTCTGTTAAATAAACTTCACAACCGTGAAGATATTTTAGACCAGCTTTATCACAAGCCATCTTTTTTTCGATCCACTGATAGATGTTTCCATGCTCAGTAAAAGCAATCGCAGATTGCCCAAGTTCGACAGCACGAGCAATATAGTCTGAGAATTTGGTTGCGCTGTCAAGCAGAGACAGTTCGGTATGCAGATGATATACGGTATAGTTTTTATCACTCATATTGACTTCTCCTATTTCACGAACCATATTTGTATCGTCAACAAAACTCACAATACTGTTTGATTTATGATTTTGCCTTTTCGGTACATGGTTTCGTGCTGATTATTGATCGCTTGTTCTTCCGAATACCTCATCTTCGCTGTCATCCTCTACCAGCTGCTGAGGTGGGAATGGAAGCGGAGTTGTGTATCGCCTCTTGTCCCAAGCGTATTGATAATCCAGTTCAGCCTCGGTTGTGAAAAACCGTCTGGACGGGCGATCATAAAATGTTTCAATGCTACGGCTTTCATAGCCAGTCAATCGGTCTTTCAAGATGTCGAAGATAACATCCGCTTTAATTGGCTTAACTTTCCATCCACTTCCATTGAGCTTTGGGATACCTTGCCGGTCAGACTCTTGCACACGGTAGAGGCTGATAATACGATGAGCAAGATCAATAATGGCCGAAATGCCCTGCACATCCATCTTACTCAACCGACGCATCATGTCAATTTTGTGTGGATGTACTACCAAGATTACAACGACATTGAACTTCACAGCAAAAGCAATCAGATCCATAATAAAATCAGCCTGTTTATCGTATTTATTGTTATCGTTGCTCTCCAAGTTAATAGCTGTCAGGTTGTCAAGAATCAACAGCTTCGTCCCATACTTCCTTACCGAGTCCTCCATAGACTTCAAAAGGTCTGCTGACTTATTGGATTCTCCGTCCTGCCGAATATAGAGTCGCCCTCGGTAAAACTCGCTAATCGCTCTTTTTGCTTCCGGCGTCACCTTATAGAAGATAGAATCGTTGTACTGACATTCCTTTACATTTCTCTGCCCCGCAAAGATGAAGTTCAACCAGTTTTTTGCCTGGAAATTTGGCAACTCACCAGAGAACAGATAGGCATTTTCATCTCGATCCAGGCACTGACAAATCACTTGGTTCAAAAATGATGACTTACCACTACCATTGATACCTGTCACAATGTTTAGTGTTCCGTAAAACAGCTTCATTAGATATCGGTCAAGGTTAGGAAGCCCTGTCGGAATGCCGTCAAGAGCGTCAAGGTCAATATCCTCAATATCAGAGAAGTCAACCACACCAGGAACAGGTGAGTCTTTGGCATCCAGAATAATTTCCATAACCTTTTCTTTCCCGTAATAATAGAGGACTTCGTTGAGATCGTTTACGGAGTATTTGGTATTTGCGGCTTCATCCACATAAAATTGTGGGACTTCAACCACCTTTGTCCGCCAGCTGCCTAAACGGTAAATACACTCTTTCTGCATTTTAAGGCCAGCCTCATCATTATCAGAACAGATAATAATGGAATCGAATTGTTCAAGAAAGTCCCAGTTTTCTTCAATCCAATGGAAATTTGTGCTTCCAAGAGGAACGGATACGGCATTTGTAAAACCAGACTCGATTGCAGATAGACAATCTGGCTCACCTTCGCAGATCAACAAAGGGACGGTTGTATTGATACGATTCATATTAAACAGAAGTGGGGTTGTGTCTGCACCTTTTTGACACCAGCATTTGTTCTCGCCTTTTTTGACTTTTCTGGACGGGCGATATTTCACCATTGTCAACACATCGTTGGTGTCGTAGTAATTGAAAACGGTGTTCCCCTCACTGTCCTGGCGCACATCGGCATAGTCTATCGTCTGTGGGCTAATCTTACGCTTTTGGAAGTATTCGTACACACGAGATTTATCATCGCATATAACCTCTTTGGGGTATTGATACTGCCGCCGTGTCTTTACTCCAAGTTCACCGAAAGAATATGGCATACCGGCCAGATCGAAAAGTTTGCGGCACGCCTGGGCATATGTCATTCCTTTATACATCAGCACATCGAGAATGTCATAACTACGAGAACACGCCCCAAAGCATCTAAAATTGAATGCTTTTTTGTTATAAATGAAACTGGCGTGATCCTCTTGGTGAAACGGGCAGCAGCACTTCATATCACGCTCGTCATAGTCAACAATGCCAAGCTCTTCTATGATAATTCGAGCGTTATCATCACCGAGTTTTTCCTTGGCCTGCATAATTGCATCACGGTCGATTTGCACAGATAAAATCACCTCGATCCGTCTGGAAAGTCAGCCCACTTCCGTGGGCTTGACTTTACCATGATTCAAGATTAGAAACTAAAGCCGGGGCGCACGCCCGCCGACCAGGAAGCAAAGTTGGAGTAGATGCCGCCGTTGCTGTACACATAACAGAAACAGCTGGTGTTGCCGTAAAAGGGGGAACGCAACCACCACCACACAGCAGTGTCGTCTTCATTCAGAGCAAAATACGGTACATCCTCCAGTCGGAAGTATTCATACCAATGCCCCTCACCAGGAGCTGAGTAAATAACTCGCCCAAACACTTCCTTTTCACTGAGGATAAAGATTCGATCAATACTCTTGACGATTTCTTTGCTCTCACCACCAGCAGAAGTGAGTTTGACTACTGGACGAATAACCGACTGTAATTCATCAGAGCAAAGCTCCAAAAACTCTGTATTGAGCCATCTCCGCATATCGCTCGCGTCCCAGCCACCTCTATTGGTGCCACTGTCATTCATGGAACGCTCGTCCTTATACACACGAACCATCTGCCATGTGAAAGGAGCCTTACCGGAGTTGTCTGCCAAATCGTCATGGTCAAACCCGATAATCCGATACTCAGCATTAAAGCCGTTCTTCATGTGATCCGTCTTGACAGCTCCAAGAGCAATCTGCTGGCGAGCAAGCCCACTTTGACCGATGCTGTTCAATTCCAGCCAAGAGAGATGGTTCAGATCGGTCAAAAGCTCTACACTGGGTTTTTGAATTGTAGAAGCGACTGCAATATCTGATAGGCAACTGGAAATAAGCAGACCAGAAGCATCCATGTCCACGGTGAAGTTGATATGCTTACGCTGGGCAAGTTCCTCTTGTGTAATGAAAAAATTCATATTATCCTCCCTATTATTGTCACAGTTGCATACGATAGTTTTCAGCACATTTCAATGCTTCCAACTGCAAGCTGGATTTTTCCGCCCTCTATCCAGGCAACGGAAACGGAATAAACATCCAACCCACAACTGTCAAACATTTCGTCAACAGACACTTCAATCTGTTCTGCACCAAGAGTGTGTAGAAAATCTTTAATTTTCTGTTCACACTCTGTATCACAGTTTTGGTTGATTTCTTCCAGCAGTTCAAATAATTTTTCTTTCATCCTTCGCCGCCTTTTTTCCGAATAAAACCAGACTTTCATCATAGAAATTCTTCGTACTCACATTCTGGTGCCACATCGCATAAATGCTTGCAAAACCAGAAATCAAGGTTTGCATACCAATCGTTGGTCACTGTAATCTTTTCGATGAGCCGTTTTGCCCATACTTCAACTTCCATCAGACGCTCATATCGGAACGGCTCACAGATCCATGTCCCTGTGCGAAAGCAGTTGAACTCAATATAATCTGGGTAACGATCATACAGCTGACTCACAGCGGCAGCGTAGATATAAAGCTGACGTTGGTATTTATCAAGTTCCAGATCAGAGAGTGTTGGTTTGGTTCGGTTCGATCTTGGCTTTAATGCTCTGGACTTATGATCGGTGATGTAGAGTTTGCCGTTTTCGTCCTCTGAAAGCACATCCAAAAAACCAATGAACGGATAGCCCGCAAATTGGAATTGCATTCTATCCTCTACCTTGATAATCTGGCGGTCAGGGAACGACAGAGTTTTGAGATACTGCCGCCCCTGCTCCAGATAGCCCATGTAGATTTTGTGTGACGGTGCTTTATCTGTAATATCCTCGGTAAAATGAGACAGGTAGTAGGGAACCAGTTCCTGCTTATTCAAAGCACCAGTCAAATATTGTTGAAGAATTGAGTGCATCAGGCTTCCGTATTGAGCGAAGAATTTCGATTGACCTTGGATATTGTAGATATATCGCTGGAGCCATAGATATGGACAATCTTCAAATGCTGTGAGGCGTGAATAACTCCATTCCATAGGCTCAATCATTAGGTCGTATCGCATTTACTACTCCTTAGAACGGAAGTTCACCATCGTCGCCCTCTTCTTCAGAAGTAGGAGGCGGAGACTTCTTTCCGCTGGACTTGGCCGGTGCCGAAGCGTCGTTATCTCCACCATTCTGCCCCTTGCTACCGCAGAACTCCACACGGTCAGCCTTGATCTCCCAGGCGATGCGCTTATTGTCTTCCTTGTCAGTGTAGTGCCGGCTCTGCATCTCACCCTGCACCAGAATTTCCTGCCCCTTGGTAAAATACTTCGAGACGAACTCCGCAGTCTGCCGCCAGAACACCACAGAGAAGAAATCAGTCTCTTTGTCTTTTGAATAGGGTCGGTCAACCGCCACATTCACCGTACAAACAGCAGTGTCGGACTGAGTGCGGCGCAACTCAGGATCAGCCGTCAAACGGCCCTTGATGATGATACAGTTCATTCTTCATTGCCTCCCACAAATTTCTTAACCGCTTCCAAAACTTCGGTGGCGGTCTTCATATTGGTAACGATACGGTAATTGCCAGATGCCTTACCCTTGTCGTCCTTGACGTATTTTTTGACCACAGCAGTCAGCTTGGTACGAGCGTCTTTCAGCTTTTCTTCATCCTGGATAGCATTCAGATAGCCAGACACCAACTCGTCAATCTCGTCGATCATCGCTGTAACCAATGCACGCTCCTCTTCCTGTGCTACTTGGAGCTTCTTGCTACGCCAATTATCAGGGTCATCATCGGGCGTGGCAATCTGGAAGAACTTCAAAAGGAAGTAGCGATGGAGATAACTGAGGCCGCTGCCAACCGCTTGGCTTGCATCACTCTGTTGCCCAACAATCACCCACGGAACAACCAATGTATCGTCGGGATTATCCAAGTTGATCCAGGTAAAGGTCATATCAGCCTTTACCAAAACCTCGTTGACGCTTTCCTCAATCCTCTTGCCGTCTTTTGCGTTCTTAATCTTCGTGTAGTTGTACGGGCTGACCTCTGCTGTCTGTGGCACGATGCCAGGATACAGAAGCACATGGTACTTATCCATACCAGCCGTCACACGGGCCAAAATTTCATCTTCGGACACATACTTGTAGTTGAAGCCACTCTTGTTTTTGCGGATAACTTCAACCATTTTCCTGATGCCAGCCAACTTTTGAATAAGGCTCAGGTCTTCGATTTTTACGTCTGCCATGTTTCCTCCTTGATTTTGTTTGTTATTATGCGAAATTTTAATCGTCACCGAATGATTTCAGCATAAAGCAAGAATCACAGAAATGCTTTCCGCTGGATTCAATTCTGACGTAATCGCCGGTTATTGCTTCTCCGCAGCCGTCACAAATGATTGTTTCTGCATAAGCACCACCACAGAATGGACAGCCACTAAATTTTTCATATGGTGGTGTATCCAGGCCATGCCGCTCCTCCCATTGTTTCGGTTCCTCAAAGGTTCTTCCACAGTCCAAGCAAGTATATCTATCTGGTGTCAATGTTTGACCACCTTCCAGACCGCAGTATTTCGAGTTGTGATAAAACTCCGCCGTTTACCGACAACCTCAATCTTGCCGTCTTCTTTCAACTCTGTCAGACGTGGGCGAGTGAAGTTGGGATCAATGTACGGGATTTTCCCATCTTTAAGGAGCTGTTGTGCAACCTCTTCTGCTGTCATACCACCAGGATCGCCGTTTTCAAGTATGTTCAAAATGAGAGCCTTGCGGCTATCCCGTTTCGGTTTCACATTCTCGTATGCTTCACGGCGATTTTTCAGTGTGATGCTCAATCGTATCATTCCTCTCTATCCGACAAATGCCGGTTTCTGTTGCTGTAATAGTTTGACAAATCCAACCATCTTCTTGAACACGGCCTCTTCGAGTTTTACTTGACGGGTAGGATAAATCCGCTACCCCCCCCCACACACAGCGCACTCGATAAAACCTTTACGGGTCGCCTGTCTGATCCTTACTTTCTCCATAAACAACCTCCGGCGGATTGCCATGATGCTGTGCTCTAAGTGTCGGGCAGTCTTGCCTAAGAGTACATTTCTTGTTGAGCCGTCCCTGTGGATCAATTACGCCCTTGACCTTATACCATCCCGTCTTTGCTCCACCACCGCCAGCTTCAGCTTTCAGAACACGGGCAACAGTTTCACTATCATATATTCGGTTGGCATCTCCGTTGTAGTCGTTGATATATCCAATCTGACGAAGATCATTGTCTTCGATGCTATGATTTTGTTCGCCGCTAATTGGAGCATTATCAAATGTGGATAGTGCCTTTTCAAAAGCTCCAATGCCAGAAAAGAAAGAGCCAACCACAATATCCTCGAAAAGATACGGCATAGCCTGGTACAGTTCTCCCAGAATAGCACAAAGCACATCCACCACAATAGAGTTGCCGGCTTGCTTGTAAAGCTGGGAGCCACTACGATCATTACCGCCATATATGTTCTCATTCATAGCAGCCTGAGCGCTGTAAAAATCTTCATCGGTAAAGCCCATGAGCCTCCAGCATTCTTTCTGCGTTAGTTTCCGCACTCGAAACGCTGGCTCTTTGATTCCAGATTCAATCACTCTCTTGTCCCCCCCCCCATCAATAGTGCGAATAGTGCCACAAACGCCATCTTTGAAGAAACGAACACCCTCGTCACATCGCTGCTCACATACGATTCTCATGTTTTTCAACTACTCCTGTCATTTGTTGATTTCCGAAGCCTTTGTAGTCACGGGCCAGTAATGTTAAAGCTGTATCACAGTACCCATTAAACTGGGTTCCTTTCTTACTTAGTTTTGCACCGGCAAGTGAGCAAGTCCCAACAGTGGCGGTCTGTGGAACCTCTTCCACCGGTACGGATGGTATTACTGATTTGTCTGGCTGGGGGGGGCGATCATGGCTGCTACCTTATCGTCCGATAAGTAGTAATGCTCGTCAACTTTCTCATCCAGCATATCTACCAGAGCACGCTTCAGTGGGATAGGAGTAGGGAATTTGAACTTTCCGTTATCCAGATCTTTTCTGATAATGACACAATAGACACGCTCACGATTCTGCGGAATCCCATAGTTTTTTGCATTCAGAACCTGCCAGTAGACATTGTAACCGTAGTCTTCCAGTTCCTTAACAAAAAGATCGAATGTAGAACGAAAGCGTGAGCCGACGATGTTTTTCACATTTTCGTAAATAGCAAAGCGCGGCCTCTTCTCTCTGAGAAAACGTAACCATTCAACCAGAAGTGACGAACGAGTTTTCTTAATATCTGTTGATCCGCAACTGGGACAATGGTCGCGCTTAGTATAGTGAGCTTCTAATGGGTTATAGGTGTGACCGCAATGCTTACAAGTCCATGCAGCCCCCCCCTGTTTGCCCGCTACACTGAAGTCCTGACAAGGGCTTCCGCCAAACATGGTATTAAAGTCTGGCACCATCTTCTCATCGGCCTTAGTAATATCGCCAATATTGAGTGCCGGATCAATACCATGCACAGCACAGTAACTTTCTGCGGCGTACTTATCAAACTCGCAGAAAAGGGCAGTTTTGAAATCCAAGGTTTACTACCTCCTTATTATAGCGTATTTTCCCTTGCCTGTCAATGATTTTATTCGTTGTTAATGAAAGAATAGTTTCATTCACTATCTTCTTTGCCTCTGCTTTCCGAAATCCACGAATCCATACATGGTACGCAGGTATAACAAGAAACCGCTCCACCGTCCATGAATCCAGATTCGCATAGGGCGTACCCTCCCTTTGGAATCTCGTCACCGCAGTTCCCGCAAGTGTGTGGTTTCCTACATTTTACGAGTCTGCATTTGTAGCAACTGATTTCTGTGTCATCATTGCCGTAAATATCACAGGTTTCGTAATCCTCTTTGGAATACTTTAATTCGTCCATACCTACATCTCCAATCACTTTGAGATGATTTTGTCAATCCCGATGATCCCCGCCAATTTTTCTCCCAACTGCGTAGAAATTTCAGTGGAAATCTTTTGCTTGAGGTTCTTGGTGACATCTTCAACTGCACGCTTGATTTGCCACTCCATGTCACTGTCGATGCTCTTGTGGACGATGTAATCAACCCGGCTTTTGAAAGCGGGGTTGTAGCCATTGTCTGGCTTCCCTTCCCGCGTGACAGGCTGCGTCAGGTAGTTGTCGCAAGCCTCAGAAAGCAACTGTTTGACAGTGACCTGTGCCCTCGTTACTTCACCCCAGCGATCAGTGATATCCTTTGGAGTGTTGAAAAACTGTTGCATCATCAAATTGAGCCTTTTGTTGACCTCGTTTTCAACGTCCCGCATTTTATCGTTAAGAATTTTCTCCGCTTTCTCTTCAAGAGATTTGGTGATGTTGCCGCAGACTTTTTCGGTAATGCTGGAAAGAATCTCGTCCTTCAACTGCTGGTCAATGTTTCCTTCCTCGTCCAGCCAATCCAGGTCAACGGTAATGTTGAATTTAGCCATTGTAAACCTCCATCGAATTTAGAATGAACACTCACACGGAAGGTTGTCATCATCTTTGATGAGCTTTCGTGCTACTGCCCAAAATTTTTGTGGTTTGGTTTTCTCAGTAGGAGGTAGCGCCTTTTTTTTGAGCTTAGCAAATTCCACCTCGAAATCTGAGAGAAAGCCTTGTTTTAGGATACTATACCCGATTGCTTGTTCTGCCAGCTTCGCCTTTTCCCAAATTTCGGGATAGAGACAGTAAACAATGAACCAATGTTGTTTGCCGGCCTTTAGGCAACCAATACAATTTGCATGGTTGAATATGTCATAGGTTCTTGGACGCTTAATCCCAATCTCTTCGATGTCGTGAATCGTCCTTGCCTCCCAGGTCAATGGATACTCAGTCTGGTATCCCATAGCAGCCATAATACCGACTCTACGCTGAATACGGCGCTGCTCATTGGCGTCGAACCCATAAACCAGAGATATATCATCTCTGACCGCTGGCAGTAGGGGTGGGTAGTTCTCCGCAAGCCATTTGTGAAAAGGCTCAGTTTTCAACCTATTTGTGCAAAGAGCCGTTGACTGTGCGCCAGTCTTGAATGCTTTGATATCCACGCACACATCAAATTGATCCTTGCGCTCCCATCCAGGCATATTGGCATAAGTAATTGGAACACCCAAATAATCCGAAACCTCATTTTTGAAACGCTTAATATCTTGGTCTTCAGTACGTGGACACAGATTATGGTTAAGTAATACCGTATTCTCAGACCCGTACCGTCTAACCACTTCCACGGCGGCGATTGCAGATGAATGACCGCCAGAAAAACAAACAATGTGAATCATACCGACCACAACCATCACTGGCTGAGGTCAACCGCCTAATCCTCCCATGCTTCAGCTTTTCGGCCTCCACGCTGCAACAGGCGGCTTTACCATGCACTTATCAATCTTACATGAACCTGGTTTACCAGGATTGGTATTATCTCCTCTCGTTTTTATTGCTGTTGGTTTGTGAACTCTTAAAATATTTTCCGATAGTAGCCAGTGTTGCACAGGCCAACGGAATGAAGTCTGGTGTGAAACGTGCTGTGTCGAACATCAGGTTCATACCACTGGCAATGGCATTTCCGACACACAGCTTCAAAATCCATCCACCAAACCATGCAAACCCAAATGTAATGACTGGACTGAATACCAGAAGCCCAATCAGTCCAATAATCGCACTGCCGATTCCAAGCAGTGTAAATCCGTCGTTATTTCTCATGTTGTAAACCTCACTTTTCTAAATTTAAGTGTTATTTATTGCACTTCTTTCTTTTCAATGGTGACTTTCCAATTCCCAAATGAACCGTGCATAATCAGTGATCCCATACGAAAATCATCATTGATCGTGTCGCCAACAGAAACGCTATCATAATACGCCTTATCGACAGGAACCTCAAAAGTAATTTCGTTCATTGAGTCTTTAAGGTGTTCACCGATATCGAGTGTGAAATGTGATTGTTTGATGCGGAATGTAACTACATAGGTTGCCGTTCCATTCTCTTCTTTTGCGCTTACAATTTCAGCCTCAATAGCGGACTTTTGTTCTTTGAGCACAGCGATTTCTGTTCGCAATTCATTACACTGCTGCTCCAGATACTCATTGCTTTCTGCACAACCAACAAGCAAGACAAGCATCATGGTTGCTGCAATAATAACAGCCATAATTTTCTTCATAATGCACCTCATAAAATTATTCTACTTGAACTCCGATATACTCAAGCACTTTTCGCATACCAAGGCCGTGTTCTTCCCACGGCTTCATGCAGTAGTTCCAGAGTTTTGGATGTGTGATTTTTAGACGCTGGAAGCGGTTCGGAGACTTTTCCAAATGAGCGCCAAAGGCACAAAAGACACAGCCAGTACGATGCTCTCCTGTTGTCGTCCACCCCCCCCCCATCAGCTTTAACGATTTCACCGTAGACAGAAGCATATGGGATTTGATAAGTATAAAGATATTCGAGTACATCATTCTCTGTCCAGAACGACATAGGCTGAGAGATGGGCGATTTATTGTTAAAGGCATTGCATCCTTGTCGCATCCATACGACTTCTCTGGATATGCTTTCTACTGCCATAGTTGCAGTGATAGGAAAACGGCCAGTCTCTTTAACGTATTTTTTCATTGGCTGCTTCTTCATAATATCGCAGCACTTGGAAGACACCTTGAAAGGCGCATCTAATAGGTAGCACCACTTTTGACAGTTAAATTTCGATGGTTTACCATTCGACATCATAACCTCCCCGTGGATCTCCTTCCAACGATACGATCCAGGCTTCTTTCCGTATTCAACCGTCTCTGCTGTTCGCTTTGATATCAGAGGGTATCCATACACCTCAATAACCTTGCGGAAATTCATCTCTGGCCGTACAACAGTCACATTATCACGGCTCATAGCGAACTTTCTAACCTCTGGGAACTCAAGCCCAGTGTCGGAGAATACAGCCGGAACATCTGGGTAAATACGCCTCACGATGTCAAGAAGTACGGTTGAATCCTTGCCACCTGAAAACGCAACATACACTTGGCCGTCGTAGTGCTGATACCATTCGATAATGCGAGCCGTAGTAATCTGGATTTTGCGAGAGAGAGGCAGACGCTGCATCTCTTCCAGTTGTTCTTTGCTATGCAAAACGTCCACCTCCCCCATAATTATTGTGATTGTTTATAAGTTCCCACAGTATTGCCGCAACAACGAAGCAAGGCACGATGAAAACTGCTCCATCCATAAATCACTCCGTACCGTCTGTCAGTTGGGGCGAATCGTCAGGAGCGGGAAGCTGAGGAGTCACCGTTCCAAGCCAATGGTTAAGTACCTTGTTGTAGGTATTGTCATTCCCCATAAAACGCTTGAGCATAGCAGCCATCAGACCAGTCTCAGCACTGAAGGTGTCTCCAGGCTGGCACTTCACCACCGTCTTGGAGCCATCGTCCCAGTAAACGATAGTGGCAGGGCCGTTGAAAATCACACGATGAATACCCGGCAAGGCAGGATGCTCCCGCATATAGCGAACAGCGGCGTTCCATCCAGCGGTGAAGCTGTTTTGATCAAGTCCGACCTTTACCTTATTGGGGGGGGTATACGAACCCAACAAGCGAAGCAGATCGGCGTTTACAGGCTGCACCCTAACACTCCACGGACTGATGTGATTGTCTTTCATTGCAATTTCCTCCTTAAATTCAGTGTTTTTAGTGTGCGTGCAGGTCACAATCGTGCAAAATCATAACCTGCGACCAGATATCTTCACCAAGCAAATCCTTAAACTTTCTCTCGGTCTTGCTCGGATGATCTGACTTTTCCACAGCGAATGGTGCCATATGCCAGCGAATCAAAAGCGCAACCCTCAGTTGGTCATCCTTGGACAACAAATCAGCGGTGTGAGCAAAACTCTCATAGGCACCAACACGCTCGTGGTTGTAATAGTGGGCAATATCTGTGGGATTTCCCTTGCTGTCATGGAAAACCTTTGTAAACTCTTTTCCAATATCATGGAGTGCAACTGCACGGCCAAGAGGAATATCGTTTGCCATATCAGAGTAGTTCTTGTCGAAATATTCATAGGCCGTCAACATATGCTGTCCAACTGTAAACTCATGGTGAGGGTTGTCGTGCTCCATACCAGCAAGGCGACTCAGCAAGAAGTTGATGTCGCCAATAAACGGGTCTACATTTTCGATCCAGATAGCATCCCATCCCTCGGCTTTCATCGGAATGTCGATATTCTGATACATCCGATGAATTACATTCTCAGGCACAGTGCGTTCACGATTGGCGTTATTCTCTACGCATTTAGAATACGGGGTTGCCATAAAAACACAGACGGTTTTAAGGCCAGGAATATGCAGTCCTTTCACCTGTTGCAGAAAAACACGACGGCGCTTATAACTGATATTGGTAGCGTCATATACCACACTCAAGCCAATTTGCAAATCACGGATTACACGGTCGTGAAGAGTTTGAAACACCAATTCCTGCTGACTCTGATCATCCACATTGTTCAAAAGTTCCTCACGAATTGCGTCGCTGGAGTGGATGACCGCATGGGACAATTTGTTTTCCGCATACCAAGACTTTCCGCTTCCAGGAAGTCCAACCAGCATGAAGAAATATTGCGTTGACAGGTTCAAACTACTCTCCTCCTTGCAGTTCCATTAAGAAACATCGTTTAAGAATTTCTACTGTGGCTGTCTGCATCACTTCATTTGCGTGTTCGTTAATGCAAACAGGAGTTGTATCCATGTACTGCTGTTTATCAGCTTTCATAGAATCAACAGCTTCTTGCATAAGCCGACGCGCTTCTTCCAGAGAGTGACACCCACGTTTTACTTCTACAAGGTAATCGGCTTGTTTGCTAACCAAGCAATCGGAATATTTTTCGTCGGCCATGTAGCGTGTCATAAATTCACGCATCCGCAAAGCGTGATGGAGCTGCTTGGGATCGTAGCCAAACCGTTCAATCTTATCAATGGTTGCAGGATATGGATGCTCCATTGCTTTCTGTTTCTCTAATGCCATACCAAGAAGACAGCTCATCCCAGCATAATTGTTATAGCGAGCAATGTCCTCTCTGGCGTCCCAAATAGGCTGGAACAAGTCGGCATAAATCGGATTGAGGATGTAATACGGAGTGAAAATGTCGCTACTCTCATAGTCCAGGCCGTAGTTTTGAGAACCTTGTAAGAAAATTCCCAACCAATCCTGCCCAGATTCTCGTACAGCGTCCAAATGCTGCTGTAGCCGATTCATAATGCGGTCTTTATTCATATGGGCACTCCTCCTTTCTCACACAATCTCTGAGAAGTCGTTGGTAAAGGGATGCGTCATAACTCTCCATATCGTCCCAGAACATTAAATGCTCTGAGGTGTATTCCTCTGTGACATCTCCACTCACATCATAAAGGCGTCCACCGATTTCCTGAACAAAGTGATTTTCCACAGGCTCGTACATCATATTGCCGCCAAACCGCTCTTGCAAAATGAAAGCAAACCAATAACAGCAGCCGTTAAGAAACACGTCCTTAGAGCCTTTGAAGTTCTGGATAAAGCCGAGAATTTCAGCTTTATCCATCGGTTGCCTCCACAACCTCTTCCTGTGCCTCTTCCATATCAGGTGCAGCAGCAGTATCCTTAATCAATCCCTCAAGAGCCTTGAAAGAGAAATTTTTGTGCTTATAAGCAGCAAACTTTGGGCGATTGACAATGCGGCAAACAACACCTTCACGCACATGGGTTTTGCCTACGGGGTCAGGGCCATCGTAGAAATCCTCAGCCAGCTTCTTTACATATTCGCCAGCATCCACCGCCTGGGGAGAACCCACATTATCAGGCAGTTGGAAAAGATCGGGAATGATTGTGCGGCAGAAGAGAGGTACACACTTGACGCCCATCTGCTCACAGCGATAACGCATGAAGTCAGGCGAATACTCCACCACATCACCATCTTCGTTGGTCATAGTCATGCGGTAGACATAGAGATCGGACTTCGGCACAGGGATAGAGGCCACTCCGCTCTCATCCATAACTGTTTTCTTTCCGGTTGGATCACAGCCATATTGGTAAACTCCTTATCACCAATCTTGGCGTTGCTTCCAGGAGACATGATAGGTGTGCCATCGTCGGTGAAACCAACCACCTCGTAGTAGACCTCCTCACCATTGCGGAGCTTCCCTTCAAAGACCTTTGCGTGTTGCTCACGGAAAGAATTGCTTCCATAAAAGCCACCGTCGTAACCGTCAAGAACAACCCGCCTCGTACCAGTAACATATCCCCAGTCATAGATAGGCGTTCTCTTGATTCTGGCGCGGAGCCAATCAGGAGTTTTCTCGCTCTCAAACAGCCGCTTTTCCAAACCGTTTTTATATTGGTAGCCTTTGAGGATGGGAAGATAGCCGGTGCGCTGGCTGGTGCCGTGCATCTTCAGCGTAATCTCAACCAGATCGCCGTTATGGAACGCAGACAAATTGTAGGCAAGCTGCTCTGTATCTGCGTGCTTCAAGAACAGAGGAGAGATTGGATCAGACTTCTTGCGGACACGGCTCCCGCCACGACCACCACCAGCTGCTCGTTTGGCCTTTGGAATGTACTTCTCGCAAATTGTGACACCATTCAGCATTGTGATTGTGTCGCCCTCTTTGAGTTGTGTAGTGTCTGTAAAGCCATCCAGACAGCTAATAGGAAGAAACAAACCGTCACTCTTTTCTCCACGAAGTTTCAGGGCTTTGATGTTTCGTTTCTCAGGATCAAGATATCCACCGGCAGGATCTCCGTTCTCATCCTTTCGCCGCAACAGGTCATTCTTTTGTGCAAACTCGACACCAAGTTTTCCGTCTACCGGAAAGTAAACGCCAAGCTGGTTGGGGTCGGTGCCAAGATCCACGATTACCGTGTTCCCGAAACACTCACCACACATCAGCCGATCAGCGTTGGTGTGCTTGCGCAGATTTTTAATTCTTGTAACATACGCACAGTACATTTATTTTCACCTCTTCGATTTAATTCGTCGCTAAATGAAACATAAATTTTATGCAGTCTTATCAATACATAGCCTTTAGCTTGTGTGCCACCTCTGCAATGGCCTGGGCCGTTTCCACCATTTCGTCCGCCGTGTTTTCATATCCCAACGAAATACGAACGGTTGATGCAGCATCTTCATCTGATAACCCAATTCCTTTCAGGACATGAGACAAACTTGCATCCGATGCACTGCAAGCGGAACCAGCAGAAAGATAAATTTCTTTCTGATCCAGCAAAAGCAACAGAGCCTCGCTATTTACACTGGGAATGGTCAGACTGATAATGTTGTGTGTCCTTTTTGCAGCGGCGTTTTGCTTGTATTCTCCTGGCATCACCTTGTCCAGTTCTTTCAGCAAAACATATTCCTGCGTGTTCCACTTTTCGATTTGTCTGGGGAGCCGACTTGTGATGATTTCAGCGGCCTTACCAAGCCCCACGATACCAGGCACATTATAGGTGCCGGCTCTTATACCGTGCTCCTGACCTCCTCCGCTAATCAGAGATTCTTTCTGGACTCCACTACGCACATAAAACACTCCGACACCAAACGGTGCGCCAAACTTGTGCCCGGACATGGAGAGGAAATCCACTCCGCACTTCTTCACGTCGATAGGTATATGGCCTGCCGCCTGCACAGCGTCCACATGAAGGAGTATACTGTGCTTTTTACAAAGCTCTGCAATTTCCTCAACCGGATTGATTGTACCAATCTCATTGTTGATCCACATTACAGAAACCGCTTTGTGACAACAGAGATTTAACAGGCGGCTCAAATCTTCCAAATCCACGCTACCATCGGGCAAATTCTTTACATAGGACACCTCATGTGCCCATCTCTCAAGCGGATGCGTAACGGAATGATGCTCCAAGGGAGTTGTGATGACCCTCTCGCCAAGGATATGGCTGGCGAATGTGTTATTAGATTCTGTACCGCCTGACGTAAAGAAAATTTCAGAGACATCGGCGTTAATCATTTTGGCAACCTTTTCACGAGCATCTTCAATGGCTCGAAAAGCGTTTACTCCTTGCGTGTGGATACTGCTTGCGTTGCCAACATGATCTGGTTGGAACCAGGGAAGCATAGCCTCCAGAACCTCTGGAAACATAGGTGTCGTTGCTGCGTGGTCTAAGTAAATCACGAATTGCACTCCTCTCTGTAAAAGAGGCTCAGACCGTAGACAGCCAGTGCGCTATACTATCGTTCTGAGCCTCCTTTGATTTCGTTCGTCGTTATTCGCCAACAACATGGCGCAATGCGTCCTCAATGGGCTGGTATCGCTCCGTGTTCAAAGTCTCAAGCAAGCACTCGTAGGGATCGAGCTTGCCGCTCATCACCATCTTGGCGATATTGACAGAGAAGCCGCTGACCAGAGCAACGCCCATATCGTTCTCCTTGACAGGAATCGTCTCGCTACGGCTGGCAACATTCCAGAACACCAAACGAGGCATCTTGTATCCAGCCTGTTCGTACTTCCGCTTGATCTCGTCGAACAGTCTGGCGCTCGGTCTGCTTGTGTTGTACCCCCAGCGATCTCTGGACGGCGCTCCACAGCTGGCGCAGGAGTCAAACTCCATGTCGGAAATGATAAGCACATTGGCGGGAAGTTCGCTCTGATCCATGTGCTTGGAGATTGCCGTGTTCAAGATGAGGTCAAAGACGGCCTCCACATTGGTGTTTGCTCCAGCGTGGCACTCATGGACGATTCTCAACCGCTCATAGAGGTTCTTGCCATTTGACAAGTCAATCAGCTCTGGGCGATCAGAGAAAGTGATATACTGATCTTTGAACTGACCAGAAGAACGCTCGGCAAAATAGATTGCGAGTGCGTTCGCTACCTCCAAGGGGCGGGCCGTGCTACCGGGGAGCGTTACCCATGTCATGCTCCCGCTGTCGTCCTGGACAACAATCGTGTTGCCGCAACCCTGCACGGTATCCGGCAAGTTACTCCAAAGAGCCTCCAGCGTAGCATCTACACTGTTTGTACGGCGGTACTTGTTCACGATATCGTGAGGGAACAGCGTGCCGGCGTTAATCTTGGCGTCGCCGCTCTCCACACGCTCCAAAAACTCACGCCGCCGCTCAGTGTCATGGCGGAGAAAAGCATCGTTGTAGATCAGGTTAGCACGGGAGGGGACACGCTGATAGTCAATTCCATCCCACGTCTGAGAAGACATCTGCTGCTCAACCACGACCAGATAGCGGGACAAATCCGCCAGCGTGTGCTGATAATCACGCTCCGTCATATTCAGACCACTCCGCAAAAGCTGTCCATATCTGCGGGTCTGCTTGGAAGATGTCTTACATCTGGGCATCCACTTTGCGAGCAGAGAGACAGGCTTCTTCTCCTTGTAGCCACGCATATCATCGTGGAGTTGAGTGCCTACCAACTCAATCACCTTGTCGGCCAACGGAGTATCCAGCAGACACCAGAGATCGTCCCAGCGGCCATACTCAGGCACCAGAGATAAAACCGGGGCGACATACTCAGGGAAGTCATTCGCCATCGGCACCATGCAGGCACGGAACAGCCGCCGCTCACCAAGTCCACCACGCACATCGCGGGCGAAGAATAGCCACTTCATAGCCGTCACCTTATCCTCAAAGAACGCCTTGATGAAACGCTTGGAGATATCCTGCTCCGAAGCATTGCGGAGAGATGCGACCGCAAAGTTGAGATCCAGCAGGGAACGCCCCGTGGTACGGTAGCCAACTGCTCCATTTTCGGTTACGGATACATTGTCAGATCCATTGACGAGTGTATCCTTGACACCATCCATAAAGTTGCTCATTTCTCTTACCTCCTAATAAATTTTGAGATACCTGGAACACCTTAACTACTTTTGCTGTACGTGTTCAGAGATGTGCCCGTCTCTCCGAGCTGTCACCATTTTATCGTTAAATAGGGTGGGAGGAGACGATGGTTTACGTTCCCCTATATTGTACGGCAGGTAGGATTTGAACCTACGATTGGCGGTTTGGCTTTTTACCTTGCTGTTAGTGAAACTATAACATTTCACATTTTATTGACCGCTGTGTTTAACCACTTCACCACTACCGCATAGATGCCAGGGGTGGGACTCGAACCCACGACCACGGGATTAAAATTCCTTAAAACATTGCTGTGCGCGTTTCATAAGATACGCATTGATACGTGCTCTATCCACTGAGCTACCCTGACGTTTTGCTTGTCTTTCCAAGCTGTCACAACCCAGTTCAAGATATTTGGGCTGATTATCTGGCGCTTGATTTCAGAACAGACATAAGCGTACCCAAAGCCCTGCCCCTATCCGCTTCTCGGTGGGAACGGAATCCACTTGCGCCTTTTCGTCCGCAACCACGCCGGCTTGTTTCTTAGCGACTCGAAAGGATACCGGAAAACAAAGGAGTCTGATGCGGAGAGTAGGACTCGAACCTACGACACATAGCCTCCATTTAACCTTGCTGTTAGTGAGAACGAAATGTTCCACATTTTATACCATCGCTCTACCGACTGAGCTATCTCCGCATATTCGGGACGCATTGTTGTTTCTTAAAATTTCAGAATGACTTGCTGTTAGCGTCCCATAGTTTCATATTTCAAAGGAGCCGGTCAAATATATTTCTGTTTGGATGCGAACTTAGGGCTTGTCTCGTGCTTTATTCATTGCAGAGCCTCCTCAACTGCGTTCCGATTCTGCCGCACTCATGTGGGCGGCTCACATTTTGAAACCTTGTGGGGCATCGCCCCACTTGTTGCAGCCGTTCTACATTTACAGATACGACTTCTTAAATGGTCTGGTCACGTGCTCTATTCATGGCACGTACCTCCTTCCTAAGAATCAGTATGGTGGCTATTGTGGGAACTGGCGGAGTTGAACCGCCAAGGAAAAGATTTCAAGTCTTTTTTATAATGAAGATTGCTGTATGTGTCCGCCACCCATTACACAGATTGGCCTGACCACCGGACGTTCCCATATTGCCGCACTTACACGGCAGTAGTGGTCTTTTCCCACCGTCAAGAAAGGGGTTTGCAATGTACGCAATGCCGCTCACCACACGGCTGGCGGAGTGGGTGGGACTCGAACCCACACACCCTTTCGGGCTACTGACGGTTTAGCAAACCGCTGTCTTACCATTAGACTTACCACTCCATATTCGGCGGTTGCTAACCACCACGAGACGCATTTTAACGTGATGAATTAAATGTTCATTGTTTTGTTAAAGTTGCTGTTAGCGTCTCAAACCAAATGGCTCTTTTATTCAGAAATTGAGCCGGAGTCCTCTGTACTTAGGAGCTTGGTGAAATTATTGATGATAGCCGCATTTCCCTGGCGCTGTTTGGACATAGCTTCTCGCGTCTTCGCCAGATCAGCCGTATAGGTGTCAATCTCTCCCATAGCGTCGTCAATCTGTTGATTGATAAGCTCCAGACGATTGATAGCGCGTGTCACAAGCTCGACAGCATCATCCGCCTGCTGCGCAAGCCGATCAACCTCCTGCTGCTTCTCCCGCAAAATGTCACGGGACGCCGTATTGGTTTTCTTGTTGTTGAACGCCATATCGTTCCTCCTCAATTCACGCCTGGGATGGTGACAATGGAGCCAGAACCGGATACGGTAGGCATCTTACCATCCCACTGCTCATACTTAATCTTCTCAATCAACTCAGAAGTAAGGGAGGCGGCAATCACTCTGTTTGCCTCTGCCTCAGCTTCGGCAGCAATCCGCAACACCTCAGCATCTGCATTTGCCTTAACCAATGCTGTCTGCGCTTGAATCTCTGCGGCTTCCTTGTCCTTCTCCGCCTGGATCATGGCAACTTCCTTATCTTTGTTGGCCTGAATCTTAGCAGTCTGCGCCTCAATATTCGCAAGTTCAAGCTCCTGCTGGGCGGTTACTTTCTTTTGGATCGCCGCAGCAGTCTCAGCATCCACAGAGATGTCGGTGAAGTTCACCGTGTCAATAATAATGCCATACTTATCGAACTTCTCCTTGAGGTAAAGATCAAGCTCTGCATTGATAGTGGTACGCTGATCGCCAAAGATGTCTGTAACAGGATAGTTAGCACTGACCTCCTGAGTCCATGCGATAATCTTGGGCTTGATAAATGTGTCCTTGATCTCTTCGCCGGACTTTCCTTTGAATGTTACGAATGTTTCAGCCACTCGTGCCTCATCGAAACGATAGGAGAACTCCAAATTTACCCGAACCGTTTTGCCGTCAGAAGTAGGGATACTGAAGCTCTCATCGGTCTTGCTGTCGCCCTTTTCGTCAGAGGTCAGATAGCTTTGCTCAATACCGATTGAGTATGTCGTGACTTTCTTGGTAGGTGCGACCAGATGCCAACCTTGGGAAAGAACCTCACCGTCAACGCCGCCGTTCATGTTGTAGACGACGCCGACATACCCTGCCGGAACACGACTGGTACAGAACAGTGCCAAAATGATACTTCCAAAGATTGCGATTGCAAGGACGATTGCTCCGATGAAACCTTTTCTTCTCATTGTGTATTTTACCTCCGTCAATGTTTATTTGCTGTGTCTTCATCGCTTGGATCTTCCTCGTCCATTGCGTCCTTTGCATCCTTGATTAGCCGTCCAACAAACTTGCCGAGCGGTTTGAATGCGAAAGATAGCAGCACCCACAGCACAGCCGCAAACGCAAAGACCAAGAAAATGAATACCGGCAACTCTTACCCCCCCATTTGAATACATTGATTTTGTTCGTCACTATACTAACCTTAAAGTGGCTCCTGCCACTTTAAGAGTGTAGCTGTTTATACAGTGCATAGTCTCTCAACCGTTCACGATGAGGCTTCCGAATATCTTTTTCGTTTTTACCAATCAGATTCTCACAGAATACCTCCGACGCAAATTCGACATTTTCCAAATCAAAGTTAGAACTTTCCTGTTCCAGCATATATGCCCGATAGAAAATTCCCGACTGTCTGGCTGTGTCGAACTTTAACGAATACTCGTGATTTGAATATTTGTCCATCCGACTGAGGCTGGCCCGCATCTGAAAGACCGTTACTTTGGGGCTATCCTCTGTCCGAATAAGGTTTTCCGAGTACACATACTTCCGAAAGATACGGCCTCTACCTTGAGACTCAAATCCCTCTGCATCCCGTAGATGAGTTAGCAACTCGGTTACGAAATACGGCATTTCAATTTTTACACCGTCAAGAACAATTCCGTCATCGCATACAGCTGTTTTTGGAAGTGTAAGAATCTGTTCCTCGGTTAAACCGAACCAGGCCAGATAAAGGACTGCACTTGGAACATCAAACACAGAGTCGTCAATTCTGTTCGCCGCAAAAACCGTATCTTCGATAGCAGCCCGTAGATGGTCTAAATCTTTGAAGTAGGTAATGCGTGCCGATTTTGAACTAATGCTCAGATCTTCCGCCATCACACTTGACAAAATTTCTTCCTGCTCCTTTTGGAGTTCGCCATGAGCAATCATATAGCGAACATAGTAAAGGACAGCCTTTTTATCGTTGAAAAATGTGCTGGACTTCTTCACTAACATGGAATTAAAAAGTTCTACATACTCATCTTTGGTATATCCTTCGTCCAAAGTCTTTCCAGTGCTTTTCTCAAAAGCCAAAACCTTATTCCATGTTTTAGTGAATTGCTTTTGCTGAGGGAATGAAGCGTATCCTTCATTTTGATCCGTGAAGAAGTTCTCTCTCATGGTATCCTCCGTCTCCCTCCAATGTGTTCCGTGTCATTATACTACCACAAGACGTTCCCGTTGTCAATAGCAAACAACAAAATCATTGAAAAACTTTTTTGGGAGGCTACCTCGGCTTATTCCAGCAATCGTTGTGATATATAAGCCATATTCTTAGCAGGTAGAGATCGTAACATCTTCAACAGTTTCTGAGAATCCTTGACCATTTGCCTCCAGCCCATGTAGTGAGCTTCCCAGAAACCATGCCAGTAACGATCAAGGCCAGTTTCGCTTTGCTCATAAAACCTATCGAGCAAAGCAATGATCTCTTCATTGGTAGCCTCCAAGGGCCGACGAACTCTCCCATTCTCCTTATCAACGACCAAAACCACTCTTGCGCCCTGCACAGGCTGGACGTTAATATGGAGGAAAGCGCTGGACGCTGAGGACATCTGCTCTGGGAGAGTGCCGTTATACGGAAGCATGATGTCCTGTGTATCTGAGCTGCGTAATTTTACAGCACCAGCGTCCAGCTCGAAGCCACCAAAGTCTTCGACCAAACTATTGACGATTCTCATTTTGCACTCCTCCAATGTTTTATAATTTTTGGGTTGACTAAACTGAAAACGTGTGATACAATATCAGCAATATCACGATAGTTTTCGTGCCTGGTGCTTACTATACCAGCATTTATACGTGTTGTCAAGGGGTTATCACGCACTTTTTCGTGATATGATGAATTTTCTGTTTGGGGGTTGTGTTATGGACTCTATCATTTTCACAAGGATTAAAGAATTGTGTGCTGAGAATGAGATCACAGTCAACAAACTGGAAACTGAACTTGGAATGAGCCAGTATTCCATTGGGCGGTGGAAAAACGCCACCTGCCCAACCATTGACAAGATCTCAAAAATTGCAAAATACTTTGGTGTTTCCATAGATTACATTGTAGGCGCAACCGATATCCGCACCCCAATCGACACTGTTATGCGAGATCAAGACTTTGTTTCCTTGCAGCGGGCAAGAGAACGAATGACAGATCGTGACAAAAACCGCATGATGGCAATGCTGAAGATTGGCTTTGACTACGCTTTTTCCGATGAACAGTCCAAAAAATCGGACAGCTAATATGGTATAATGGTTACTCACGAAGAGTTTTCAATCCACGTAATTCAGGAGGGGAGGTCTAAATGGTCAGAACTGTGTTCATACAGCGTAAAGTATTGGAGCTGTACCGACTCATGGGCACGATTTCATATCCTATCCAGCCAGAAGAGATAATCTCCTATCTTCCTCAGCAATGTCGTATCATATCCTATCAGAAAATGGCAGAGCTGAACCAATGTTCCATACAGGATGTTGCCGTCCTATGCAAAAGTAATTCTGGCGCAACTCATTACGATGTGGAACAGAGCCGCTATCTGATTCTCTACAACGCTTCTATGAATCCTGGTCGAGTTTTATGGACACTTTGCCACGAGATCGGCCACATCTGTATTGGGCATCTTGAGATGATCGAGGAGGCAGATATAGCCTATACAGACTGGCGAGAACCCTACGACCAGTTTGAAAGCGAGGCAGACTATTTTGCGTGGAACCTCATTGCACCATTGCCAATCATGCGAGAGCTTGGCATCCGTTCTGCTTCAGAGATTCAATCCGTTTTTGGGATGTCATCCCAGGCCATGGCACTCCAATATGATCGTTATGTGAAGTGGTGTAGAGGCCATATCAAAACAGCTTGGGAAAACAATATGCTGCGAGAGTTCCGCCAGAAGTACCATGGCTAACCGAGGAAGCCGCCCTTTTTCGAGGGCGGCTTTTCTTGCCCTCAGTTAATTGTCTGCTCTCCCCATGAGATATGGAAGTTTCCGTCTTTGTCCATATCACGAGACATAAGTAATCCCATCAAATCGTAATCAACACCAAAGCGGGTGTATATCTCGTCCAGGTCTACGTCCTCCCCCTTCATAAACAGATTCAATTTCTCTTTTGCTAACACCATTTGCATTTGATTTGACTCAATACTTCCAGAATAGGTGACAAAGTAGATGTCCTTCCAATCCGTAGAAGTGAACCGGACAAAACGCATATAGAATTGACTCATCCGGGCATTGTTGTAGTGCAGCTCAGGAATGATGATCTTATTGACGAACTCAAAATTGACAGAGGAGGGGAGGCACTGTTGCGTACAAAGCAGAATCCCGTTCCCGCTCTCCTTCAGTGTCCGCTTCAACTTCCGCCGTCCAGCCAAGGTGGTAGTAGACCCGGTGACAACAAACAGTTTCCGATCTGGGAATCTTCTGCGAATCTCCTCGGCATATGACTCCACTACGACTTTGTGGCGCACACCAATCACTACGATCTCGTTATCCCATTCTTCCACCATATTACAAACCGTTTGGATTTTTACCGGCGCTTCTGCTCCAGCATATTCATCCACAGTGTTTGGAGCAGCAGAAATACGCAACAGTAAAGTAATCTGTTGAATCAGCGCCATCATGCTGTCCTTACGGCTATTCCCGGTCAAAGCAAAGTACCGTGACCGCATAGAATAGAACTCCTCTACGGCCTTTTTGTACACCTCACGCTCCGCAGGGGCGAATGAAACTGGGATTTGATGAATCCTTCTGATCTCCTTGCCTGTGATTTCCGCAAACGTCCGGGTGATGACCGCATAGGACAGCAATTTATCCAGCGCCTCCGCGTTGAAGATGTCCTGTGATTTCTTACCCACTCCGAAAACTGTGATCTTCTCCGGCAAATGAGACTCAGCAAACAGAGTGTATCCAGGCTTATAGGCAGGAATGGGTTTTCCATAGTACGGATTATTGGTGCAGCTCAAGAACCCTTCACCACCATCGCCCTTCTCAAAGTAGTACAATGTATCCGCCCAGGAAAGCATATTGTAGGAGTTGTTATACAACAGTTCCAGCTGAGGCGCACATTCCGAAATGTTGTTACGGGTAACAGTACCAGTCATTGCCAGCTTGAACCTCACACGACGGAAGCAATCCAGTACGGCTTTGGTGCGCTTGCTATCAGGATTGGTCATTTCATCCGACTCATCAAAAACCAAGCAGACATTCCTGCCTCTGATCCTAATGTGGCGTTTAATCTGCTTCCGGTACTTGGAAAGCATATTCAAAGTGATTATGACAAACTCTCCATCTTGTACCGCGTCCAAATCGGCAAGGCTGCGGATCATCCGATAGTTTGTCATCCCATAATTCTTGAACACCAAATCCCAGTTGTTCTTGATGGAGATAGCAGAGGACACTACCCAGACATTCCGCGCTCCTTGGCGTTCCATCCGATATCGGCCCGTAGAGATACCGGCCAGCGTCTTACCGCCGCCCTGCTCCCATTGCAACAGGTGGTAGTGCTTCTGAAGAACAAGGTTGAGGTCGTGCTTTTGTGTATCGTTAAGATAAATCCATTCCTCATTCTCCTTGTCGTAGACGGTAAACTCGTCCAGGTACTGAGCGATATCCGACTGTTCCACCATTTCTTTGAACGGTTTGGTTTCTCGCTCATAGTTACGCTGTTTGCGACGAATTAGCCGCCCATACAGTTCATAGCCTTTGGCGTCCACCTGCCCCGAAGCCAGTTCATAGAACGGGATGGGCTGCTTCAGTTCAGCTGGGATAGAATTGCGTGACTTTTGACTGTAGCCCTTATAAACCAATCCTCCGTCCTGTTTGACCAACCGCACTATATCTTGGCTCGGCTTTTTATTTTGGGAACAAATAACACGGCGCAGATAGGCCAGAACTTTGGCCTCGGTGATGCGAACTTTCGCCCATTCCTCAGCCTTCATGTCCTTGGGCTGCTCCTGGTGCTGGAATTTGTACAGATATTCCTGACACTTAGCATATTTGTCCACCAATTTGGGGTTCTTTTTGATGTGAAACAGCATTTTCCGCACCTGGTAGTCAAACTCGCCATTGCTATCACTGCGTCCAAGCAGTTTGGCACGGGTACGATTTTGTTGCTTCAGCATCCTGGCAGGGGCAACAATCTTCTCCTTGGTGTAGGCCAGTAAATCAGCGGTATTATCCAGGCTGTGCATTTGAGCGTCGCAGTCCAAACGGTATTCGCCAGAGATTTCTTCGCCGTCCATCCGCTTCTGCCAAAACATCACCTTCGTCAGATAGTTGGTTACACCAAGATACTTGAACGCGCCGGCCATAATTTCAATCTGTCCCATAAAGGAGAAATGTTTCTCCATCTCCGCTATCTTCTGCTTATCCATATAGTCGTCAGAGAGAAATTGCGCCGGTACAACGATCGCCATAATCCCCATAGGCTTTAACAGTTCCGCCGCTTTAAGACAGTAGTACATCTGGGAGATGATCTCCCCCTGTTCTGTACTCCATTTCAAATTGAACGGAGGATTGCCGACCACGTAATCAAAGCGCATATCCGGCTGGTAAAACCGAATGTCCCGATGTTCCAGATTGGCAGCGGGGTAGAGGTAGTGCGCCACCTTATGAGATTTGATGTCCAACTCACAGCCGTAGAAGTTGGCTTCCAACGGCATAAAATTGGCAAAGGTGGCAATGCCGGAAGTGAGGTCAGCCACCGTCTCGTCCATCTCCGGGGACAGAGCCTCCATAATAAACTGGCAGAGAGCGGGCGGGGTAAAGAACTGGCCGTTTTCAAACTCCTTCTTAGCTTCCGAATATTCATGGTAGTTGGCAAAATCGGAACGCTTCAGGCCATGCAGCCCACCATCTCCGGTGTATGCGTTATAAATATCCTCGCAGGTAATCCCAGACTGAGCGGCTAAATCCTGTTCAACCAGATAAAGGATTTTGTCGTTCAACTCTTGGCGAGCTTCCTGCGGAATAGGTTCATTGTGGTATATGTACTTCATTCGTTCTCACCCTCGCTATGTATTTTCGGCTCTATGCACCGGAGATTTTCCGAACGCAAAAATGCCTCCCACTTCTTATTACAGAAGGGGAGGCGGATTTGCTAACCATCTTTACGTTTTTCAGACTTCCAATACCAGCTATCTTTTTTTTATATAGTGCTCAACACATTCCCAAAAAGTTTCACTGCTCCATAACCATCCAGAAGCTGATGTGGTACAAGCCTGTTCCAACTCCGCCATATCTATATCAGTGCCATACTTTTGTTGTATCAAAGCGGGAACGTAAGTGTTAATTGTCTCCAATACTTTCTTCAATGCTTTACATTTTTCTGCTGTAAAATAAGAAAGCTCAGCACAAACGTTAGTCCTACCAAACACTGGGATACAGATATGTTTTTCGGAGTCAAAGGTGCCACATAAGACTTCGTGCAAATGTTCATCAATTACAGCTACAGGCCATCGTGTAGTTTTCTCAATTTTTGAACAAATCTGAAGAGCCATGTTGCAAAACGGCATATCTTCTTTTGAAAAAGTCTGCATTTTTACAATACGTTTGTGTATTGCAACATTGGATATTGTACCAAGTTCAGCGGCGATCTTGCGTTCAGACGCCCCATCCTTATAGAGTTCCAATATCCTTACATCTGTAGCGTCTCAAAGACAATACTCACTTCCCTTAATTCCAAACATATACGCAAACCGACTGGAGAGATACTGACCGACCTCTGACACCAACACAAAAGAATGTCTCCGTCCCAGACTTCCTCTGAGAACATTACGTAGAACACTAACGAGCGTTTCGCTATGAGATTGAAAACAATAAATCTCGTCCCAAATCCATGTATTATCCAAATAATCACATATGGCATACCCAAGGCAATAAGCCGCATGAGGATCATCGTCCCATCCATATGGCGGTTTTTTCATATCCTCCATTAGCTGAACCAGATCCACCAATCCGTCATTTTGCATAGCTACGCTCAGATTCATTTGACACTGCTTGATTCCATTTTGACAAGCGGTATAACTATCTACTCCGTTAGGAAGGTCTAACAGTTTTGCAGTATCAGCCCGATTCAATCCAGCCCTTAAAGCCTCTTCGATTTTGCGCAAAGACCTATACGCTTTTTCACCAATGCCACACTGTTCTCGGCCAAAAGGAAAGTATTCCTGAATAAGCCAATCCAGCTCGTCATGAGAAATACTACATTCAGGGATTGATTTACTTATAATGAGATAATGCGAAAAATATTTTTCTGATTCTTCTGTGATACGCTGGTAAGCACTAATGATAGCTGCCTGCTCATCGTTGCGCCGATACAGTTCATCCGGTAGTATACCAGTGCCACGATATGCTTCCTCTTTTTCACGTTCTGCAAAAAATGCGGGGGAGAATACGCCATCTTGGTTCACATATCCTGTTCCCCGGTATTGTTTGACAAACCCCCAATATGCGTCATATGCGGCTAAAAATTCTGGAGGAACATCTGCACACAGTACCACAACATTGCTCACAGTTTTTTCTACATACGCTTTCATCTGGGGTTTATATCCAATCATATACAGCAGGTTTATTTCATTTGGATAGTTAAAGGAGTCCGCATAATTGATTGCTGCTCGCCAGTGTTCAACCCTCCCCTGGAATAAGCGCAATCGCCTATTCTGCGCTCTTGTATAGGTATACTCTGGGAATAAGCGAAAATCAAAGGTGTCTCTATACTCAACTCTTTTGCCCATCTGTTATGTTACCTCCCGATCAAGATAGCTTTTGGTTACATTTGCTATGTCCTCCAGAAAGCGCTCCCAATCCATATTGCGTTCATAAGACGGCCACTTATAATACTCTCGAATCAAAACCCAAACTACTTGGGCAATTTGCGAAGCGTTCAGAATTTTTACCATAGGGATAAAGTTGTTGATCTGTAACCACGCTTTGTTTTGTAGCACTATGTCGCCCCAGCAATCCGCATAGCAAAACTTCTCTGGCTTAATGATCCCGAAATACTTTTTCAAGTAATATGTTGTCGGCTTCCCAATATCATCATCCGGGGGCCTCCATGATCGACTAAAATAATCATGATGATTGATATAGAGATCATCACCTTTTAGAAAGAGTTGGCATTTACATTTCCCAAAAGAAACAGACGCGAATTTCCTGATGCCACACAGTTCTTTTGGCTTCTTATGATTCCGTCCACTGGAAAGCACAATGTACTCCGCCTTTTGGAATAAAAACCGTTTACAAAAATCAACGGGATTTGAGAGATTCCACCCAAAAGGTACGACAACCGCACCTGTTTTCCATAGCTGGTACTTACATAGGTCATACCACACACCATCATTGCTATCTTTAGAGAGCATAGCAAAGCAAGTTCCAACTGAAGTCTCAAACCGTAACAGATAGACGATAGATCCGTTTCGCTCCACAGTCTGGCACTCTGCCGCCGCTTCGATCATCCGCTGAATATAGGCCACATGGGATTGGTCATTATCCTCGACGATTTCAGCATCCGGATACCGCTCTTTGGCTGTTTCAAGTGAAGGATAACAGAGCCGCAAGGTATGACCGTCTCCCGTCGTAATCCTGAAACGCTTCAAATTTAACACCTCCAAAATCGTTTCTATTTTAATTACAGACGGGAGACGAATGTTGCTAACCGATCGTTACCTTCCCACCCAAATCTTTTTCACTTTGAGTAAGCTGTTTCTCAGAAAATCCATTGGTGCATCCAAAAGAATCATCTCGCACCTTCACCAGCTGGAACATGGTACAAATACGCTCCGACAAAGTAGGTTCCCGAAGGGCGTATTGATAAAAAAGCTGACGCAGATCAAAACCAGGCTTATCCGCAGTAGCAATATAGTCAAATAGCGCCTCCCGCAAAATAGACTCCATCAGCGCACCTTTATAATCCTCTTTGGGGCAATCACACTCATGGCTCATGTATGCAGCGATAGCCTCCATAGGTGTTTCGCCCGCTCCCTCCAACTGACAATGACCTTTACAGCACATGATAATATTGCAAGTTCTTTGCTCCATACCGTCCTCCATCTGCTCCAAATGCCGATTTACGATATCCCATGAGCCTGCTCAAACGAAACAAGTTTCTCAATCGCTTCGTCATATGCAGCTCGCGTCTTTTCATTATTTGTTGTTGCTACAACGCTTCCAAAATAAGCCGCAGCAGACTTCAAAGCGTCCCAAGAGTGTTTTTCTTCGACCGACAATCCCATATGAGACGCCTCACAAACCTCAATATCCGCGCAGTTTGTGGACTCTTTTCCACAGTGTTCACAGACATACACTTGATACATTCTCATGGTGTTGCCTCCGCTCGACAAAGGTTCCAATACTCCTCAAAATCCTGCCCGTCTCCATTTTCCCAGGAATCTCCGATCTCCCCATCATGATACCAGCACACATCGAACATATTGTAATCCACAGAATCGTTAAGGAGATCACTGTCAGCTATGGCATCTGCAAGCTGCACGGCCTGGTCAACATCCCGAACGGGAAAGATTGTCTCTTTCCCGTTCCGAATGTAGACAAGGGCAATCTGAATTTTCTCAGCCATTGCCATTCCCTCCATTTGACGCCGCCACGATGGGCATATCCATACCGCGCTCCTCAGTTTCGCCACAGAAACAGTGACCACAGTATTTCCAAATCCTGTTTTCCCGTGGCGTGTAGTTATATCGCTGGCTGGGAATCTGGCTGAACGTGGCGTAGGTATTCCGCCATTTGCCGCTCTGCTCATCGTATTTGCTGGAGTATGGTTCGCCCATCTGCGAACAATCCGACCTCATACAGGCAGGCGGCAAACAGTCCATGGCGTCGTCCACCACGTCCTGGGTCACATAGTCACCAACTTTTACAGAGGAGTAGGAAAAGTCACTCTCTCCATATAGCGGCCTGCCATTGTAGAACATCTGCCCTCCGCTGTATTCAGAGAACGAATTATCCTTGAAAATACGTGGGCACCCGGCAACAATTCCCCACGTTTCATCCTTCCGCTCCAAATCGTTGCGGGAATGTTTGACGATCAGACGGGTACCGGGGATTTCCGAAGCAATAGAGGAATGGTAGTAGCGCATAACTCGGGCCACAGTCTCCATAAACTCGGGCAAAGTCTGGACACAGCTCAGTTCCGCCGCAATTTCCGTCCACGTCTTTTCACAGGTATCAGAGGAGCCAAAACGCTCAAACTCCTCTTTGTCTCCGTTTAGTTCCCCGGACAGATAGTAGGTATTTTTGTCGGGGTCGAAAAAGTAAATCTGTCGTCTGGTCATTGTAGACACCTCCATCACATAATTCTGAGCGGCAGGACATAGCCAACCTTGGAATCGTGTTCCTCCATCCAGTTCTTGGGATACACCAACAAGGAACAGAAGGGGCTGTGTCGGCTATACCTCCCAATATAGAGCATTGCACCGGGGCCGATAGCCTCCACAACATCCACCAGATAGCGTGGATCATAGAATCCCTCAACCGTTCCACCGTCCGGCTTCTGAGCGGTGAGTTTCACGGGAACAGCACCAGTTTTGTGAGTCTTTCCAGCTTTCCACGGTTTGGCCTGCTGTTTCCACTCGCTGATGTGGGCGGCGGTGACGGCCAAAGCCAGAAAATGATCGTTGAAACAATCCTGATTTTGGATGTCGCTCCGCATCACATCATACAGACTATCCATGCGTTCGGCCTCGGGCAGCTCCGCAGGCTTCTCAGGAAAGATAACAGCCACATACCCATCTGTTACAATGTACTTCTCATGGCTGGGATGGGCACCGGCGGTTTCCTCAACCGCCGGGTCGCCCTCTTTCCTGTTCTGCTTCTTCCACTCAATACGGGAAGCCTCTCGGTCGATCATCCGCTGCAATGCGGAAATTTGCTTTTTGGTCATTTTCATGAAACTCTCCGCCTCCTCATATATTGCTCCGCGAACTCTTGCAGATAGGCCGCACTGCGGAATTTGATATCCACACGGCCATTCTTAAAGAGCCTGATACTTTTGACTTTGCTCATGTTACGGATTTCAAAGAAATTCTCCGTCGTTTTACTGAATCCACAGAGATTAGGAAACCATAGGTGCCCCTCATCCATACGCCCACACTCGTAGTAGGCCAAAGCGTCCAGCAAAATTTTGGAATTATCGCTCAGCTCATAACGCGGCTCAGGGTAAGTCATCCACTTGTTCTCATCACAGTAGCAACCGTTGGGCAGACGAAGAACGTCATTTTTGATCTCGAACGCTTCTTCATCATCCTTCCATGCTTTGTGGCAGCTTTTCCAAGTGCGTTCCAGAAATTCGTTCATAGCCTGCTCTTGAAAAGAGAATCCACCCAACTGGACAAAAATCTCGTCCACGATCTGCTCATAACGGAGTGGCAAAGAGCGCAGGAGTTTTTCATGCTCATAGCTTTTGGCCTTGTGAGCATCCAGTGCTTCCTTATAAGCGTCAATTTCGTCGTCGCTCATGTTACGGTATCCACCGCCAGGAAGTTTAGGCTGCTGAGGCTCCGCTGGAACCAAATGTTCCATAATCGCATGAGCATCCAGCTCCACTTTGTAATTTTTGGAGAAGTAATTCACAATAGTGGAGATGAAGGTCTTGTTCCGCCGCGTCATCGCCTTGTAAACATAAGCCTCGTCACAGCTGAATCCATCAGCGGTCATGTAGGAACTACAGAATTTGTCCCTATCCACAGCCAGGATTTTGCTCTGCTCGTTCTGGGCGGATACCATCATGTCCGCGATTTTTTGGAGCGCCGGCCCGGACTTATCGAAAGCGTCCTGTTGACGCTGGCAGAAAGCCTTGTCCGCCTCAGAAATTCTATTGTCCGCCTTGATCTCCACAGCGGAGAACTTATCCATAATGCCCATGTCGTTCCATCCTTCCTTTTATTCGTAGCGCCGCACCACAAGGTCGGCATATTTGTTGGCCCGCTTCACAGCGACCTGTTCTATGACCAGCTTCCCAATCACCAGAATCAGTGCAAAGAAAATTTCCATGGTTGCGAACCTCCTCTCACTACAATTACAGAAAAAGGGGAGCGGTCTGCTAACCACTCCCCAATCTTTTTGTATCAAAAATCAAATTTCTACCTTTTCTGAGGGACTGTATTTTCTCCCCTCGTTTTCCGCAGCAATAATATCATCCAGCTCGCCCAGCATATTTTTCTTTAGCAAATATGCCTTAACACGGTTCTCCTCATCCGGCGTGATCCTATCTCCTTTCAACGCAAGCTGGTACATTTCACGAGCCTCATTGGTGGCATCCGACAAAGAGTACGGGGCGTGTGTTTTGCTACCACGCTTGATACGCTTCTTGTTGGCTGCCAAAAAATCTTGATAGGCATATTTAGCAACCAGATTGTATAAGCGAGCCAGACTTCTTTCAGTAATCATTTCCTTCCCTCCAAAAGTCATTTTGTTGTTGGTGCCCTATTGCTATTTCAAGATAAAACACCGATTTGCTAACCTTCTCACTACATTTACAAAAAAAAAGAGGAGGGCACTAACCCTCCTCCAACTGAAAATAAAATGGCACACCGGCCTGATATGGATAGATTGTAAAATCATGATCGCTCCATACTCGCATAGCGTGGCGACACGGTTTGTCCTTACGAAGAACCACCTTTGACCTTCCGTTAAACATTGTCTCAATTTGATCGCTGGCGTACCGATTGGACGTCTCCACCATCTTGAAAATGTAGCTTTTCTCTGTTTCCTTGACCTCCATGATGTAGCGGTATGCGTGGAAGATATCCCCATCATGTTCGGCCTTGTATCGTCCAGGCCGTAACATTATCAGCCCCGCTCCTTCCCGTATTGTGGATTGGCATTTACGAAAGCCTGTATCTCGCTACGGGTCTTGAAAAACTCCACTACATGAGTTTCCCCAGTTGCAAGATCATTCTTATAAGCTCCAAAACGGTAGCCGTCAGAATAGGCCATGCAGTTTTCTGGCAATATGCTAATGCCGTACTTGATATTGTCTACTGTCATTATCAACACCTCCACTATATATACAGAAAAAGGAGAGAGGCTGCTAACCTCTCTCCTTCTCCTCTCCATACTTTTTTCGAGCCGCCTCCAGAACGGCGTTGACCGCTTTGACTTTCTTGCTCACCCATTGCTGGGCTTCTTTTTAGTTCTCGCCGTTCCAACAATCTTGCCACGAAACCAGATTTCATACTCCCAAGTATTTTCCATTCCGCGCAGCCGACTTCCAGTCGGGCGGCACTTAAATGTAAATTCCTTGCATTTGATATTCTCAGCGATATTCAATACTTACTCCTCCTCTTAGTATCGCTTTATCCGAATTTTTAGATTGTATTGCTTAGCAAGGTCGATCATATGCTTGGTGCCTCGACTTTCTCCATCCCAAAACGCTACCAAAGCATCCGCGTTCTGAGCCATTTGTTCATTGCGAAGGAATCCAGCTCGTTTACCGTACAGCTTCCAGTTAGCAGGGTAGTAGTTTACTGCATATCCTCTTTCCTTGGCGTACTGCTCTCCCAATGTGTCAGCTCCCTTGGCTTGTCCACATACCACCACAATCTCCTCAGTGATATTGCAAAGAAGGTTATCCAGCGTTTTCCGAAGTAGTTGGTAGTCACCGAAGTCACGTCCTCCTGCGACGATAACTCTAAACATACATCCACCTCCCACTATATTTACAGGCTAATTCAAAATATTGCTAACCACCAAAATAAAAAACGGCGGGGGATTTTACCCCGCCGTCCGGTATCGGTTAATCGTAAATGAAGTTGTCCCGTCCGATATACTCACCGTTTGCATAGTCCTCATCACAGACTCCGCTGTACCAGGTCATCTCGCCATGTGCTTCCTCGAACGCGGCCAGCCGTTCCATGCAATCCTCCTCGCTGTTCCCGCCGACTTCAATTTCTTCACCGTCAGCATAACGCGCCACCATTTTCCAAGGCCAACATATCTTTGTCATCTTGCTACCTCCTAAATTTCGCTTTTATAAACTGTAAAGTCGTAGCCGTCAGCAGAAACTTCCTCCACCCAGGCCTTTTCCGCGTTCCGCTTCTCGCGGTCGCTGCTCTCCTCGGTTACGGGGAACATCTCATCCAGAATCTTGGCGATCTCCTCATCCTTGACGGTCTTGTTCGCCAGCTGGTCAGCGTACACGGCCAACTTGTCCATGTACTTGTTTGCCATATCCAGGCACATCCGCGCCTCATGGAGCTTGGTTTGGATGTCGCCAGTATGTCGCACAGACCACGCACGTCTGGCCCCGCTCAGGGCGATGTTCAGGGTGTTGTTGCAAACCACACGAATCGGGGTCATGCAGACGCGAATAGCACCGCTTCCGTCGTGGGTGTTGGAGAAACACAGGTAAGGCTCTGTCTTGTCCCCGACGATCTCCGTATCAGGTAACTTCGCCAACAGCCAGATCTTCTTGCCACCTTGGAGACTTCCAGCCGTCTCGTAGTGAACCTCGCCGTCAATCAGGGAGTCCGTAAAAGCGAACGCTTCCACATTCTGGACAATCTTATAGCGGTCGGTCACGACACCCAGAACAGCGCCATCGCTGCTCCGCACATTGGCCTTGTAGTTGGCGATCTTCGCCCCGCCGCAGACCTGGATGTTCTTCTTGTCCACCGTCCAGTCCAGACCGGCCAGCCGCAGCGCATCGGCGCTGGTGGGAGCCTCCTCCACCATAGTCCCCAGACCGTGCCAGGGCTTCTCACGAACGTACATCATAGTTTCAACATTAGCAGCCATTTTGCAAACCTCCTAAATTTTATGTGGTGATTTTGTTGTGAATACCTACATTGTTATTACAGCGCCGAAATAGCACTTGCTAACCATTGCCATAAACTTTTTCCGCCATTGGCAACAGCTCTTTGCGCCACTTATAAAAATCAGACACGAAACCTACAACCACATCCTGTGGAACTTCGTCATCCTTAATTTCTTTTTCAATGCCGCCGTTGCTATCTTTCCAATCTCCCATACGGACATCCAGATACCAAGAAAGACTTTCTACCTCGGCGTTGAACCACAGCTCATCACAAAGCTGGCAGATAGCCTCCAACGTCCATCCATTCTCTTTGCAGGCCAGCCAGTCATTCTCGGTAAAGCCCATCACGGAACCCACGCTCCCGTGGTAATCTTGGATAGCCCAAGGCAAGCCCTCATCAGTAAACTTCCAGTCCAGCTTGCCATAGCGCCGCTGATACTCAGCCTTGGTTTCCGCAATCTTATCTCTCAAATTGTTCATTTGCGCACCTCCTATTATAATCACAGACAAAATCTATCATTTGCTAACCAGTTTTAATCAATCCAGACATCTTCCACGCCAAAAGAATATCGGATGAACTTTCCACCCACCGCACTAACGGTCACAAGATCAGCCTTATTCATAATCGAAGTCAACATAGCAGTTTCATCTTTATCGAAGGTGGAAACGATTTTTACATCCAAAGAGATCAATGCGTTTCGCTCGTACTTGTTAGGCTTAATCTCTTCCAGTCGCAAAACATCGTCGCACAGCTGCAAAAAGTCGGTCAGCTCTGTCTTGATCTCCTGGTATAGTTTCAGCTTGGCAAAATCTGCACGCTGCCCGTCAAAGTTCTCATTACGTTCTATCATCTCGGCCAATTCCTCCTGGGAATGGATATCAAACGGTTCTTTCATCGCATTTCCTCCTTTACCACACATTCCGCCAGCCAGGAGAATTGACCAGCTCATTCAACTCGGCCTCTTTTCGGTCAGCCTCGTCCTCCTCTCCGTCGTCAGGAAAGCTGGATACGTCCAGATCGTACACATCAGCGTACACATCGGCGTTAGCGTAGATATTCTGAACCAAACCACCCTTGACCTCTACGGCCATCTGCACATCCAAATTGTGCTCCTCAATGCGCCAGGATTCCACATCGTCACCGTCACGGATCACAGCGCCATCCTCGCGGCACTCGCACTCGTCATCGCTATTGTGCTCCTTGGAAGTGTAATCCCAATCTTTGACCGTCTCTTGCCAGTCGGCCCGCATAGCATCCAACGCAGCCTGTTTATCCGTAAACGGCTTCACATTACAGCCCCAGGCAGCATCGGTATCCTGCTCGTGAATCAGAATGTAAATTTTCATAGTTAATTCCTCCTTGTTGTTTTTGTGGCCTATATTGTAATTACAGAGAGAAGAAGATATTTGCTAACCATTCAAATAAAAAAGCCCGCCGTTTTCGGCGGGCTTTTCCATCATGCAACAGCAGAGTACAGACGGGCACGGGAATTAGAGGCTGGTGCATACGACGCTTCGCCATTTGAAAAGACACTGGTACACACAAGCTCCTCAAATCCGTAGCGTTGTGCCAACTTCGCCATCCAGCGGTTGATCTTCCGCACCTCAGCGGCGCACTTCCGATAGGCCACACTCCGGCAGCAATCAAAGTAGTAGTGGCACTCATCGTTGTCGTAGTCGTATTCCATTAAGTCATGCTCAGTATCTACGATAAATTGAACACCGGAATAGTAGCCGTTCTTCATGGACAATTTGTGGAACAAAAGCTCACGGTTAAACTCATCCATCTCGGCGGTGATCTCATCCCAATCCATAGAACAGGCCAAGCTGTCGAACTCATAGCCGCTTTCCAGCTCGTCCGTCTCACAGAACTCGCAGACTTCGCTCTCTATATCCTGAATCGCACCGCACACAGGGCAGCGTTTGACCTCGGCCATATAGTTTTTAGCGAACAGAGGGAAGTCCCTCATTATCTCAAAATTCATAGCGCTCATAGCTCGAACCTCCATCAAAAATTTGTTGTGAAACTCTCTACATTCTATTTACAGCCGAAAATCGGAATCTGCTAACCATAAAGAAAAGTTTTTCAAAAAAGAATGGGGACAGGGTTTAATCCCCATCCCCAAACTGCTCATCTTCAATTTCCTGGAGCATGGAGAAAACCTCGTGGGCGGCGTTCTCCATCTCTTTGATCGACCTGGTGGCATAGGCACATTTTTCTTTCAGTGCATCCGCCTCAGCCGCCAACAGCTCCTGGACAAATTCAAACGCTTCACTCGTGTCATCGTCCATTATCAGGAGCGTATTGTGTTTCCGTTTGATCTCATCAAACTTCTCTTTTGTCATATACATTTCCGTTTCCTCCCTTAAAAATCAAGTCCAGTGATCTTCAAAAGTACATTGTAGAGCACACGGTAGTAATCACAGTTGTACGGGTTTTGTGCCGTGGCCTTGAGCTGATACAAAGCATCAGATACGGCCTCGTGAAGTGCCTTAGTATCCTCCACATCGGAACCCAGATCGGACAACTCGATCAGCTTCGCTGCAATGTCATCACAGTCGTAGTAAGCGGCTTCGTGATACTTCTTCAATTCTTCCATATTTCTCCTTGTCCTCCTTTTTTGTTGGCCGATGCCTATTATATTTACAAGCCGATTTGTATTCTTGCTAACCAGTCCAGAAAATAAAATAGGGGAGAGCTAATGCCCTCCCCAAAATTTCAGCTTGCCAGCTCTTTCAACTCATTCCCGTCAAACCTCCTGTTGTACGGCCTGTTTCCACCAACAATCACCATGCAAAATTGCCGATACTCAACGCCGTTGATCTCTTTCAACTCCTCCTCGGAAATCCGATACCAGAAATGCCCACGCTTCGGCGTTTCCTTGTAGTGCTTCAGCATAGCCTCCTGTGCCTGCTCCACCGTGGAGAAGTCCCCGATGTCCATAGGCTTGCCGGTTTTCGTCGATCTCGTCACATGAAATACCTTTTTCATAACGCATCCCCCTTAATAAATCACAATGTCCTTGGTAAATAGCATCCACAGCCCAAGAGGAGCCAGCAGAACCACAGCCGTGGCATCCTGATCTTCTGGAGTTGTGCCAGTAGAACACAGCCACAGCACAAAAGCGCAGATAACCAGCAGCGCCAGTCCCATCAATTTCTGCTCCATCCGCTTACTCAATTTATTTTCCTCCTATCAATATTTGATCTCGATGCGCTTGTTTCCAGCGTCCAGCGCACGGTTCAGCTTATCAGCGATAGCTGTCAGCTGCTCCGATCTCAGAGCCGCCAACGATGCCTCCATACCAGATGTGCGACGGGAATGTGTATTGTAATATTCAGCTGTCAGCTTGATTGCATCCAGCGTCCAGGCCACCTCATTTTTTGTGAACGATTGCATCGTGTCCACCTCCTATTACTATTACACAATGATTTTGTTTGCCGCTAACCACAAAATGAAAAGGCGGGGAATTTTCTCCCCGCCTCCAATCAGTCTTTCAAGTCATCCATATTGTTGCTACCATGCTCGATCTCAAAATTATCTCCAACACGATCACCACCAGGGAACCGATAAATCGGGATGCCTTTTGACTCCTCATACTGGAACCGGCCAATGTACTCGCCGCACTTGATATACAGCGGATACTTCTGCTTTACCAGCTCATAGCACCGGGCCAGTTCCTCACCCAAAGGTTTCTCATACTCGATATAGCCCCATGCGTCGCAGTTGGCATCATAGCACGGCGTCCTCTCATCAAAGTTGACAATCTCCAGAATACGATTGCCAACTGGCTTCGGAAAACTCCCAGGAGTGACCGGACGTTGAGAAGAATAATAACGATAGCTCATAATCGCACCTCCTATTTTTATTACAGCTACGCGCCCACATTTGCTAACCATTCTGAAAAATAAAAACGGGACGCTACTAAATGTGGCGTCCCGTTCAATCAGAAATTCAAGTCCGTGTTGCCCATCCGTTTCTGGTGACAATACCAGTTCAGCATCATCACAAAGTCCCCAGGGGAGATAGTGTACTCACTATCACAGCCTACATTCCCGTCACGGTCAGGAGCTTCCCAGGTTGTGACGCTCACCGGGCCATCCGGTTCGGACTGCTCCAACTTAATTGTTCGTCCATTGTTTACCTTAAACTCCATAGCATCCTCCCATTAAGAAATAATATCTTCGTCCAGATAGACAAACCCAATATGAATAGAATCCATGCAGGCGGTGTTGCCCTCGCCCAGCTTGTCCATCAGCTTTTCCAGCGCCTGCCGCTTATCCTCAGCAGAGATCAGGAACCCACGGCTCCCGCCGTTTGTAAACTGAACCACAATGGAATATTGCGGGATGTAGGCGTCATCATCCTCCTGCCGCCGTTCCTCACGGGTCATGCCATCTACGATATCCTTGCCGCAGGAAGGACAGGAACAGAACGAATCCCCGCCGATCTCCTCATCATCGTCATGTAGCACATCGTTGGAGAACCACTCACCGCAGGCTTCGCACTGGATAATCTTGTGCTGGTCAACGGAATAGTCGTGGCAGCTCTCGCACTCCACATATTCCTTGCCAGGGATGCCAGAATTTACGGTATAAGCCAGATCATCGTTCTCATCGTCCCAAATAGGTTTTCCGCAAGTTTTGCAAATTTTCATTTTGAAACACCTCCTATTTATATTATAGTGGCATAGCCATATTTGCTAACCAGTATCTTAAATTTCAATCCACCAGTCAGGAGCAATATACAAAGCACCATCAAACTCGACCATGCCATAGCTATCCAGCTCATCCCACGGCCACACAATGCGAATTTGTATCCAGACCTTATTTCCACATCCATCAATTACCATTACATCAAAGGTGTCCTTTGAGAATCCCCAGTTGGAAATTTCAACCTGGACTACTTCACGTGTTACCGTTCCATCTGTTAGGAAAACAGATTTTCCGGTGTTCAGAGCTTCCATCACAGTGGTACAAATTTGCTTTGCGTTTTTCATGTTGACACCTCCTATTGTATTTACAAATAATAAAGAAGTTTTGCTAACCAAAGGAAAAGAAAAAAAGGCGGGCCAGTGTTTCCACCAGTCCGCCAAATCTCTATACATCCAACCCGCGACTGAATTTTTCCTGGTCAACCACACAACAGATTGCGCTCATAGCGTCCATATACTCCATAGACTTATCAAACGCCTCTTTATCGTGGTCGCGCTGGTATTTCTCACGCATTGTATCGCTCCACCGCCCATAGAGCATAACTACAACGTCGCGGATATTTTGAAGCTCAATGTTGTTTCTGGTCTTGACTTCCAGAATAGAGTTGATTATCTCCATCTCAGCCGCATTAACGATGCCTCGCTCTGCCGGCGTATATTTGTCCCGCAGTTCCATGATAGCATGATAGTCAGTTTTTGTTGTCATGTTGAACACCTCCATTGATATTACAGCCAAAAATTAACTATTGCTAACCTTTTCCAAAATAAATTTATGACTATGGCATTTACAGCAGTAAAACCGTGTTGAATCAGGGTTTACTTCCAACTCCTTTACAATGCCAGCTTTCCGCTGATACCGGCTTACGCTACCACAGCCCCGACAGATCACTTTGTACTTGTAAACACTATCCACCTCGTCAAAGTTCTCACAACGCTTTGCGTTGCATCCGAACAACAACGCCACCCGTTTCCACACAGCGTCGTGGCCATGGTGATGATTATATGTCAATGTCACATAGGCATGGGCATACTCGTGACGCACGACGTTCAAGATATGTTCCATCGTGCCACGCTCTAAAAGGCGTTTCGCAAAAACCAGTTCCTTGATCTGATACTTTCTCCGCTCGTAGCAGTAACGGCACGATCCCCAGCCCTTCGTCATCCTGGAAGAGATACGCACTGGAATGTTTCTGGTGTCCAGTCCAGAAATTTTATCCAGCCGACGCATTTCATCATATATAATGTTCATGTCCATACTGACACCTCCCATTACTATTACATGGAGCATTGAATATTTGCTAACCGGCAAAATAAAAAACGGGGAGAGGTTTTATCCTCTCCCCGCCATCTCATGCGGTGATCTGCGCACGCTCCGTATCGGCTTTGGCTTTCCGCCTCTGCAAGTCCATCAGCCGCTCGTTCTCCATGTCCCGCGCCTCCTTGCGGGCCTTCGCAGCCCTCGCCGCCCACCGGCTCGCCCGCTTGGGGTCGCGGTGGAGCGCCCTGGCCTTGGCCGTCTGCTCCTCGCCCCAGCTCGGTACACCAGCGGCGCGGTGGCGGCGGTACTCCGCCTTGGTGATCTCCACAGAGTTGTCCAGCACGGCGGCACCGGTCTTGTCCACGTGCGCAACGTACTTCTTACCGTTCCGCTCACCGATCATGTAAATCTTGCTCATCTTGTAGCCCTCCGTTTTATGATTTTTTATTTGGGATGCCTCCCATTATAAATAACAATAGGGGAGACGGTCTTGCTAACCATCTCCCCTAATTTTTATTTTTCCTCACACCAAGGCATCTTACGGCAAGTGCTCTTATAGTGCTGCTTCATCCACACATCTCCAATCTGAAGAAATTTCGCCAGCCGTTCTTTATCGCCCCGATTCATCCAACACGTATAATTTTTATTGTCCCAGCGACCGTTGTGGCGCTCCTTGCGCTGCATAGACTTCACAGCGGCGATCAACAGAGTCTGGTCAATGTCCAGCATAGCACAGATGTCCGCCAGAATCCGAGAACTTCGGGCAGACCGCTCAGACAGCTCGCCCAGCCGATATGCCTCCGAACCGCCCAGCGACGGAATCCACAGCATCGTATCAGGCATATAGCCCTTTGCCTTGCGGATTTCCAGATTGTACCTTCTAACCTCTTCCTCCGCTTCCAGCAAATCACAAACGATGCCAACCAGCTTTTCAATATCGTACATAACAGATACCTCCGTCAAAAATTTGTGGCCTCTATTCTTATTACAGCGCTTCCTATGTATTTGCTAACCACTCAGATCCATTCAGGAAAACGAAACGGCGTCCCGCTCCCAGGCTTGTCAATGTCAATAGAGAATTTGACCACCCTTGTTTCCTTGAACTGCTTTAGCAGACCGTTCCGTAGGGCGGCAAACTCCGCATAGTCCTCGACGGTAAAAGCACCATTGTCGATCATCTCCTGCTGAGACACCACCCAGCCGCTTCCAGATAAAAGGCTATCCATTTTTAGATTGTCTGAAATATAAACCAGCGAATCGTCCGAATTGTCATAATGGCCCGCATTATCATAGTTTTCCCGCTTGCCCAGATAGACACGCTTCACACCTTGTCCCCAGGGCTTGTCTCGATCAAACTGGCACAGCGAAACATATCCTTCATAATTGCTCATAATCGCCGCCTGAAATTCCACGATCTTCTTCATGCCAAACCTCCTTGTATGTGATGGGTTGAATTTTCAATAATTCTTCAATCGTCCCGCACCTCAGAATCTCTTGATTTTTCGCCTCAATCTCTTTGGCCTCTGCCTCAGTGATTTCTCGGCCTCCGACAAAATATTGTTTCAATACCTCGCCTCCTATTTGTTATTACAGCCGATTATCTGCATTTGCTAACCATAAAATAAGTTTTGGCCGAGATTTCTCTCGGCCTCCACTATTTTAATAGTTGGCTTCCCGCATATACTCCCGTCTTGCGGCCCAGTACGCTTTTCTTTGTGTCTCCGTAAAATTCAGCTCATCAAAATACTGGTCAACCTCGTTATCATCGTGGCCGTGATACTGGATGTTTCCAAACGCCCCCAGGGTATCATAGTCCGCCTGCCAGTTGATTGCGTACTCATGGTTTGCCATCTCGTACTTAAAAGCGGATTTCCAATAGTCAAAATTGTCATCTACAGCGTTCCGCACCGCTTCCAGCAACTCGAAAAGCGCATTGTGTTCCTGCACAAACTCGGCGTTGGTATAGTAGGCGAAACAGATAGGGTTGAAAATCATCTTGTCGATCTCTTTCTTCCGTTCCGCTCGCTCCTGTTCCGTACCACCGCCAGCGCAGAACATGGAGATGTGATCCTCCTGCATCCCGTAGTAGTTCCGCAGATAATACTCACGGCGATGGTAGTCGGTATAGTCCGATAGGGGAGCGGCAATCTCCTTCGGTGTAAAGAGAATGTCCTGCATCTTCTGCAAATACACCTCCCGCAACTGCTCCTGTGTCGCTTTTCTCCACTTGTGATGCAACTCGTAGTCGTTCGCATAGTAGATGTGATGTCCGTTCTTGAACACCAGACAGCTATATCCGAAGTAGCCGCCGAAGTCCACCAAGTAAATCGTATGTCCTTTTACATCCAGCGTTTCCAGCGCAATAGCAGCGGCCTCCGCCTCCGTCATGGCCTGGATGTCGTCGATCATGTATTCTTTCATTGTCATGCCTCCGTTCTGTATTTTGTGGCGTGGGCTTTTGGCCTGCCGCAGATGTTTCAGCGGCTCCACGCTTGTCCTATTCTTATTACAGAATAAAACAGCTATTTGCTAACCATTCCAGAAAATAAGTTAAGCGGGCCAGCATCCACCAGCCCGCTACTTTTTAGGTATCCTTCACCTCGACGATAACATTCAGTTTCTTCCCGTTATGCTCAAAACAGTACATACCATCCAGACGGTCATCAACCTCGGTACAGCAGCACTCACAACCGTTCAAGAATAAAACGCCCTCGCACCACAGTGGATCTCCGTCACCAGATGAACACACTTTGATATCAGCCTCGTATCCGTTGCCCATATCTACCGTCCACGACTCGACCGTTGCGTATCTCTGGATGCCGTTTTTCTCATAATCCACAGTATCGGCCTGCATTAGCCCGTTGTACTTCCAGACTTTTTCATCCTGGATGAAAAGAGTTTTGTTTATGCTCATTTGTAGCACCTCCTATTATAAATACAGAATAAAGCGTATATTTGCTAACCACTACAAAAAAAAGATGCTGGAGATTTCTCCCCAGCATCCACCGCATTTATCTGATCTGTTCATCCTCAACTATCTTTAATAATGTTATTCAACTCATCCCTCAGCTTGCGGGCACAGCACTCACACAAGGTAATCTCTCCGTCATGCGAATCACACGCCCAGAAAACCTTCAGCGCTCCATCGTGGGACACTTCCACAGCAGCCTCAGCATCACAAACCACACAGTAGTAACTGCCCTTCGGAACACGCACAACTTTCATTATGTATACCTCCAAAAAAAATAAAGTGTTATTTTGTGGCCTCTATTCTTATTACAACTCCAAAATAGACTTTGCTAACCACAAAAAAAAGAAAGCGGCGGGAATACTCCCGCCGCAAGTGTTAAACTGCCAGGCTAATCTTGATTGCATTATCCACACGTTCCTGCGTCCGCCCGTCAATCTGTCCCAGATAATTTCCAAGCCTCCGCTTATCAATAGTCCGTATCTGTTCCAGCTCCGCAAAAGATGACCGCTGCAAGCAATCCAACATAACGTGCGTCGGAAACCTCGCCTTGTGCATCTGGCTACTAATTGGGGCGATGATAACGGTAGGTGCATGGTAACTCCCTTTATCATTCTGAATCACCAACACTGGCCTAAATCCACCTTGCTCGCATCCCTCCGTTGCGGCTGAAAGATCGGCCATGTAGATGTCTCCACGTTTGATTGCCATTATGTAGCCTCCTCTCAGATCACATTGAATTGCACTCGCGGGCGCTCAATCCTATTGCACCAGCTATCCGCGTGCGCCTCGTCCGCTGCCTGCATCTTCGGGATATACGCTCCATCGTCCACCTCGAAAATAGCAATCCAGCCGTCATTCATGGTAGCAAAAGCGTAGTCGATCCCGTTGAAGTGCTTCCGCACCACATTCCCCGTTCCGTTCTCTGAAACCCACTTGTCAAATCCATTCCTATCCAGCATTATGTAGCCCTCCTTTTTTTGGGATGTCTCCCGTTCTATTGATATAACAGCGAAAAATTCACCCATGCTAACCGTTCCAAAAAACTTTTTTTGCCGTTCGTAAAACAGAAAAACGGCGGAAGGGTGTCCTTTCCGCCGTTCCATGTTATCCGTTACACCTCCCTATAAACGCAACCCGTCCAAACCTGCTCCGTTGTTCCAGGGCATCCGTCAACCACTCGTCCAAGCCGCTTGCAATGCCAGCAAATTCCATTGAGCTTTTCCAGCCCGCCCAGCCAATCCACAGACCGAATATAGTCACAGATGTCCGAATTATAGTCTTGCTCCAGAATGTACTTGCAAAGCGCCTCCTGAACGTCCGCATTTTTTCTGCTGTCCATCGCCCGCATGATCTCGCCGCCTATGTAGTATCCGAAAACTGACGCCTCTTTCATGCAGTAGTTGTAGAAGTCTTTTGCGTTGTACGGCTCGCCGTCTTTACGGTCAAGAATCCTATCCACAATCATTTTGAATACCTCCATTGATTTTCGTTGTGGCCTCTGTTATAATTACAGCCGAAAAGATACACTTGCTAACCAGAGGAGAAAAGAAAATGAAAAGATTTTTTTATGCTTTATTATCCGTCTTGCTCCTGTTTGGCCTGGTGGGATGCTCCAGCGCTGAATCTCTGAATGAGAAAGAGAAATTTGTATGTGATGCAATTTCCGACAATCTCCAAAATGTCACCAGCATAGAAGTCCAAAGCGGCACGGTATCCGATGATAGAGCCTATTTGACGATCTCATATATTGATGAATCCGGCGAAACGATAACCGGCCAGTATAAAGTGACAGCCTCCGCCGTTACGGATATATCAACCATAGACGAAAAGCCGACAACACTTGCCCGCTATCTTGAAATGTCCACCATGACCAGCGATGATTTTGACTATTCCAAAATTTCCGCATATCTGAACGGCGAGAAATGAAAAAGCGGCGGGAGTATTCCCGCCGCCGTTCCATATCATGCGCAGAATTGCAACAGCTTTTTGACGTTGTACCGACTTGCGGCCTCCAGCGTCCTCTCCGTCCGTTCCTTGACGATCTGCCATGCGTCCCCGTTCTTCTTGCGCTTAAAAATTTCCTCCATGTACTCGCCGCTGCCGTCATAGTGCTTGAAGTAGTACACGCGGCGAATTGTCTGCTCCATCTCCGTCTCCGCAATCACTTTCAAAAAGGCCGGGTAATCGTTCCCGTATGCGGGGTTATAGAGATAGTTTGCAATGTCGAATTTGTAGCCGTTCGGCGCTTCCAGCCTCCGAATCTTGTTTATGTACTCCGGTTTGAGATTTCTTGCCATGTTCCATACCTCCAAAAATTTTGTTGTGGGCGCTGCCCCCTATTCTTATTACAAGACTTTTCCCCGTTCTGCTAACCGTTCCAAAAAACTTTTTGAAATAGCAAAAGGCCGGGGGAATTTCCCCGGCCTCCGTCTTTATGCCTCCAGAATCAGTTTGATTGCCTCGTCCGTTGTGATGATCTCTTGATTGTAGAGACTTAGCGCCCGCGCCACGTTACGGAATTTTTCGGCCTTGTGTTCCTCTTTCATCAGAGGATTTCCCGCCGTCCGTTCCATAACATCGGCGGCATAGTCCAGCACAAATTTTTTCATGTGTTCCACTCCTTCCATATTCCAGCGGGCGGATACCTTGCAGCATCCGCCCGCCGTCCTCGTTCTGTTAGATGAAGTACATTTCGCCGTTGATTTCCAGGGCTACGGCCTCCTGCCCCATCTCATTTTTCAGCGCCTCGCAATGGTCAACCACGGCGGCGATCCCGTTCTGCAAGTCCTCATCGCTGGCATAGGCGAAAACTACGGTTGTATTCTCAGCAACCAGGCCGGCCACGGGAGAGAGCCAGTAGCCCAGGGCGGCGGTGGAGGTGGAGCCGCCGAAGAGATCAGCCAGGAGCGCGGCGGTCTTTTTGACCTGTTCCGTGTTGTCGGTGGCATCGGCTACGCCGTTCGTGGCGGGCACGTAAACGGTGACTTTGCTGGAGAGCTTGATGCAGGCTTTCAGTTTGGCATTGTTGATTGTCATAGTATGTAACCCCTTTTCTTTTATCGTGGGGCCGGTGGTGGTGATGTCCACCGGCCCGCCTATTACCTATTACATTTTGATTTTGTTCGTTGCTAACCGGAAGTAAAAAACTTTTTTCAGGCCACGCCAGCCGCCAGGAGATCCGCCCGGATTTTAGCAATCCGCTTATGAACCGCCACATTGCTGATCTTGTTATCCAGCGCCTGGGCAATCTCGCGTTCCGTGTAATTCTGCTGCACCAGCTCGACGATCTTCCGGTCGATCTCATCCCGTCCAGCCGTAAACCGTTCCAGATCAACCCGAATAACGGCGCTTGTCTCCGTGTCATAGCCCGCAGCGGCTACCCTTGTCTCCGTCCAGCTTTCAACGTCGCCGTTATCGTTGACGATCTCAGGGTCTTGCATCGCCTGCCCGTGCTTTTTGTCCGCCTCCCAGATTGCCATAATTGCGGCTTTTGCGGCATTGTATACAATGGATTTCAGGGAGCGAGGGCGCAACCCCTTAGCGGCGCGGCGCTCATTTGTGACGGCCAGACGGTCAAAGGCATCATAGAGCTTGATATAGGCCGTGTTTACAAACTCGTCAAACTCGTGACCGTGCAAGCCCCAGGCGGCGCACTCGTTGAACTGGTGGTAATGATCTTCGGTGCTGTAGCCGATTACGTCTTTAGCGGCCCGCACGGTGCAACGCTGGAGCCACTCGACCTGAGCGGCGGGAGCGGTCGCGGCCCACTCATTGACCACGGCGGCGGCGTTGATCTCAGCGTTGACGCCCTCAGCCTCAGCCCATGCCTGTTTCAGACAGAGAGAAAAAACGACCTCAGAGACGGCGCAGCCGATCTCAGCGGCGGCACTCTTGCGGATAGCCCAGGCGCGGCGCATGATAGCGGCCAGATTGTAAGTCTTTTTCATAATATGTACCTCTTTCATTGATTTTATTCGTCGTTAAGGGAAAGAGCAGCGGCGGAGAACCGCCAGCCGACCCACCCAGGGGGAGAACCGCCCCCCCCCTTAACGGGTATACCCTATTTTACTATATTTTTTCCTATTTGTCAATGATTTTATTCGTTATTAAATGCTTTTATTACCCGTCAAAATATACAAAATTCTAACCGTTCAAATAGTCATTTTGCCATAGCATTTTGGCGGATTGCCTGCCACGCTGGACAGCCTCAACCCGCCACGAATCGCCCCAGGCAATCACCCCGGGCCAGCGGCCCCGCCTGCCATGTCTCAGCATGAAGAGAGAAAGACAGACGGACACGGCCCGCGGAGCAGCGGCACGGATGACGGACGAAAAACGGAGAGAGGAGAGAGGCGGAGAGACGCGGACGGCCAGCGCAGAACAGCACCAGCGCCCAGGAGCCGCCGCCCCTACTCAGCCAGCCCAGGCAATCACCGCCAGCCGCCAGCAGATCAACCAGACCCGCCCCGCCTCCCGTCGTGCTGCATCCCGTCCAGCATGAACAGCCGGAGAGAATCGGAGAGGAGAGGGAGAGAGGGAAAAGGAGAGAGGAGCAGCCCCGAAACACTCAGCCGCCCGCCGTCATAGTCATATAACCGAACCCCGCCCCGCCTCAACGGCCCCGCCTGCCATCCCCCCCCCCCAAGGAAAGGCAAGCCCCCCGCCGTTTTTTTCTCCCGTCTCCCGTCTGCTTTTGCCGTCGTTGCAATTCTGCTTTTGGAGAGAAAACAGAACTCAGGCACAAATAACCCCGAATAAACACGGGAGAACCCCGCCCCGCCTCAGCCCTGCCCACCAATGATAGGGGGAGCCTCTACATTTCCAGGATTTCCGACTATCACAGATAGTCTCTTAGTACCCTCTTCTCAACACGAACCCCTAAAAATCGTTCGGTACGCTTTTCGGTGCAACCACCGTAGAAACTCAGTGTTAAGAGTAGTCAAAACCATTTCTAAAATAATCATTTTTGTTTGAATATTGACGAATTTACATCAGATAACAAACGAAAAAACTCGGTGTTTGTTCCGAATAATGAATAACAAAATCAAAGTTTTCGTTGACATTATGCCTAAAATAGAGTATAATAGAGATGTGGGAAACCACGAATTTCCTCGTCTGTAACGACGAATTAAATGGAGGGATTTCGATGAATACGCAGCTTTCTCTCTTCGAGCAGGAGTTCACCACTCCAATCCACACCACCGTACAGTCCAGCTCTAAGGTTGTCATGTTTCCTGGCCTAAAGACTCCGCCTCATAAACCCAACTACCGTAAAGGAGAGGAGCAGACTGTTTTTCCTATCAAGCGTCAGGAGGATCTGGATGCAATGGCGTCTTGGCTCTACAACAATGCTGACCATAAATACCTCCTTGGCTTTATTCTTGGAATCAACCTTGGCCTCCGTGCAAACGAGCTTCTGGAACTCAAGCACTCTGATATCTTTTTTCCAAATGGAGAAATAAGATATGTCTCTGATGATTTCTCTGATACTACGGATAAGATGTCTGTCTACCAGAACAAAGTCCATAAGCGTAGAGGAATGTATCTGAACGAATCCTGTGTAAAAGCCCTTAACTGGTACTTTCCTATGAAAAATCCCTCTCTTTATTCCGACCAGTATCTTTTCCCGTCTCGTGAAGGTGGTCACATTGAAGTTGATACACTCCGTAAAGTCTTGAAAGACGCCGCCAAAGCCTGCGGACTCAAGCAGAACATAGGGACTCACACCTTACGAAAGACATTTGGATATTTTCATTACCAGTCCAACCATGATATCGTGTTTCTCCAAAGATTGTTTGGACACTCAAGCGCTCTAATCACTATGCGGTATATCGGTATCGCTGACGAGGAAGAGAAAAAGTCCTACCATGAAGTGTCTATTGATCTTATGGGCAAGCTGGGCATTGATTAAACCTACGTGTTCCCACTATCGGAGAGAAGAGAGAGTTCAGGCTGCACTTACTACCCAGCAACTGCCGAGCGAAGCGAGGCAGCCTGAACGCAAAAATTTATAACTTTTTCGCCTGTTTTTGAGCGCAGCGAAATTACCCCTTTCCCCTCTAAGGGACGATTTTGAAAAACCCAGTGTTTGCAGGGCTTTGAAGGGTATAAAAATCAGAATTTATAACCTCGAAAGTCATAAACGCATTTTCACTATATCTAACTTTTGAACATTTTTGCAAATTTGGAGGAAACATTTATGGCAAGGAATCTGTATATCTCAGATCTCCACTTTGGACACAAGAACATCAGTTTCACGGAATCCTGGTGGTTGTGATGAGTAGTAGACGAAAACTGACTGTGATGGAGCGCCATATGGTATACGACAAGATGGGTGGACGGTGTGCGTATTGTGGTGGTGAGCTGGCCTATGAGGATATGCAGGTCGATCATGTAGATGCGCTTCGGAATAACGGAGAGGACGATTTGGCAAATATGCTGCCAGCTTGTCGGAGTTGCAATCATTACAAGCGTGGTAACTCCTTGGAAGGATGGCGTCGAATGTTGGAAGCCATACCAAAGACGTTAGAGCGAGATTGTTACACGTACCGTCAAGGTATGAAATTCGGACTGGTTATGCCAACGCCCAAGAAAATCACGTTTTACTTTGAAACATTGGAAAAGAGGTGAATATAATGGCTATTCTTACATTTATCAGCCCGTTTGAAAATGATCCGTTTGCAATGGTTTGTCAGGCGTATAAGAATCTCTATGATAAACCGTTTAGGGCGATGTTTGACCAGCATGAGGATGACGACCATAAGGACGAATATGGGTTTACGAATTTTGTGGAAAATGAAATTCCAATGGTTGTGATTTTTGCGGAACACCCGTTGAATGTCTGTGTTGAAACATTTGCTCACGAGTTGGCTCATGTTGCTGTTGGTGTAGAGCATGAACATGATTCCGTTTGGGAAGAGGCGTTTGATAAAATCTTTGCGGAATACAACAGGATAGGCGAAGAACTGTATGGCAGTAAGGAGGCAGACGATGGATAAAGGCAATGATTACAGAAAAATCTTCAGTATTGATAGATTCGCTCGCCATTGGTATTGTCAACACGCCAGACTGAACCAGCTAAGAAGTGATAAGCGTGAAGCGAAACGCAAATTGCGCCGGCAGACAAAAGAGATGCTGAGAGATGTGCGAGGTGTAGATTATGAGCAATAATGAAAACCAGCTTGTAAAGCTACAAGAGAAGTGTGCGGAGCTTGAAAAAGAAGTCCAGATTTACCGTAACGCCGCCAGCTTATACGGCATTGATGCTATGACTATGCTAACACTGGCAAAAAGCCAGATTAAGACCTGTGCTGACAATATCCGTATGATGGAAAAAATGCAGGAGGTGTTTGAACTTTTCAGCCAAGTGCCTGACAATCTGACGGATGATGAGTTAGGCGAAGCATTTTTCCGATATGACGGAGAGCCTTACTGTGAGCTGGTGTGTTGTGGAATTGAAATTATCCGAAAATATTTGAAGAAAAGGAGTGAGTATGATGAATGGCAAAAGAAGAACCTCCCATTTAGCGTATGATAGGGAGGTGGGATTGTGGTCGTAAAGGTTTGTGATGCGATTATGGGTGCTGGCAAGACTGAGAGTGCAATAACCCAAATGAACCAGGACGAAGAGAGCCGCTATATCTTCATTACCCCGTATCTGGATGAGGTAGAACGGATCAAGCGGAGCTGTGAGGTGCGAGATTTCAAAGATCCGCAAAACAAGGGAAATAGGAAACTGGGAGATCTTCACCGTCTCCTTGCTGCAAAATGCAATATCGCCAGCACCCACGCACTATTTGAGACATACACCACCGAAACTATTGAACTAATCCGAGATGGTGCTTATAAGCTCATTTTGGATGAAGTATGCCAGGTGGCGCAGACTATCAAAATTTCCCCAAAGGATTTGAAGATGCTACGTGCTGAGATGATCGAAGTTGACGATGATTGTCGTGTGCGGTGGGTCAAGGAAGACTATGAGGGCAGATTTGAGGATCTGCGTGATATGTGCATGACTGGTAATGTTATTCTCTACAATGATTGCCTGCTACTCTGGCTGTTCCCCATTGAGGTTTTTCACGCTTTCAAAGATGTTATTATTCTGACCTATATGTTTGATGCACAGGTTCAGAAATACTACTTTGATATGAATGGCATTGAGATACAGCAAATTGGCACTATGTATGAGAGTGGTGAATATCATTTTTGCGACCAGCCACATATTCCAGAGTATGTGAAAACTCTGCATGAGAAAATCCATATTCTCGAAGATAGTAAGCTGAATAAGATTGGCGAGCAATATGCAAGCCTATCTGCGTCCTGGTATGATAGGGCAAAAAAAGCAAAGGGATCTCCACTAATCAAGCAAATGCGCAATAATTTGGTTAATGTTTTTACAAATCGTTTTGCTTCTCCTACAAGTCAGAACCTGTGGACTGTGTTTGTTGATTATCAAGATATATTGAAAGGAAAAGGCTATACGAAAGGCTTCCTTTCATTCAACATTAGGGCCACAAACGCATACCGAAATAGAGATCACTTGGCGTACTGTGTCAATGTCTTTTATCATCCTTTGCTAAAAAATTATTTCCTCGATCATGGTGTTGAGGTAAAAGAAGAGGAATATGCGTTGGGTGAGATGATCCAGTGGATTTGGCGTTCTGCAATTCGGGACGGCAAGGAAATCTGGGTGTATATTCCGAGTAGGCGTATGAGGGAATTGCTGAAGAAGTGGTTGCTTGAGCTTTCTTCTTTGGAAAGCGACGAACAAAATCAAGGTGGTGATTGAGGTGGATGATTTCAAAGAGACAGGATGGGATCATATCTCTGGTGATAAAACTGCTACATTTTCTACTTCTGAAAAGAAGTGGATTAAACTCATTTGGAAATTGAAAGAGGAGCACCCAGATGAGGTTGATATTCGGTATGTAAACAAAGATGGGAGTATTTTGGTTCGCCTCCCAGCTGATTGGCTGAAAATTAGACCAAAGAAAAAGAGTAACTTAACAGCAGAACAAAAAGCGGCGTCAAAAGCAAGACTTGAATTAGCGAGACAGAAGCGTTTAGAGGATTTAAGGAAAGCTGGCGCAGCGGTGACAACGGAAGGAGGTAGCTGATGAACACCGCGAGTCAAGAGTGCATTTGGAAAGATCAGTGTGGCATGGAGTGTCCAGGGCGTTGCTCTGACTTTACGCCAGCTGATGATGCTGGAGATAATGAGGATTACTACTCCAGCATCTTGAAAGAAAACACCGAAGAGTATCAACATATGATTAACAACTATTCTGATAAGGGGATGTTTGACAGTGAATCGTGAGCAACGTAGGGCTTTTAAGAAGAAACACGGGAAAACCGCACGAGAGTATGCAGCAGACAAACTTAATAAGCTCTCTCAGGAAATTGAAAATCATTTGCTGGATGGCAATAAAGTAAGACTGGATGTAGACCGTATTGTAAGCCGTAGTGATTATGCACACACAACTGAAGAGTATAAGGAGTTTGTGGAATCCTCTCGTGATAAGGTTTTCACTGTCCGTCTTTATCGGAAACGCAATGATGGTTTTTCTGCGATAGTCGAACTTGCTGAAGAACCTAAGTGGTTGTTCTGGTATGGTGATCTGGTTCTGGTTCAGAATGGAGGGTAGTCCTATTAACGGTTCAGTGTATATTGTATCTGCGGATGCAAAAGATTTGTTTTTGTCTAACTATTCCAATAGCCGTTGCACAGGGTATACCGTGCGGTATAGTGGTGGAGAGAACCATGGGGAGTTTAATACCAAACGGTTTATAAATACGCTGGATTACAGCTTGGACTTAATCAAATTGCGTGAAATCTATGAGAAGGTTTATCGCAGAATGGATTTCACATTCAGCAAACGAGGGAAGGAATTTTGCCGTCGTGTTATCAATGTGACATTCAAGTACAGCATCAAGGAGTTCAATCGCTTCTTCGACAAGACATATATCAAATATGGATATTTGCCAAGTGACGTGGATCTTGTGGATAGCATCTGTATAAAAGATGGAGAGTTGATTGCAGTGCGGATTGATGAACCAGTAAACAATCCGGTTGCAGCGTCTGTGCTTGGTTCCTTGTTCGTTTTTGAAGATGGCGCTTACAAGTTGGGGAAGAACATGAAGGTTCTATTTACTGCTGCCCAACTTCGTGACCGTTTGTATCACGATGGCTTTGACTGCGATGGAATCCACTTTCAGCGGTTTAAGCGGTCTGCGGGCAGTGGGCGGGTCGGTAAGTGTTTGTTTATTGACGAAAAACTTTACCCTCGTATGCACAAGTGGGAGCAGTGTGGCTTACGTGTTCGTCAAGGGCAGGAAATGGATCTTGCTGGATTCGAGGCGTACATTGCATTGACATTGAGCAGCATTATCGGGACAATTCAACTGCGGCCTGAAAGTTTCCTTGTGATTGATGATTTTACAAGTACATTCAAAGATAAAGTGATTGCGACACGGCTTGGCGACGATGGATGGCTGTCCTCTAAACCAGAGGATGTTGAAGTGGAGAATAGCATCTGGGATGGTCAGTCTCTTATCGACAAGAGCGCAATGGCGGAGTATAACCAACATGGTATGATTTTGCTCCGTAACCGTTTCTTTAAGTCGGCCTGTTTCAACTGCAATATCCAGAATTTCTTTGCGGAGCAAGGAATTACAGAAGTCTCGCAGTTGAATGGGTTCACTCTTGCAAAATCTGTGAATGAAATCAAAGTGATTACAACACCAAGCAGTATTAAATATGTGAAATTTGGTACTCTGGAAGATTGGCTGCGACTGTTGGAAGACGACGGCGATTTTGGTGTGGTGAAGTATGAAAAGCCGACAGATTTCTTTGGTGGGAGAATGGTTCAGATTCACTATCAGCTTCTGAATACCTTACAGATGGCCCAGGAAGAGGTTGATCTGTTGGTTAGGCCGTCATTGGACTACCTGCGTATGATTCAAACCGACCCTGCTGTGCTGCGATATCATATTCGTTATGCTGGTGAAGAGAAGCCTCTAACTGCCGCTCCATCGACGAATGACATTGTTTATCAAATGCTTGGTGTTACAGATAGGTTCGCACAGACTAAGTTGTATGACGATTTCAAACATGATATTTGTAAAGCGTTTAAGAAAGATATACGGAGAGGTCATATTCTTGTTGACGGCAACTATTCTACTTTGCTTGGAAATCCAATGGAGATGCTTTTTGCATCTGTTGGAAAGTTCGATGGTACAAGCCAGATTGGAACTGGGAACATTTACAGCAAACGGTTTCGGTTCAATCAAACAATTCTTGGTTCTCGCAGTCCTCATGTGACGATGGGGAATATTCTTTTGGCAAAGAATCGAGAAAATAATGAAGTAGAACAGTTTTTCAACTTAACCAATGAGATCGTGTGCATCAACAGTATTGAGGAAAACACACTGTTCCGGCTTTCTGGTGCCGATTTTGACTCTGACACTATGCTGCTGACGGATAATCCTATCTTGATTGGTGCAGCAGAGCGTAACTATCACCGTTTCTTGGTGCCAACCAGTCTGGTTGATGCTAAGAAAATTGTCCGTCACTATACCTGTGCTGACCAGGCCGACTTGGATATTAAAACCTCAGTCAATAAGATTGGTGAAATTGTCAATCTCTCTCAAGAGCTGAATACGAAACTGTGGGACGCATTGAATAGCGGCCAGAGCTTTACGGATATTGAAGAGCTGTATTGTGAAATTGCCCAGCTGGATGTACTGAGCAATATCGAGATTGACAAGGCCAAGAGAGAGTATGCGGTGGATAGCGTTGCAGAAATCAAACGGTTAAGAAAAAAGCATGAGGTAAGGGATGATGACGGTAGACAGGTGAAACCAAATTTCTTGGGTAAGATCGCCCGTATGAAAGGCTATTACGACAGTGATCGAAAGAACTATAAATTCCACAATACAACAATGGATTACTTGCAGCATAGCTTGAATGCGTTCAGAATTGGTGGTGCGAAAAGAGAATTTCTTCCATTTTCTGCATTGTTAGTTCAAGGCAAAGATCATTCTGTTCATTCTGTGAAATATTCGCAGGTAAATCGTGTGTTGGAGATTGTTCGAGATATGAGAACTAAGATTCAAGCGATATGGAATGGAACGAATGAGGATTTGGATAATTATAGTAAAGCTATCCTGGTTAATGAAGTGCGGCAAGAATATCTTGATTATGTAAAAAACATTAAGTTGAGCTGGCATACCGCATATCATTTGTTGCTTGCAATCGAAGATCCAGCCAATAAGGATATTTTCAGAACTCTTTTCTATGCCTTGTTTTCTTTACCAAATCAAAACTTTATTGATTTGATTGAGCAGAGTCGTACACCAATTTCTGTGCTGACGGAAGATGAGAATGCGGCAGGAAGTATTGAAATTTATGGATTCCGTTTTCAAAAGTCTATGGTGATTCCACCAAACCTTGTGAATTGCATTTATTAAAAACATACAAAAACGAGCAAAAATTATTGCTTTTCGGTCGAAAAATTCTGAAACGACCATGCCTAACCGACGAGTATTTTCGGCGGTTAGCGATTCAATTTTTTTGGTCAAATTATGAGGGAGATAGCATAGCCCTCAAATTTATTTGAAAAGGATGAGTTTTGTGATCTCGATTACCAAAGAAGAGAAAATGCTTTTGGCAAAGCTGTACCCAAACTATACGTATCCACGCACTATGAAGCAGCGTTCAAAACGTCACCATTATTTCTGCACAGAGAGCGAAGAGCTGATGCGGGCCATTGCTCATAGTAACTCTGCTGCCGCAGATCGCGTGAAAGAGTTTGACCGGCAACACGCTTTGCGTGAGGCACGTAGGAAACAGTGCGGTGAAAACTAATGGCCTTTCAGGAAAAGCGAGAGCAATATACTAATGCTATGATCGACTGCTCCGATGGAACTTTGACTGAGTTCCATCGGGACGGTGTAAGTTCATTTAGCATTACTGAAATCTTAAAACGATGGGATGGCGTACCCGATATTACGCTGACGATTGAACGGCGAATAAATTTGCCGCCGTCAGAAGAGAGGTGAAACTATTCGTGAACCCAAAGTATGAACGAAAAGAAGGGGAGGATCTTTATGAGTATGGTCTTCGGCTCATCGAGATTAAGATGGAACAGAAACCGGACGACTTGGATTGGGAAGATATTGTAGAGGCGGCTCAACTGGATTGTCACCGCGACAGCCTCAGAAAAGCGGTGTCTGTCACACCATACTCTGGTTATGCTGTTGCGCAATATTTTAAGCGCAAATATGCTGCTGATGGACGGCCTGACAAAGAGGCGTATCTTTCTGAACTGGATGTGAAGATTGCAGAGGCAAGGAAGGAAGCAAAACGATTCTTTGATCAACGACGTGAGTTCAACAAATTGGTAGATCGGATTGGTAGATCTGAGAATCTGGAAGATCGTCTTGTTGAGGCTGCAAATATCCTAAATGAGACTGAACCGTTGTGTGTAGATAAGTCGGTTGTTTATACCTATGACGATAATGAAGCTGTCATTGTATTTGCTGATTGGCACTACGGAATGACAACGGATAATATTTGGGAACGGTATAATACAGAGGTTTGTCGCCGCCGTGTAGAACATTTAGTAGAGACTGCGATTGAGCGAATCAAGCTGCATAGATGTCGCAAACTGCATATCCTTCTGCTTGGCGATATGGCCCATGGAGCCATTCATACCAGCGCACGAGTAGCGTCTGAAGAACTTGTTTGTGACCAGGTGATGCAAGTCTCTGAAATTATTGCTCAGGCAGTGAATGCCTTAGCGGACACAGTAGAAGAAACCGTCGTACACGCTACATACGGGAATCATCTGCGCACTGTGCAGAATAAGCAAGATAGCATCCATGCTGATAACATGGAGCGCTTGATTCCCTGGTGGCTGGAGCAGCGGTTGGGCGACAGAGGCGATGTGCAATTCCCAGAGGCGGAGTATTACGAGTTCTTATATTTTAATGTGTGTGGATATCAAATCTGCGCTACACATGGCGATCTTGACAGTGTGAAAAACGCTGGTAGAACATTGAATACTCTCTTTGTAAAGAAATACGGCTCTGGAATTGATTATGTAATTCTTGCCGATAAACACCACAAGGAAGAGTTTGAAGAACTTGGAATTGACAGTATGATCGTCAGAAGCCTTTGTGGAACTGATGAATACGCAAATGGAAAGCGGTTGTATTCTACGCCTGGTCAACTGATGATGGTGTTCAAACCTGGAATTGGTGCCGATGCCTATTATCAGATTAAACTTGGTTAGGAGTGATTTTGTGCTCAAGAACGATCTTGTCCTTGCATTGTCTGAGATGGACTACTATAAGAACCAGGCTGGAGCTGTTATCAATGATGTGTTTCGCGTCATTGCTGAGGCGCTGACTAAGGGAGAAAAGGTAACAATCCGAGGGTTCGGGACTTTTGAAGTGAAGAAGAGAAAGGGAAGCCTTGTCCGTGATATCCATACACGAGAGCAAAAGCGGATAGATGATTACCAGGTTGTGGTATTTCGTCCTGGTGACAACTTAAAAGACGCTGTGAAGACACAAAACCCCAACAAACTTAGCTTGCTGGCTAAAACCGAAAAAAAATAAAAAAATTTTGTTCGTCGCTATTGACATCCACTGAAACCTGTGGTATAGTATGACCATAGCGACGAACAAAATCAATGCTGATGTAGTTCAGTTGGTAGAACGACTGATTTGTAATCAGTAGGTCGCAGGTTCGACCCCTGTCATCAGCTCCATGTTCCTTGAAAACTTAATCTTTGAATCATGCTTATTACTAACTCGGTGAACAAAGTGTGTCAGCACTCCGAGGCATATGGTAATTTCGGTAGGAACTGCGAGGGATACCTTGCAGGGAGGATCGTCGTCATGCAGCGATGCAGGGCGAGGAGGCGGAAACCGCCAAGAAAAACGTATGTCGCTAAGAGTTGTCGCTTTGTAACGCACAGAACTTTCGGGCGCAGCAATAGACGCTCCATGTGGAGAATAAGCCTTGCAGTATATCGGGGTGGTAGCCGATTATACGGAGGTAAAACCAATAATGTGCTTCTGTCTTGATGCCGAAGAAATTCGGCTATAACGAAAGTCGCTGGTTAAAGTAGCCGTAGGACAGATTGAAAACATCTTTTCATTTTGAAAGTATGTAGACTATACAGGTCAATAATGAAATTTTCTGAATGAACGGTGAAATTTGCGGGTAGACAATCCCGTGCAGGATATGGCGCTGATGCGCTGGGGCAAGAAGTTAGGGGTCGCTCCCCAAAGCTCAGACTTGTCTCCCTGGTGGCGGAACAACAAAGAAGATAATGGAGGTAGGGTGAAGACCCAGTAATAAGTGTGATTGAGAGATTAAGTTCTTCAAAGTAGCGAACAAAATCGCTGATACGGGGCCGTAGCTCAGTTGGTAGAGCGCCTGCCTTGCAAGCAGGAGGTCGGGAGTTCAATCCTCCCTGGTTCCACCAGATCATACCGTGTTGGCTATGCTGACGTTTGTGTGGTTCAGCTCATTACTTAGCTGCTATCTCTGTCAGAAGCCTATCAGCCATGGATGAGGTTCTACGGACGCACGGTTGATAACGGGGTATAGCTCAGTTGGTAGAGCACACGACTGATAATCGTTATGTCGGAAGTTCAATTCTTTCTGCCCCGACCACGCATAGGCACTTTGACAACTTCATATGGGGCCGTAAAGGATTCGACGGGGTTTTGAGAGTGCAAGACTCGCAGGTAGATGACCGCCTAAAGGCATACAAAAAATGAAATGACAACTCTGAAACTGTTGTAATGATCCACCCCGCTTTTGCTGCTTTTGTGGCTGAGAGGGTTGCCGCCTGATTGACGGTAGGATTCCAAAACGACATACCTACTGGACGGGTGAATGTATGAGGTAAAGATACGTCCAAATGCGCAGTTTTCCTTGTTACTGCTAAAAGAGACAAGGTGGTGGAGGTGTGCAAACCATTGTGCGCCCTGGGACAGATTTGACGGTATCGCAAGCGCCCGCTGAAAAGCAACGCTGAAAAATCGTCTATTGCGTAAGAAGGTCTTGTTCATGTAGGAATTTCGGACGCGGGTTCGATTCCCGCCGGCTCCACCATATAGAGGATGTAGTGTAATGGTAACACGCCTGCTTTGGGAGTAGGAATAGCGGTTCGAGTCCGACATCTTCTACCATTCTGGGACACTAACAGCAATCTCAACAAAAACTTTTTTTGGGTAAAAGAAGAAAACGTGTCCCGTTGAGACGCTAACAGCAATTTCAAAAACAATTCTATCAAATTTTACAATTTTTTAGTCTTGCACAGACATTTCCTATTTTCACTTTTTTCATTGATGCGTCTCGTAAAAATTAAAATATTGGCTCGTAGTCCAGTTGGTAGAACGGCGGACTGTTAATCCGTATGTCGGGGGTTCAAGTCCCTCCGGGCCAGCCAGAGGCTCAAAACATGACGGGGAGTTTCCAAGATGTTGGTGTTTACACCGATTCTGTTTTTAGAACCGTCTATATAATGCGGGGTAGAGAAGTGGTCATCTCGCCATCCTCATAAGTTGGAAATCGTGGGTTCGAGTCCCACCCCCGCAACCAGGCCCGTCCCACAAACAGAGAAGAGACTGTAAACTTAATGGGAAATGGAAATGTTCACATTTGGCCGTGAAAACTTTAAGCAGGTTTCAAGTGAAACCGCCGCGCCCCAACAGCGGAGAGTTGGCAGCATGATCAACGCTGCGAGTTGATTATCTGTGGGAATAGCTCAACTGGTAGAGCGCCGTCCTTCCAAGTCGGATGTTGCGGGTTCAATTCCCGTTTCCCACTCCACAAGGGGCACTAACAGCAACTTCACACATGAAATCAACTTTTAATTGATAGCTCAAAAATGTGTCCCGTAATTTATGCTGGTGTGGTGGAATTGGCAGACGCGGTGGACTCAAAATCCGCTACTGGCAACAGTGTGTGGGTTCAACTCCCACCACCAGCACCAAGCCGAACAAGGGTTTATAGTAGGCGGAGGGCAAACCAGAAACCCTGACACGCTCTGTCAAAAGAGCGGGAACAGTGATTGTGTAAGGCAACGATACACGCTGTTAGGCCCGTTATGATACCGTAGCCAAGATGGTAAGGCTCTGGGCTGCAAACCCAGGATCGTGGGTTCAAATCCTATCGGTATCTCCATATGCGCCAATAGCTCAGTTGGATAGAGCAAGAGATTTCTAATCTCTGTGCCGTGGGTTCGAGTCCTACTTGGCGTGCCAACTTAATATGGGGGTGTAGCCAAGCGGTTACGGCACGGGACTTTGACTCCCGCATCACTGGTTCGAGTCCAGTCACCCCTGCCAAATATGCTCCCATCTTCTAATTGGCATAGGAAGCTGGCCTCTCAAGCCAGCAATGCGAGTTCGAGCCTCGCTGGGAGTACCAATGAAAAGAGGTGCTGTTTACGGTGCGGAAGTCTGCTGTGGTTAAAGATGTATCTGAAAAGATTGTAAAGAAGATTCCGTCTTCTGAAAATGGGCCAGGTGTGTCCTGCACAACTAAGAATGGGCTGAACTATCAGATTAGTCAGAATTTAGAAAAGATGAAATTTACTCTTTGGAAAGTTACAGAGAATGGTTTTATCAAGATTGCAACAGCAAATTCTCCACTTGACCTTGATGATTTGATTCCGTGGAATGAATAGAATATGGTGCCGTGGACGAATTGGTAGAGTCACCGCCCTTTCAAGGCGGAATTTGAGAGTTCAAACCTCTCCGGCATCACCACATGGCCTCGTAGCTCAATCGGGAGAGCGCCAGCCTGTCACGCTGGAGGTAGCGGGATCAAAACCCGCCGAGGTCGCCATATAGGGGTTTGGTGTAATGGTAGCATGACAGTCTCCAAAACTGTTGGTGAGAGTTCAAGTCTTTCAGCCCCTGCCAAATGCTGACATAGCTCCAATGGTAGAGCGGTTGCCTCGTAAGCAATAGGTTCAGAGTTCAAGTCTCTGTGTCAGCTCCAATCGCCCGATTGAGATAACATATCACGTGTGTGAGTGGCGCACGGAATCCAAGGTGGCCTTCAATGATGGAGTGACTGGGCGTAAAAGAAATAGCGGTTAGGTGCCGTTGTAGCACCAAAGGTAGGCTGAAATCTGCCTGGGCCGTAGCCGCAAGTGTGGTGTACTTGTTACATCGAAATCCTTGGTAGACTAAGACGGGAAACACTAATCCCCCTGCTCCTCGATAGAAAGGCTGAAAGGACTACGGCTTTGCACATGAGGCTGAGTTGTGGTGGCAATATGGCACAGCGTAAAGGTGTGTGGTGAGGCTGGGAGCGGAGTCACTTTTACAATATACGTATAGGGGAGCGCCGAAGTTGGAGAGTCGGGGCGGTCTGTAAAATCGTTGCGCTTATGCGCTGAGTGGGTTCAACTCCCACCTCCCCTACCATATGGCGGAATTGACCCCAGTAGGTGCGGGGAGCAGTCTTGAAAACTGTTGGCCGTGATGAATGGCTTGTGGGTTCGAGTCCTACTTCCGCCGCCACGGAACATCCTCGTAGTCCCGAAAGAACGCGCAGCTCTGGCCCGGAGTACATATGAGGAAGGGTAAGCAACAATATGCGGGGTCGCTCCCCTCCGTGAAAGTCGGACGGAATACAGACCGATAGTAACTGTGACATCGTGGAGAGCAACACGACAACCCGATCAGGAGGCGGGGCGCTTGTATACCGCAACGGGACTTTGTGAGCCTGAGAAAGTGTACCTTGAGACACGTACAGCAATTTATTTGACTTCAAAATCAAATCCTGACTGTCAAACCAGGTAGTGTCTCATATACATATGTGCCAGTAATTCAGCTGGTAGAATAACCGCCTTTTAAGCGGTAGGTCGAGGGTTCGAGTCCCTTCTGGCGCACCACAAAATATCATAATGACTGAAACCTCAGCGGCTTAGAATCGCTGAGGTTTTGTCATATTTGAAAGGAGGTCGCAGCATGGCGGCAAAGAAACAACTGAAAAAAACAGTCGCACAAAAAGTTAATAAAGACGCAAAGCCAAGTGAAGCAGAGCCGCGTGTTGTGAGCGATGAAGTGTATCGCTGTCCCCGTTGTGGTCATAAGTATCCGAAACAGGATGGAAATTTCAATGTGTCTAAGTCTCCACTGTTCAAAGGGAATAATGGCTATGTGGTGTACTGCAAAAAATGTGTAGCTGAGATGTTTGATGAGAATGTAGCATTTTTCGATAAGGATGAGGATGCTGCTATGGAACGTGTCTGTCAAATTATTGATCTTTGCGTAAATGAAACGGCTTGGGCAGCTGCACGAAAGATTAGCGCAAATAGAAATCGTATGAGCGGATATTTTTCAAAGTTAAATATTCGCCAGAGTAGTGAAGATTCTACCTATTCAGACACACTTGTGCGGCGATTTGAAGCGGAGGCCGAGATGCCAAATGAAGCATCTGATACTGATGATACCAGTGTAAATCTTGATGTAATTCGCAGATTTGGGCTTGGTTTTTCAGATAGTGATTATGATACATTGCAAGGCGAGTATGACAGTTGGGTAGAGCGCTGTGGTGCCCCTGTGGATAAACGGCAAGATGAACTTTATGTTTCTATTTGTTATTTGAAGCTAAATCTGCAAAATAGCGTTAGGAACGGAGCAGCTGGCGTTGGTGCTCTTGCCAATTCTTATAAAGCGTTTATTGAGGCTGCTACAACAGAAATTGAGGATAGAAAGAAAAAGGCGGAATCGGAAATGCAGCTGAGTCCTTTGGGCGTGATGATTCGTGATATTGAAGAGCATTGTCCGGCCGATTTCTACAAGGATCAGAAGCTCTATGCCGATTACGACCATTTGAGAGAATATATTACCAGATTTATGACACGGCCTTTGAACAATCTTCTGACTGGCTCTAAAGAAATGGATAAGGAGTTTAACCTTTCTGGATCGGAGGAGTGAGTATGAAGTATGAAAAGGTAATGGATGAGCGGCAACGTCATTTGCATGAACATTTTTCTTCGTCCAATTATTTGGGAGATCCACAGAGAGTCCAAAAACTGATGGACTGGATAACATTTTGGAGGAGAAATCCAAGCCGATTTGTTCAGTATTATTTTGGAATCACGCTCCATCTCTATCAGCACATTATCTTGTTCCTAATGGACATTTATCCGAGTATTTGCCTTGTTGCAGCACGAAGCGCCGCCAAGTCCTTTATCATCGCAATATACGCTTGTAAGGAAGCAATTCTGCGGCCTGGTGCAAGAATCGTTGTGGCTTCAGCAACAAAAGGTCAGGCAAAATTGATTGTTTCTGAAAAAATTCAGAAAGAGATTTTGCCTCGTTCTCCTTTGTTGCAGGAAGAAATTGAACGTATCAGGGATAATCAAAACGAAATTGAGGTGTTTTTCCGCAACGGCAGTTCTATTATCGTTGTGCCGGCTAATGATAACGCCCGTGGACATCGTGCTACTGTTATGATTTACGAAGAGTTCCGTATGATTTTGAAGAATATCATTGATACGGTTCTTTCTCCGTTCCTATATGTTCGGCAAGTGCCATGTATTCTGAAATATGAAGAATATGGCTCTTTGATTGAGGAACCGAAAGAGGTCTACATTAGTTCCGCATGGTACAAAAACCATTGGATGTGGGATTTGATGAAGATTATAGTTAAGGATATGCTGGAAAAAGATTCTGCTATCATTATCGGAATGGATTACAGCATTTCTTTGAAACACGCAATCAAGCCGAGAGCGTTTCTTATTAAAGAGCGGAATAAGCTCGACAGTGTTGCCTGGGCAATCGAGTATGAAAACCAAATGATTGCAGAAAACGCCCATGCTTATTTCACATATGAAATGCTTAACAAGAACCGTTGCTTGAAACGACCATTTTATCCGAGGAAAAATGAGGACGTTCTTACGAGAGCAAAGAACCCATTTGCAATTCCAAGACAGCAAGGAGAAATTCGTATTGTTGCCTGCGATATTGCGACAGAGGGTGGAGATAGCAACGATAACTCAATTTTTTGCTGTATCCGCGCACTTCCTGAGAGTATGGAATACAAAACTTCTGATGTCAATGGTGATCATGTTGAGGTGAAGCAAGGTTATCGCCGGCAAGTGCTGTATATGGAGCCTCAGACAGAGTTTGAGACAACCAAGCAGGCCATTCGGATTAAACAGCTTTTCACAGACTTCGATGCTGATTACTGTGTTCTGGATACACGGAACGCAGGTATTGCTATTTATGACGCATTGGCGAAGGTGCTCTATGATGTTGAGCGCAATGTTGAATATGAGCCGTGGACGTGTATGAATGATGACAATTTGAAGTCTCGTATTGTAATTGCTGGGCAAAAAGAGGTTGTCTTTTCAATCAAAGCACAGTTGGAAACCAACAGCAGGATTGCGGTGTGCATGAAGAATACTCTGAACAGCAAAATGATTGAGTTGATGGTGCCAAACCAAGAGGGCGTTGAGGAACTGCAACGGTTTGTGCCAGATTATGCGACCGCAGATGTGGAGACACAGCTTTTCTACGAACGTCCATTTTTGGAGACTGTTGCTCTAATCAATGAGATGATTAGTTTGGAGTATACTGTGCAAAATCAAACGGGGCTTATTAAGATTGAAGAAAAGTCTGGAGCACGTAAAGACCGATATACGTCTGTCTCTTATGGCAACTATTTTATTGAACTTTTGGAGCAGGATCTGTTTTCGGATAGTTCAGAATATGAATATGTAACATTGTTCAACTAAGGAGGTGAGGGCTTATGGTAGGTGAATCAAAAATCCGTGCATGGTGGAATCGAATTACCCAATCAAGTGAATCACAGCAAATGGTATCAGAGCAGAACGCAGTTGCACCAGCGATGGACGCGGTTTTGCATGAGTTCAATACTCAGCTTGGTGTATATATGAATATTGTTTCGCAAACCAGCAAGGGGCAAGCGCCATATTCTACAGAACAAGTAGTCAGAATGGCACAAGAGCCGATGCGATATATTACTGAGCTACGCCGTTGGGCACATTGGGCATATTACTCCAATGGTACAGTTGGAACAGCAATCGACACTCTGACAAGTCTTCACTCACTGGACTATATTGTAACTGCAAGGCCAAAGAAATCAGGTGTGCAGCGTAAGGGGTATCGTACCAGTTCTGATCGTATGAATAGTGTTCTTCGGTCTATGCGATACAAAGAGGTAATCCGAGACGCTATTTTTCATAATGCTAACGAAGGTATGTACGTTGGCTACATGGAGACAAGAACTGTTCCTGTTGACCGTCGCATAGCATTGACTGATTTGGATATTCAAGGCATTACCGATATTAACTCAGCCGGTATTAACACAGTTGTCATTTCTCTTCCCATCGAATATGTGAGGATTATTGGCCGTAGGAACAACTGCTACGAGGTAGCATTTGACCTACGGTATTTTGATGGTATGACAGAAAATGAACGCAAACGCAAATTGAGTGGGTTTCCACGCCAAATTCAAGATGGTTGGGTGAAGTATCACAATGGTGCTTTTGAAAGTGGAGCAACATGGCTGCGTTTGGACTGGAAAAAAACCATAGTGACAAAAATTAAAAGTGGTCAAAACGATCCATATGGCGTCCCTTTTGCCGTGGCCGCTTTGGATGATATTGATTATGCAAAGTATTTTGTCAATACGAAACGCCGTGTGCTTGATAAGGTAAACAACCAAATTTACTATGAGACGTTCCCAGAGGGTAAGGACAAGGGGACATCTGCGTTGTCTCAGAAACAGCAGGAAAATCAGCATAATACTGTGAAACAGGCTTTGACTCAACGCACCAATTCTGCTGGTATTGCATTTTTCTCTTTGGCCGCTGGTACAAAAATGGATAGCTTACCAGTTGATATTTCTTTGCTTGATGAGGAAAACGAGAACGCTATCAAGGAAGATGTAAACGAAGATCTGGGAATATCTTCTGCTGCTTTGAGTGGAAGTTCTACTGGCAACTATGCTACAGCGACATTAAACATGGAGATTGTTGCGAACAATGTGTTTACATGGATTGAGGCGATTGTTGAGGAATTGAATAAGTGTTTGAACTATAACGTAATTCGGGATGGCAGTTATCGAATTGAGTTTCGTGTTCTCCCTATTACGTTTGTCAATAGAGAAAAACAGGTCAAATTTTTCTCAGACCTCTATGCGCGTGGTAAGGGTAGTTTGCTTGCTTGGATTGCTTCAACTGGAATCAACGCCGACGATTATCTTTCCTTGATGGATTATGAGTTGGAAGAGGATTTTGAAAATCGTTATCCAGTGCATAAGACTTCGTTCACTGTTACGGGCAAAGATGCTCCAGATGGTGATGTTGACAAGAGTACAGGAGATCTTTCTGTAAACCCTGCCACAGAGTCAACAAATGCCAATAACGGTAACGCAAGTCCGTCTCCTTCAGATACGTAGGAGGTGAAAGAAAATGTACGGTGAGAGAGTTTTTACCCCAAGATATGAAGTTTCCAGCAAATGTAACATTGCAGGTAGGCGTCCAATCAAAGTGATCTTGCACGAGATTTTTACCGATGATAGTCAATGGCAAGAGAACGGGATCTCATGGTTGGAGCCATATGTGGAAGAGAATCTTCATTCAGTAATCGGAATGTCCATCGTTGCTGAATTTTTAACTGGTGATCGGGATATTCCGTATGGACATGGAATGACTGAGGTTCGGACACGGGACAATCTTCCGTTGTTTGAAGACGCAACAATGGTTGGGCATTTTGATAAGGCATATGTAGATAGTGTGGAAATCGACGGAGTGACGAAGCGTGTATTAGTTGCTGAAGGTACTTTGGACGAAATGCGCTATCCAAAATTTGTGGCTTGGCTGAGAGAACACATGGAAGAGTCTACAATTAAAGGATCTGTGGAAATTGTGGGAAAGGCCGAGCATGACGGACACATTATTTACTCCGGCGGTTGGAAAGATCAAGGACGCGTGCCGCAAATCTATGATTATAGCGGTTATGCGATTTTGAGTATCAAACCGGCTGATGAGGCCGCTATCGTGATGGAGTTAAATAATAAAAAGCAAAAAAAGGAGGAAATCGAAATGGATGAGAAGCTGAAGAACGAATTGATGGCGGTCGTCTCTGGCGCTGTTTCTGAGTCCAATTCCAAATGGGATGAATATTGGGCAAAGGTTGAGGCGAAGGATGCTGAAATCGCCCAGCTCCAGGCGGACATCAAGGGCAAGGAAGCTGAGATTGCCCAGCTGAGAGCTGATTTTGAAAAGGCAAATGCGGCTCAGGCAGCTGCTGAGGCTGGTCTGACAGAAGCTAATGCTGCCAAAGAAGCTGCTGAGGCTGGTCTGGCCGAAGCCAACAGTAAAATTGCCGCTCTGGAAAATGAGAGTGCCATTGCCGAGTTGAATGCTGCCCTGGCTCCTTATACTGAGGAGCAGCGTGCGATCGCCAAGGAAGAGATCGACGCATTCAATGCCAATCCTGGAAGTGTAGAGATTAACACGATTGTCGGAAAAATCTGTACCGAAATGGTGCGTGTGTCTCGTGAGAACCACATCTCTGAGACGAACGCCACAAACGAGATTGACGTTTTCGCTATCACAGATAGTCCAAAACAGGAAAATGATGATGGCGAAGTAAACGTATTCTAAGAAAGGAAGGTATGTAACAATGAAATACAAGACGATTGGAGCTTTCGCCAAGGGTGTTCAGAATGTTGGATACTGCAAGGCGACCACCGATCTGAAGGTCGGTATGGGTGTCATTCTGGATCGTGTCGCAAAGACAGCCAGCTTGCCCGCTGATGATGCAGAGGCTAAGGCTTGCCACCGCATCGTTACCAATATTAACGATAAGCCTGAGATGCACAATTTCAGTGAAACACTGGATGTTTTGAAGGGCGAGTGTGTCCGTGCTGACGATCTGACCAGTGTTGCAAATCTGGAGATTGAGTTTGCGAAGTACGAGATCAAGGACGGCGACTATGATGGTCTGGCCGCTGGTGACAAGCTGGTGTTTGGCACTGATGGTCTAATCGCTAAGACCGCTGATGCAACTGGTTACAAGGTGTACTTTGAGGTTATTGAGAAGACTGCATATATGGGTCTTGGCCTGCTGGCCGTTATCCGTGTGCAGTAATGAAGGAGGGAGAATATAATGAGCACGATTTACGAAATCAATATGTCCAATGCTCAGGCCGACATTGATACTGGACGTGTCAAGCAGAACTCTCCCGTTGTCGAGGTGTTTTCTGCTCTCGCAGCGGGTAAGAAACCCGATGTGGATGCCAAGGTTTTGGACAAGTCCGTGGCAACTCTGAAAGAGCTGTCTTCTAAGGCTTTGGCTGGCGACCATGCCGCACAGAGCGAGATCAATACCATTATCCGCTTTGCAATCGAACCAAAACTTTTGGAGGCCGTTCGCCTGTTTGACTTTATGGGTACTTATCGTCGGATCGGATATCACGAGGCTCCAATGATGAAGACCTACAACTATGAGAGCATTGATTCTCGGTTCCAGGCTTCCAGTGCCGATGTGCCGTTTGCGGCCTACAAATGGCGTGAGTATCCTATCGGCACCCAGACTATTTCTTCTGGTTTTGCTGTTGATTACCGTGAACTTCAAAGCGGTAACTTTGACGGTAATATTGCCGAGGGTATGAACCAGGTGCAGACTGATATGCAGAACAAGGCCGTTTACTATGTGATGACCGTTCTGTATAATGGCTTGAAGAACGCAAAGGGTGTCAAGCATTTTGCAGAGTCCAGTGGTATTACCAAGACAGGCGTTGACAATATGTTGAAGACTATGCGCCGGTACGGTAAGGTCAATATTGCTGGCGATTACAGTGTAGTGTCCCAGTTCAACGATTTTGCTGGCTTTAAGTTGTTGGCGGCTGACGAAGTTCGCTATGCAAACACTGTGGTCGCTGAGGAGATCCGTAAAACTGGCCTTGTGAATATGTATAATGGCGCTATTGTGACTGAGCTTCCAAACGCAATCAACTGGACTAAACTGAATACCGATGGAACCGATTATGCTATGTATATGCCACAGGGTCTGCTGTTCTTCCTGCCTCGTGGCGCTGTGTCCCCATTGCAGGTCTTCCTGCGTGGCGGTATGACCACAATGACTGGCGATGACATTGTGACCCGTCAGCATCTGACCCGCTTCGATATGGAGCTTGGCGCTGGTATTGCTGAGGGTATGGAGGATCAGATTGGTCTGATTTCCGACACCAATTTTGAGGTTCCTGCCATTTAAGTGGCGAATTAAATCAAAACGGGAGGGGTATTACCCCTCCCGAATTTTCAATGACAAGGAGAATTGTTATGACGGCGAATAACAATGTTCTGGTAAACAATTTGTGTTCATGGCCTCTTTCATTCTGGCGCAAAGCTGGACAGGGTGATATTGAGATTCCAGCTAATGCAAAAAACTATCCATTGCTGTCTTTTGAGGAGGTTTTGGCACAAATTCAAACTGGAAACAAGATGTTCACTGGTACGGATGGTATGGGGAACCATGCACGTATCCAGATTGTGAATGATGAACAGCGCAAACAGCTTTTTGGACTGGAGAGCGTAGAGACGGAAGATCCTACTTTGCTCAATTTGGAGGCTGTTAAGGCGTTGCTGGCGATTCGTACAAAGGCCAAATTCAATGAGCAGCTTCAAGCGATGGTAAAAACTGACGCAGAAAAGAAGATGCTGGTTGAACTTGCAAAACAAGCTGGCTCTGATGAGGCTGAGGCTTGGAAAGTTGACGCTTTGCGTGAGTTGGCTGATACCTCTACCGTTTGATTCTAAGAAAGGAGAAGGTGTGGGCTATGGCGAAGAATAAGGCAACAACATATGAAGAAGTTGTGAAAAAGTTCCATTCCATGCCTTTAACCAAGTTTGAAATACAGGAGGGGTTAGAGCGAGAATGGTTTTCTACAGCAGTAGCTGATTACGAGCTGAATATCGGTTGTGACTTGGAATATAACGAGAAAAAAGAAAAATTCTCAAAGAAACTTGACAGGAGTGTTGTGCGTACTCTTGCACAAATGATTTATGTGTCATATCTGCAAAGGGAACTTAGCAGAGTTATGGCATTAAATGGTATTTATGCAAAAGATGTTCAAGTGACAGGGCAAGATGCAACGAAGCGTGTAACAAAGCAAGAACTTGATGATCAGATTGCTCTTGTAGAAAGGTTGCTTCACCGTCAAAAAGAACCCGCATATGGATGAGAGGTGATTGTATGTCAGAAGAATCCAGAAACTGGTATCGAATGACACGCCCCTTATTTAATAGTGGTTTTGAGGATGATGAGTTTTGGGCGTATGGACAAGATGGATTTCAAGAGGTTCTTGATTCTTTCATTGGGTGTAATGTTTTGATTTACGACAAAACCATAGTATCTATTCCACAGTCAGTTAGAGCTATTGTTCAGCAAAAGACAAGCGACGTTTATAACAGCACGGTTGTGAGGCAAATTCTTTGCAATATTGGCATTTTGAAATGCGGGCAGTATGTGAAGTATGATAATACACTTTGGATGGTAAGTGCGCTTCCAGACAATAACCGCATTTATGAGAAAGCTGTAATGTGGAAGTGCAAACACACGATTCGACTGTTGTCCCCGTTGACAGGTGAAATTGTGGAATATCCTGTATACAGCACAAACAGCACGCAGTATGGCACGGGCGTTTCAGAAAAGACAAATGTAGATGTTGGTGAAGACCAGCATTTAATTTATCTTCCATATAATGAAGAGACAATTTTGCTGGACGATGGTTTTCGTTTTATTATGGATAAAAACAGGGTTCAGCCGACTGTATATAAGATTACAAGGGTTGATTCTGTTTCTTATGCAGTTGGAGCAGAGCACTATAACGATGGGCTGATTCAATGGGCTGTGTTGGAGGATAAGTTTGATGAAGCAACTGATAGTCGAGAGGAAATGATTGCCGGCTATTATTGTAAGGAATTTGGTGGCACAGAAAACGAAAGTGGTTCAAATGGAACGATTACCTTGACTGACTTAGACGGTGATTATACGATTGCTGCTGGAGAGCAGAAGCAAATCAGAGTATCGTGCATTGATGCTGACGGGAATGCAATTACTTTGTTTTCGTACCGACTGGAATGTAACCTTTTGGATGGAGCTGTTACATTGAGAGATGATACTGCTGGTACAATTACGCTTATAGCTTCTGACAATATTTTGAATATTGGACAACAGGTAGAGATTCGAGCTATTAGTGATGAATTAAACAGTGAGGCTACAATCAAAATTCAAATCGTGAACTGGTAGGGGAGGTGATACGTATGCCGCATTTTGATGCAATCATTCGGCAAAAGAGTCTTTTGAGGAAAAAGCTGTTACAAAGTCAATCAGTAGTAAATTTGCTTTGTAATACAGGAAACAATGTGGTTGATTTTGAAAATATAAAAACGGGAAGCAAAAGCCCTGCGGCATCACTTATCAAAACCCATTTTTACGTCCCTGGCACACAACAGGTAGATAAAAACTTTATCACGATGAGAAGTCGTGTGGTATATACCGACTCGAATGTGGTGAAGGAGACAGCAATTACTGTCTATATCATCTGTAACGAACATCAAATTGACTTGCTGCAAGGTTCGAGAGCTGACCTGTTGGCAGATGAGGTGGATCGTATTTTGAATAACGGGGAAGAGCCTTTGTTTGGGCTGGGTGGGATTGCATTGAGTACGGCTGATGAGGTTCAATTTAATGATGGGTTTTCTGGCTGGCAAATCCCGTATATCACTCACGAAAGAAATAGGAGTGCAGACTTGTTATGATTGACGATCTGGTTGCACTGACTGGTGATGTGTATAAGATCACGCCGAAAATCGAGGTTAGAAACCCAACTTTACGAGAAATTCACAAATATGGAGAGCAGCAGTATTTTGGACTTGCACAGACGATTTGCGCAACACCTGCTGATCGTAAGGTAGAAATTTGGGACGCTATGGGTGTTTATTGGGATACAGTAGACGAATACGAACTTTTTGTGTCTACATTCAAGGCAATCCAACAACGCGACACGAAGATACTGTTTGGCGATTTGGATATAGCGTCATTCCAGCCTATGATTTCAAAAAACCTCAATGATTTTGTGCTTGTGAACAAAGATGGCACTGTTATTGATCGAGCGGTTTATAAACTGCTAACCGACTATTTACGGCACATCCATATGTTCAAAAAGAATGTGGTAAAACCGTATGACGATTATACCAGAGATATTATGATTGAGGCTGACCGTGATGATCGAGAAGACGCTGCAAATAAGCCGTTTGTATCTATGCTGAAACCGCTGGTTTCTTCTTTGACTAATATGCCAGGATCTCAATTTCGCTGGGATACCGTTTGGGATGCGCCGATTGGTGTTTTTATGGACGGTTTGACACGTATGCAGAAGCGCGATCATTATTATTTCACAATGCTTGGAATTTATAGTGGTTGTGTTGATGCGAAAAAGATAAATAAGAAAGAGCTTGATTGGATGTCTGAGTGACGTTCAATGGCAACAAGGAAAGGATGGTTTATTATGGCTGAAACTTTTGATATCAAGAGCGCTGTCATTAACAGATTCCTCCGTCTGACAGAGGTTGATCTGGAATCTGGTATGGTGAACTGGGTGCTTCGTAACATTGAAAGCCCGCAGGCCGAGTTTACTGGTGAGTCTGTGGATAAGACTGACGAGCGTGGCATCCTGATTTCCCGCTTTGATACCGCAAAGGGCTTTACTCTGTCCGGTGAGAGTTCCAAGCTGGAGCTTGGCCTGATGGCGTCTCAGTTGGGTACTGAGGTGCAGGTCGCAACCGCAGATAAGAAAATCAAAGGTGAGGATTTCGAGGTTATTACCATTGTGGACGATGGCACCGACAAGAAAGCTACCATGGCTTATACTCCACTGGTGACGCCTACTGTTGTTTACGCTATCAATAAAGATAAGTCTTTGGGTGATCCCATTGAGGTGGGCACCGAAGATGGAAATGCTCAGATTACCGGCAATGTCATTACTATGCCTGCTTCTTACGCTGGCACCCGCGTTGGTGTTCTGTACCAGTATGAGACTGATGAGGCTGTACGTGTAACTGACAGTTCTGAGACTTTCAATAAGAACGCTAAGTACATTGCCAAGATTCTGGCAGAGGATGTGTGTGGTATTACTGCGGCAATCACCATTGTGATTTCCAAGGGTAAGTTGGACAACAACTTCAGCCTGAATTTGACCACCGAGGGGACTCACCCATTCAGCATTTCTGCCATGAAGGATTACTGCTCCGAGGAGGAAGAGCTTTGCTATATTCTCGTCGGCAAGGCAGTTGGCGTGGGCGTGTAAGCAATGAAGCGTCTGTGTAAGGTGTGCGGTGCAGAGTACGAGTATTGCTATTCCTGTGAAAAGGTTCATAGCTGGCGTGCTCTCACCGACACGGCAGATCATTACTATATCCTTGGCGTGCTGATGGAGTATCAGAGTGACCATGATGCTCGAAAGGCGTATGATGCGCTATGCAAGCGTGGGATAGATATTCGGGAAACAAGTGGTTATATCCCAAGCGTTCAGAAACTTCTTGATGAAATCAACGCTTCAGTAGCCGGCAAAAGTCGGGCAAAAAAGTTGGTTTCTAAGAAGAAACCGAGTTCTGGAGAGTTGACGGATATCCAACTTCCAGATAATGATGAAGATGGTAAAGAAGATGGCTGAAGAAGAGGGCTAAAAAGAAAAAGGAGGGCTGATGCCCTCCTTTTTTCGCTTTTGGAGGTGACAGCGGTGAATATCCTGGCCGTTGACCAGGCCAGACACGGTGCTTGGGCCGTTTTTGATTATGAGAAAAAGGCTCTGCTCGATTATGGTACATGGAGTTATGATAATAAAAACTATACATTTGAACAGGCAATTTTGCACATTGAAGCGTTGATAGGTGAAGTAATATATACGCATAACATCAGTGCTGTTTTCTTCGAGGACATTCAGCTAAGAAAAAATGTTCAATCGTTTAAGAAATTGGCGCAGTTGCAAGGCGTACTCGTTAATTTGTGTGAGAAAAACGAATACCTTTATGGTCTTGTAGCACCAACGCAATGGCAAAATTTCTGCAAAGCAAGAGGGAGAACTACCAAAGAAATCAAGTCGAAAGTAACTGAGATTGACAAAAGTGAAAAGACATCTTCTAAGGTTCTTTCTATGCAATTTGTAAAAGATAACTTTGGAATTGAAACTGAGAATGATAATTTATCTGATGCGATTTGCATTGGTCATTTCGTTGTGAATAAGCTAACTATTTCAAAAGGAGAAAAGATATGAGTACAAATATGAAGAATGGCGTCAAATGCGAGTTTGAGGATGAATTTCAAGATGTTCAGGCTCTGATGGATGATTTGCTGCCAGATCCATCGTTGCTTGAATTTTATCGACGGTTGAAAAAGCGGGAAATTCTTTGGAATGATCTGATTGATGATACCACTATTGATATTGCACTCTACATTAGGAAATGGAATGAAGAGGATAAGGGTGTCGTTATCGAAAAGCGCAGTCCCATTAAAATCTTTATCAATTCTGATGGCGGTAGTGCGGATACGGTACTTCATATCATCGACATGATTAAACTCTCAAAGACTCCTGTTTATACCATTGGAATGGGGCGGGTGTATAGTGCTGGTGGCCTATTACTTATGGCTGGTCATAAACGGTTTATCTTTCCGCATACCAGTTGTTTGATTCACGATGGATCTTCTGGCACAATCGGTAGCATCGGCAAAATGCTGGACAATCTTGAATTTACAAAAGAGTTGGAAAAACGGATGAAAGAGTACATTCTGTCCAGCACTCGAATTACGGAGGAAGTGTATGATCGGAACTACAGAAGGGATTGGTTTATGTTCAGCGAGGAAATGATTCAGCTTGGCATTGCCGATGAAATTGTAACCGATATTGATACTATTCTTTAAGGAGTGAAAAATATGGCACGGAATAATACAGGTACAGATATTTATGATGTTCCAATAACTCTCTCTAAGCATCCGTTTTATGGCTTGCAACTGGACGAACAGCAACAGGCGTTTCGAGACGCAATCTGGAATAAGGATAAGCTGATTGTATTCTGTAACGCAAAAGCTGGAACGGGTAAGACCTTGATTGCTACAGCTACAGCAAATCTTCTTTATGAGTATGGTAGAAGTAATGGCATTGTTTATATTGCCTCTCCTACTCAGGAGCAAAAGCAGGGGTATTTGAAAGGGACTATCGAAGAGAAGTCTGAACCGTATTTTGAGCCGTTTTATGAGGCATTAACAAAAATTGGAGTAAATCGTAACACTGCGTTCCATGATGGTGCGGTCAACGAGAAATACCAAAGTGCCTATATCGAGTGTCTGACGCACACATTTCTTCGTGGTACAAATTTTGAGAACAAGGTCGTAATCATTGATGAAGCGCAGAATTTCTATTTTGACGAGTTAAAGAAAGTGCTGACCAGAGTTCACGATAGTTGCAAAATTATTGTGATTGGTCACGACGGACAGAATGACTTGCTTTCAAACCCAGAGAGATCTGGGTTTGTTCCATATATGGAGTGGTTTGACGGTGATGAGCGTACCGCTGTTTGCCACTTAGAGAAAAACTATCGCGGTTGGATTAGCCAGCACGCAGATGACCTAACTTATGGGTTCGCTATGAAAATGAAATGAATTTGGAGGAACACGATAATGAAGAAAATCGCTGTGAACACCATTAAGACCTTTTTGAAGGAGCGGAAAGCCGCTAATATCACAGATGTATCGTTTCCGGTTGGAGATAGCTCCTTTGATGTTGAAATCAAAACTTCACTGACAGTGGCTGAAAAGACTACATTTATCAATCGGCTGCTATCTGGCTGTTTTGATGTGGCGGGTAATTTCCGTCCAGAATATGTGACGCCTATGCTACGGGCCACTATTCTTCAAATGTGTACCAACGTCCCTATTATGACTCTCAAAAACGAGCAGAGTGAGGACGGCGGCAGTTTGATGGATATTGAGGCTATGAACGCCCTGTATGTAGCAATGGATCTTGACAGCCTGGAAAACGGCGAGTATCAAGCTATGATGGGTGAACTTGTGCATTTGTGCAATTTAGCGATTGACTGGAAGAAGAGCTGTATTATTAGCGCCAGCACTTTGGACAGTTCTCTGCGTGGTTTGATTGAAACACTGAATGCCAAGGTAGAGAGCGTTGATGCAAGCAATCTGATGGAATTTGCTGGGCAGTTGTCCGAAGTGACAAAAGGTTTGGACGAGGGCGGAATTTTGAAAGGACTGCTCCAGTTGTACGAAAGCAAGAAAAATTGACTTTAAGGAGATGGCGGCATGGGAATGACCATTCGTGAAGCTCTGGCAGTAGCAAATAAGAATTTGATGCAGAAAGTTGATAATGCCATGAGTAATGAGGTTTTCAAAGAAGTGCAGGACGAAGAAGCCGCTACAATTTATGAAGTCGTTTATAAAGTCTACACCCCTCGTATGTATCGTAGACGTGGTGAGTATGGTGGGCTTGGTGATCCATACAATATTGAGATTGTGGGAGGAAGTGCCAAGGGTGGGGTTATGGTTGTGGTCAACCTAACTGACCCTAACCCTGGTGGATGTGTAAGCGAGTCCCTTGTTACAACGGGAAAGAATCTGCCTGAACTTGTGGAATATGGTGACGGGTATAAATTTTATCAATATGACTTTCCAAAACGTGGGGAGGGCGGCTTTGGGGGGGGGCCCCCTTTTTTTTACTCCAATGCAAAACTCCAAAAAAAA